ACGTTGAAGTGCCCGCGCAGAGGCTTTGTTTCTGCGAGCGTTCTGGATTCGAGCAGCTGGGCGGACAGATCTTCGTTGAAGTGCCCGCGCAGAGGCTTTGTTTCTGCGAGCGCGGTGGGTATCGGCATGGTCAGATACCCTCCTCTTGTTGAAGTGCCCGCGCAGAGGCGTTGTTTCTGCGAGGCAGGGAGCCCAGCGACCTCAGAACGAGGTCCAAGGTTGAAGTGCCAGCGCAGAGGCGTTGTTTCTGCGAGCTGGTCGTGACGGGGCCTCTGGTCGAGGTGCCCGAGTTGAAGTGCCAGCGCAGAGGCGTTGTTTCTGCGAGATTTAGTTCTGTATTAGACACGGTGATTTCACCGTGTTGAAGTGCCAGCGCAGAGGCGTTGTTTCTGCGAGAGCAGCGTCCGATGCCGAGGTCGCCACCAGCAAGCGACGTCGAATTGCCAGCGCAGAGGCGTTGTTTCTGCGAGCTAGCATGTCCAGGCCGTCCATCCGCTGGGACAGCCGGTCGAAGTGCCCGCGCAGAGGCTTGATATCTGCGAGATCCACGCATTTTGGGCGTGGCTTTACCATTTCTTGTCGAAGTGCCCGCGCAGCGGCTTTGTGTCTGCGATCGCACGCCGAAGCCGTGTTGAACATCATGTTGGCCCAGTGGCTATCCTTGGCTTTTTCCAGCCAATCGACCATAATCCCAGCCTAGTACGGCACTTCGCCCAGAAGCCCGTTGGAGTCGCCAGCGGGCTGTTAGGCGTGCGGTGGCTCCCTGGAGCACCGCATGGCCATCAATATTGCCGCCCTCTTTGTCAAACTCGGTAAATTCGCCTACGCCGGCAGTACCATCGTGGCGGCCCTCGGTTCGACCATCGAGGACGAGGTCGAAGACGCGATCCAGGCCCTTGGCGGCTCGGATCCGCTCGAATACGAGGCCGTCCGCACCGGCATCGTGCCCGCCCTGCGTGGTTTCCAGGCCGGCGGGCAAGGCGCGCTGGCTGGCTGTGTGGCGCTCCCCTGCCAGCGACTCGTGGTGCAAGTTGTCCACGATGACACCCCGCAGCCCACCCAGTCCGTCTTGCTGGCCGTCCGGGAACTGATCTCCCAAATGGAAGAGCAGTCTCAGACCCTCGACGCCAGCAGCATCACCACCGCGACCGCGCTGGGCTCGGCCAACGTGGGGACGGGTGTGCTGGTCGTGGCCACCAAACGCGCCGATGGCCGCCACAACGAATTGGCCTTCACGGAAACCTTTGCCGGCACGTTTTCGGCATCGACGGCCGATGGATCAGCCATCATGACACTGCGCGGACAGCCCGCCATCGGAGTCCTGGAGTACAACTGGCCCGGTGGGTCTGGGCAATCCGTGACCGTGACCAGCCAGACCGCCAGCGGCACCAACGCCGTCACCAATGGAGGCTTTGAAACGGCCGACACCAATGACAGCAATCTGCCGCAGGGCTGGGTGGTGTCGGCCGGTATCGTGGGCACCACGGTGCAACTGACGCCCGTGGAAACGCAAACGCTCACTGTCTCGGGTACGCCCACCACGGGCACCTACCTGCTGACCTTCACCGATCGCGATGGGCAGTCGCAAACGACGGCGCCGCTGGCCTATAACGCCACGGCTTCGTCCGTGCAATCGGCGCTCCGCACACTGGCCGGCTTGGGTTCCGTGACGGTCACGGCCTCTGGCACCTCACCGAATTACAGCCACCTCGTGACGTTCACCGGCGTCCCGAATCCCGGACTCTTAGCGGTCACCAACAACACCGATGGCTCCCTGGCGGCAGCCGTGACGACCGCCGGCAGCGAATACGTGCTGCGTGGGGCCCGGTCCCTGGAACTGGCCAGCCAGGAAGCGGAACTCACCATTCAGCGGCCGGTGACCCTGACGGCCAGCACCCAGTACGCCATCAATCTGTGGGCGGCGGCCAATGTCACTCCCGCGCGGGGCGTGCTGGCGGTGGAACTGGTGGACGGCATCGGCGGCACGGTGATCCAGGATGACGCCGGCGCGCCCAACGCCGTCTACATGAACGCCACCAGCCTGACCACCTCCTTTCAGGCTTTGGCCAGTCTGGTGTCGGCCGTCAATGAACAGCAAGTGCTGCGGGCAGTGGGCGTGCTCACCGGCGGCACGTTCACCCTGACGTTTAACGGCCAGACCACGGCGGCCATCTCCTGGGATGCCACCGCCGCCGAAGTCCAGACGAAACTCGCAGCTTTGTCCACAATCGGCGCGGGCAATATCGCCGTGACCGGCGGCGACCTGTACGAGGAATTATCCTCTTCGTCGAGCAGCAGTCTGTCTTCACAAAGCTCGTCGAGTTCGTCCAGCAGCTCCAGCGGCAGCTCTCAGAGCGGCGATTCGGGCTCGTCGGGCAGCAGTCAGAGCACGTCCTCCAGCCTGAGCAGCAGTTCCGTCAGCAGTTCTTCCAGTTCGTCACCGTCGTCCAGTAGCAGTTCGTCGACCTCGTCGTCCAGTTCCTCGTCGAGTTCGTCGACGTCGTCGAGTTCGAGCTCCAGCGTCAGCAGTTCTTCCAGTTCGAGCGTCTCGTCGTCGAGCAGCTCCAGTTCGTCGAGCAGTTCGTCGCTGTCGAGCCAATCCAGTTCGTCGAGTTCCAGCGCCAGCAGTCAATCGAGTTCGTCCAGCGAAAGCCTGAGCGAGTCGTCGAGTTCCTCCAGTCTGTCGAGTTCCAGCGTTTCCAGCCTGTCCAGCAGCAGTTCCAGCAGCAGCAGCCTGTCGAGTTCGAGCAGCTCGAGCCTGTCCAGCCAGTCCAGCAGTTCGAGTAGTTCCAGCTCCTCGCGGTCTTCCAGTTCCAGCAGTTCGGCCAGTTCCAGTTCGTCTTCGAGCAGTTCGAGTTCATCCTCCAGCCTGAGCAGTTCCAGTAGTTCCAGTCTGTCCAGCAGCAGTTCCCGTTCCAGCAGTTCCAGTAGTTCGGCGGCGACAGGGACGCCGATCGTGATCACCTTCCAGAATGATCTGGCGGGCCGGGATGTGCCCCAAATCACCGTCAACACCGCCGGGCTGACCAGCGGCAGCGTGGAATGCTTCACGCGGCGGGAAGGCAATAGCGCCTCCGCCTCCTTCCGTACCCCCAGCGTGCTGCCGACGGCCGTGTACCTGCGGATCCGCACGGCGACGCCGATCAGTTCCGGCGCCAAGGTGTACCTGGACGAAGTGTGCCTGGTGCCCATGACGCAGCTTTATGTGGGCGGTCCCAGCGTGGCGCTGTTCACCGGCCGGGTGGGATGGTCGGGAAATGACACCCTGACGCTGACCGTCACCAACAACCGGGCCGGCACCATGCACGAGTGGTGCGATCGGCTGTTCGCCTTGCGGGAAAACGACCTGCTGATGCCCACCACCACGACCGAGAATGAGACCATTTTTGACAGTTTGGTGATCTGATGCGTGAAAGCACGTCCACGCTGGATCTGATCCTGACTCGCGTCATCGACCGCGTCGTCGCGGCCGTGCCCGGCGCTACGCCCCACAATACGTACCTGTCCGCACTGCCGCCCGACAACGAATTGCCGCCCTCGCCGGACCAGTTCGTGTTTGAGGTGGCGCCGGGCGATCACTGGACCTTCGATCAAGGTCATATCACCGGCGCCGGCCGCAACGCGCTCAATACCCGTGGCCTCGTTATGGTGGCCATCCATTCGACCGTCCAGGCCGACAAGTTCGGCCACAATCTGAAGTTCCTCACGGACCAGAGTCGGGGCATCATCAAGCGTGTGACCAACGTACTGGGCGCGCTATCCGATCACGAATTGCTCGATAAGTCTGGCAATGAACTGCTATCGGAGCCGATGCGCCCCACGCAGATGAGCATTCCGCCCAAGTCAGACCGGGCCCGCGGGTACATCACGCTGGCTTTCGAGGTGATCTTCGATTGGGTGGTGACACCGGAGGAAGCACCGACCGAAGATGAAGACAGTAGCTTCGAGTCGAGCATTTCCAGCAGTTCCAGTTCGTCGCTGTCCTCGTCCAGTTCGTCGTCGCTGTCGAGCCTCTCCTCGTCGTCGCTGTCGTCGTCAAGTAGTTCCTCCAGCCAGTCTTCCTTGAGTTCGTCGAGCAGCAGTTCGTCTCGCAGTAGCTCGTCGAGTAGCAGTTCGTCGAGTTCGGTCTCCAGCCTCAGCAGCCCGTCGAGTAGTTCCTCTAGCAGTCGCTCCAGTTCGCTGTCCAGCAGTTCCAGCCCGTCGGTGTCGGAATCCAGCCGGTCTTCGTCGAGCCTGTCGTCATCGAGCAGCAGTAGTTTGTCGAGTAGTTCGCTGTCCGCTTCGAGCCTGAGTTCATCTTCGAGCAGCAGCCTGAGTTCGTCGTCGAGTTCGAGTATCTCCAGTTCGCTGAGCAGTTCGTCGAGTGCTTCCAGCCAGTCCAGCTCGTCCTCGTCCTCGTCCAGTCTGAGTTCGTCCTCTTCCTCGGGTGGTTCGTACCTGCTGAACGACGAGTTCACGACGACCGAATCCGGACCCATTGCCTCGCCGCGCACGTGCGAACCGGGGCCGGATACGCTGGTGGCGGTCCAGACCGCTGGCAACATATCAATTTCTGGCAGCAAACTTGTACTGCCGGCCGGCAATCTCAGTTGGACCACCTCCGGCGTGTACGGCGGCACCGCGCGGGCACGCAAGGCCGGGCAGGCGCATTTAGGCGCCATTACGCTCCAGAGCACCGGCGGCATTGGCATGTTTGGCGTGGTGGACAACACGGGCATCAACACCACCGACTTTACGCTGATGGGCGGCATCGAGTTCCAGGGCTTGCTGGGGGCCGGCTATATCTTCCGCCTCCGCTCCGATGCCGGTCGCGTGCGGATCGGGCAGTACCAATCTGGCGTCACGTACCAATTGGCCAGCATTACCCGCGCGACGGGTGGCTTCCATCTCATTAAGGGAGGCGATTACACCGAGTGGCAAATCCTGCACATGGAAGTCCTCGGGGATGACGACAACCTGCGCATTGCCTTTACCAATTTCAACCTGGCATCCGGCGCGACGCTCGAATATCTGCGTGTGCCCGATGACACGTGGGCGCCGACGCCGATCCTGAGCGATGAATTGAGCAGCGCCACCGTGTCGGATGGTCTGGCGGTCGAAGAACCCGGCGGCAGCGGCATCGCGCGTCAGACCATTCACGGCACTGTATCGACGGACGGCAGTAATATGACCGCCACGCTGGGTACGTCTCCGGCCTATGCCATTACGGTGTACGAGTGCGGCGAAAGCGATGTCGTGGTGGGCGCGAAGATGCGGTCGAAAGTCGGCGAGAACAGCAGCGTTGCGCTGCGCGTGACCGACAAGGACAATATGTGGATCGCGCGACTCAATAACAGCAATACCAAACTGGAATTGGTCGAACGTAACGCGGGCGTGGAAACGGTCCGCGCGGATGTCTCGGAAACGGGCATTGCGGAGGCCGAATGGACGGTCACCGCCTACATGAAGGGCAGTCAGATTTACGTGGATACCGACCACAACGTGTGGTTGAGTTACGATAGCGCCACGTTCAATCAGACCGCCACCAAGCACGGCTTTGTGTTCGAGGGGACAACGAGTATTGCCCGCTCGTTTTACGTGTACCCGATCTGCCCAGACGTCCCCGCGCATTTCGACGACAACGAGGAATCCAGCCAGTCCTCGTCGAGCGTATCCATCTCCAGCGCCTCCAGCGTATCGAGTTCCAGTTCTTCCTCGTCGAGCCAGTCCTCGTCGAGTTCGTCGGTATCCAGCAGTTCGATATCCTCCAGCCAGTCCTCGTCCAGCGTATCCAGTTCCAGCGTGTCGAGCGTGTCGAGTTCCAGTTCTTCCAGCGCCTCCAGCCTGTCGTCGTCATCCAGTTCGTCGGTGTCCAGCGCGTCCAGTTCTTCGATTTCGTCGAGCCTGTCCTCCTCCAGTTCGTCTTTGTCCAGTTCCAGTTCCAGTTCGTCGTCATAACCTATGGCCGATCCCGAACTCAGCCTGCATGGCCTGCCTCTGCTGTTCGATCATCGCGAGCAGGCGGCTGGGTTTATCCACCAATTCCAACCGCTCTGCGATCTCGTGCTCCAGGCCACGGCGATCCAGGCCACCAACAGCAAGGATTCCACGGTCGGCCCGGCGCTGATCGGATTGCCCAAGCCCAACTATCCCGCCCCGCCGCCTCTGCGGCTGAACGAGTTGTACTGGCCCACCGGGGCAGCCCGCTGGGCGCGGGGCCTGTTTTTGGCCAGCAAGACCGTGGCGGACGCCTTACCGAAGGGCGAAGCGGTCACCTTCAAGGCTGTGGTCGGTGAACAGACGCTCGAGACAGACCTGTTCGTGCTGCCGCCGCATCCGGTGTCCTGCGTGACGGATGCCGAGACGCTGTGGCTGATCCCTGTCGTCGATGAACGCTACTGGTGGCAGCTCCGCAATGTGGGCACCATCGGAAAGCCGGACCTGACGACATGGGAGACCCTGTACGCCAGCCTCGCGGAGCGGCTGGGAATCGAACTGACAGTCGACGAGATTCACGCCGATTACCTCTATCCCGATCCCGAGGAATTCACCCGTCGCTACGACAATGCCGCCACGCTGCTGGATGCCGTGGCGCACAGCGTAGGTCAGCGGATCGTACGGCAATTCAACGGCGACTACCGCGCCATCGGCTGGAACGATTCCGCCGGCGAGCTCGAATCCAATCTGGCCGACCGCACACCCTGGCAGCAAATTGCCGGCGACCCCTACGACCACGAACCGATCCCCGAGACGGTAACCGTCGCGTTCCCGCGGTTATCCTGCGGCGTGCCCGATTGTACGCGACGGTTTTACGCGATCACGGTAGGGCATGAGTACGATACCGAGTCCGTCGCCGGCGCCACCAAGACGATCCATTCCACGGCCTGGGCGCTCTTTAATCATCAAGGCAACCTGACGAACCTAGCCGAACTGGAGTCGCTGGCCGATCGCATCGCCAGCGATTATTACGCGGGCCTCGAGCGCTCGTACGACTACACGTTTGCCGGCCTCAAAGAGTGGTTCTTCACTGCCTACGACGATCACGCCCTGATTACATTCGGCGCGGAAACGAAATTGGGGCCAGAGGCCAGCACGCACGTCTACCCGGTGGGGGGCGACGAATTCCAGGCAGATACGTCGCTCGACACCGAATATAGCCGCGTCTACACCACGCGGATTCAGTCCCCGCCGCTCAATTTTGGCGTGGATCAAATGCTCCAGCAGGGGCAGACCTTCCGGCAGCCAGCAGGGGTCTTGGGCTTCCAACTGGCCACCACGCTGGTGCCGGGGGCCACGGCCACGGCCCGGCCGCTGGAGTGGACCGCGGCGGGGTACGCGGCGGATGCGGATTGTCTGGTGACCTTGTCGGATCCGTTCTACCGCAATTTCCTGCTGGCCGGAGAACGCTGCTGGGCGCGGCGCAACTGCGACGGCGGCGAGTGGGAAGTCGTGGGCGAAAATGGCCTGCGTCGCACGGGGCTGGCTTTGGCCACCATTCAGGGCGGCGGCACGGGCAATGTGCTGATCTACGGTGGCCAGCCGGCTGATTTCGGAACGCCCAATTGCACGCGGGTCTCGACGGGTGTCACGGCCATCGCCTGCCACTTGCCCGGCGCGGCGACGGTCAATGCCCAGGATGTGCTCTTCCTGCAGTACCATCCGGACCACTTCAAGTGGTTCATCTACGGCAATAAAGGCGGCGGCACGGTCGCCGGCAATGCGGCGCCACCGATCGCCTTTGGGCGACTCACGGCCGCAGTCTGTCCACAAGATCACGCGACCGTGTGGAGTCCGGTCAAAGATGTCGTTTTGATTGACGGCACGGAACTGGATCCGTCCACGGTCACCGCGCGATTCCGCTTCGGCAATCGGGGCGAAGAGGATGACCGGTGCATTTTGCTGCGGGTGGTCGATCCATCGGACGAAGAATCCAGCATGTCTTCTTCGTCTGGTATGCCGTGCGAAGTGTACATCAACCTCGACATAGCTTACGAATTGTCGCCTAACATTTCAGATGCCATCTTGTCTAAAGTGCGATTGACGGCGGGTGATACGGGCGTTTACAGCGGCAGCGGCACCACGACGAACGGCGGCGCGTTCACGGTGGATCTTAGTATCGAAGATGGCGTGGTGTCCGTCACGCTGGAAATATCCTCGATCAGTCTGCTCGGTTTCGCTAGTACGCCTGCTTGGCCAGCCACGACAGCCACCTGGACGGGCGCCGAGTTTCAGTTCGTGTATTACAGCGAAAATGTGCCGATCCTCGGCGATCCGACGATCGGCACCATGACCCGTGACTACAACCATTTGGAAGTGGACTGCGAAGCAGAACTGTGGGAGTGCGTGTTCGTCGAACACAAGGTGATCTCGCCCTACGTGCGGATCTACTACGATCAGCAGTCGAAGAAACTGAAGGGCGTGAAGCGCAAAATCGCCGTCATGTACTGCTCCGACGAATTCACCGAGGATATCTGGCAAGGCACCGACCAGTGCCCGGAGGAATAGCGTGGCCTGGACGGTAACCGGCGGAGTGATGACCACGAGCGACCCGGACGCGCTCTTGTTCCACGGCAAACAGCATGCGACGCCGTACGTCGTCACGGTCCGCGTCAAAGGGAATGCGGCGGGTGATCAACTGCGCGTCTTGCTCGGCGTGAATGCCGCCCGGACGTCGTATCTGTACGTGCAAATCACCTTGGCCAGTGACGGTAACGGCGAATTAAAACTGTCGGCGCACGATGGCAGCGTCGAAACTACCGTGCCGACCACGGTGCCCGGCCTGTATCCCGGCATGTGGCACACCATCCGCGCTTGCCTGAATTTCACGAACGGAGGGCTGCTGGTCGGCATCGTCACCACGGCGGGCGGCGTGCGCCGCTCCACTTCGTTGCCGGTGCCGGATGCTTTCAATGAAGACGGCGTGGGATTGGGCACGGGCGACCTGACCACCGAGGCCAGTTTTGATAGTTTCCTGTGGCAGCGAGAGCAAGGCACCAACGATCCGGACTGCCCGCCATGCACGACGAATTGCGTGTGGGGCACCCTGGAGTGCTCGGGCAGTCTCGTGGCGGCGGATTGGCAAATCGTGGCGGGCGCCTGGTCGTGCGGCACTACCAACAGCGACAGCGCCACGCTGCTGTTTTTGCCCACCCAGCCCGATGAGATCCACCATCATCGAGTGCATGGCCTGATCTCCAGCACCCAAGACGGCGCCGAAGCCATCTTTTACGTCCGGTACAAGGATGCCAGTACGTATCTGGCTGGCCGAGCCACCTTCGATGGGGACTGCGGCAAACTGGAAATCCTCCAGAATGGCACTGTGCTGGATTTCCTGAACGTCGGGCCGCTCACGTCGCTGGAAAATCCAGGCGACGGGACGAATCGCCTGCACCCGCAGCATTTCCTGTGTGTGGCCTACGACGGCACCTATCTCAGCGCTCACCTGGGGCCCGGCGGCGGACAGTCGCAATCCCTGAGCGATCAATACGGCTGGATCTACCGCCACTTGCGGGCCGCCGTGACGCCCGATCCCGACGGACTACGCGTAGCCATCGGCACCGGCAGCAATCCCGGTGCGGTCACGTTCGAGGACGTGTTCGTATCCACGCCGTTCAGTTTGCAGCATCCCTACTGCGACACCTGCTTTACCTGCGTGCTGACCGCGGGCGGCAATCCGGACATTCCCAACCAGTGCGAGTTCGTCTATAGCGGCATGGTGCGCCAGACTAACAGTTCCCCACACGGCGCGTGGGGACTGATCCTTTCCACGGCCGGCAGTTACGCCGCGTACAAAGGCAATATCGGCGTCACGGACGCCTATGTCGTCGTGACCTTCGTGGGCACGGCATCGGGACAAGTCCTGCGTGTGTTTCCCAACAACGACGGTGATTTGACGGGCCCGTGGGCTGAAATCGAAATCAAGAACTCGCCCGCCGAAACGCATCTGCGATTGAGTACCGGCGCGGAAGTGACCACGGCCACCACCATTCAGCCCGGCGAGCGGCATCACCTGATTATCTGCCTGAACGGCGCCTCTTTGACCGCCATGCTTAACCACGGCACGGCGCCCGAGATAGGCGATGAGTCTTTGGAACAGCCCGGCGATGCAGTGGTGTTCGATACGATCACGCCGGCCACGGGGCACCATGTCACGTTCGCGTTACTGGGCGCCAGTGGCGACCTGAGCGTGTTATCGCCCTATTACGCGCGGGGTAATGTGCCCAAGCATGCGGGAGTGTCGACGTGGCCTCTGGTCTGCGGCCGCTGTTCGCTGGAATGCTCCTGCTGCGAGAACGGCGCGTTTCCTTCTGATCTGCTGATCGAGATTCCAAATATCGAAACCACCGGGTACATCGGTGGCAACGACCTCAGCGATAGCCGACCGGGTGTGCCGGATACGGTCATCGCCTGCGGTGTGCAGTCCGTGTCGTATCCGTCACTGGACGTGTCGCGGATGTGTACCGAGATTCCTGGCGGCTACGTCCTGTCGTGGAATGGCGACTGCGCCTATCTCTATCAGGCGCCGCGACGCATCTGGCAAATCAACGACGAACCGCCCGGCCAGGGCGACGATACGTGGGCCTGCTGGGATATGACGCTGGAGGCGTTTATCTGCTGCGCGCCGACGACGGGTGGCGTGCAATCCACGTGTGCGGAGCTGGCGCGGCTGCTGGGTACGCCGGCAGGACAGTTCCGGCTTGTAGTGCGGGTGCATGTCGAAACGCGCGTTGACAGCCCTCCGCCCGGGACGCCGCCCTGCGCTCCGACGGTGGCGGGCGAGTTCACGAATGTGGCCCTGGTCGCCGTGCATGATTCGCTGTACTACAGTGAGCCCATGCCCTTTGGCACGTCTTGTTCTTTCCAGGATCTGGTACTGACGCCGCTGGCCTTTAACGAACCCAACTGCAACGCGTGCGGCATTCCCGTGGTCGGCACCAATGGCCTGCCGTCCGGCTGGAGCAGTAACTACCCCATCTTTGCCACGTCGGTGAGCGTATGATGTGCGTCCCGATCAAGGTGGGGGAAACGGCCCGCGGCGTGATCTACCGCTGCGGGGCCTGTGGCTTCACGTTTCCGCCGGTGCGCGTCGCACGCTTGGAACGGTATTGTCCGGCCAGTGGCGTCGACGTGCCACCGCTGACCACTCGCGGGGAATTGCTCCTGTCGGCCAGTCAGCGCTGGCTGCTGGCAGGCAAGCCCGAGCGGTCGGATGCCGAGGTGCTGCGGATCGCGACGGAGTGCTGTCAGCCCTGCCGCTACTTCCGTAACGGGGCCTGCGGGCTGTGCGGCTGTCCCTGCCGGACGCCAGCCGAAGAATCGGCCGATCCGGCGACGCTGATCGTGGGACGAGCCCTGCGGAATAAGATCCGCATGCAGACAGAGGATTGCCCCCTGCTGTGCGCGCGGTGCAGTCAATCACGGTGGCGGCATCTGGATGGCACGTGCGAGTTCCAGGAGCCCGGGCGATGACAGACAGTGTTGTCGTACGCAACGGGATGCCGCTGGTGGTGGACGGCAAGTTCGTGGTCAACCCGAACTGCTGCTGCTGCGTGATCGCGCGCGACGAGTTCGAGCGGGACAGCATCGGTTCCTGGGAAGAGGAACTTAACAGCGATTCGTCGATTTCCAGCCTGTCGAGTCTGAGTTCGACCAGTTCGTCGAGCAGCAGCGTGAGTTCAGTAAGTTCGTCTTCGAGTTCACTGAGCAGCGTCAGCAGCAGCTCGTCATCCCAGTCGCTAAGCACGTCCTCTAGCACGTCCAGCAGTTCTATCTCGTCGTCGAGTAGTTCCAGCCTCAGCAGCCAGTCTTCCTCCTCGTCGTCTAGCCTGTCGAGCCAGAGCAGTAGTTCGAGCTCGTCGAGCGTGTCGAGTTCCAGCCTGTCGTCGTCGTCGAGTAGTTCGCTCTCCAGCCTATCGAGCAGCTCCAGTTCGAGCCTGTCGAGCCAAAGCAGCTCGTCAGTCAGCAGTCAATCGAGTTCCAGCAGCCAATCCGTCTCGTCGTTGTCGAGTTCGTCGAGTCAAAGTAGTTCGAGCCTGTCCAGTCAGAGCAGCAGTTCTTCTTCGTCCTCGTCCAGCCTGTCTTCGTCGTCGAGCTCCAGCCTGAGTTCCCTCAGCAGTTCATCGAGTTCGTCCCTGTCCTCGTTGTCTTCGTCCAGCAGCAGCAGCCTGAGTTCGCAAAGCAGCTCGTCGAGTAGTTCGCTGTCGAGTTTGTCTTCCAGTTCTTCTTCGAGCCTGTCGAGTCAAAGCAGTTCGTCGGTCAGTAGCCAATCCAGTTCGAGCAGCCAATCGGTATCGTCTCTGTCAAGTCTGTCCAGCCTGAGCAGCCTGTCGAGTCAGAGCAGTTCGTCCTCGGTGTCGTCCGTCTCGTCGTCCTCCAGTAGCAGCCTCAGTTCCCAAAGCAGTTCTTCCCTGTCGAGTCTGTCCAGTTCGTCCAGTAGTTCCCTGTCGAGCCTGTCTTCCTCTTCGTCCTCGTCGCTGTCCAGCTTGTCGAGTTCTTCGAGTTCATCGCTGTCGAGTATCTCCAGTTCGTCGAGCTCCTCGCTGTCCAGCCTATCCTCTAGCTCCTCGTCGAGCCTGTCGAGTTTGTCGAGCAGTTCGCAATCCTCGTCCTCTTTCAGCAGCAGCACGTCCAGTTCGTCAAGCAGCAGCGTTTCCTCCTCCAGTAGCAGCAGTTTGTCGTCCCAGAGTTCGTCGAGCAGTTCCAGTCTGTCGTCGAGTTCTTCCTCGTCTCTCAGCAGCCTGTCGAGTCTATCGAGCCTGTCCAGTCAATCGAGTTCCAGCAGTTCCAGCCTGTCGAGTAGTTCCAGTTCGAGCCAGAGCAGTTCGAGTTCCAGTTCCCAGAGCCAGGCGTTTCCGTGCTGCACGGCGGTGGCGGACGAATTGTCCTTTAACGTCAGCACCATGGCCGACGATGGGGGCGTGTCGTCCACCTACGACGATTGCTGCGTCTCGATTAACGGCGATTGGGTACTGCCGTTGATTAGCCTGACGGCAACCGTGGCCCAGTACGAGGAAACCTTCGAGAATTTCTGCGATGGGCTCGACCTGTACGTGTTTGCGGAAATCCGCTTGGGCGAAGAGGAAACTTGCGAGTTTGACGTGACGTTCTACGTCATGGATGGCGCCACGGAGATTACGCGGGTGGGCTATTCGGCTTCGCTGTCGCCCAATACGAACTGCGCCGCCTTCAGTAACTTCACGCTGCCCTTCAATCAGTTTTCGTCCAGTGTCTCCATGACGTGCGCTGAACCCACTGCGGATTGCCTTGTGACGGCCGTCTAGTTATATTCGCCCCATCGAGCACCTCGACCAGAGGCCTCAGTCCTGCGAGACTGAGGCTGCGCTCGACGGGCTGAGGCGACAAGGATCTGTCGCCTGTGTCAGCCGTCTTTTGCGCGTTCACGCCCCTCGATCCGGTCAAGCCGTGGCGGCTGGCCTGCTCCCAGTGCGGGAAGCAAACGCCGCCGCTGGAGTGCGATCCGGAGTCGTTTCAACGCGTCTGTCGTGGCCGGCAACAGTCCCCGAAAGCTCACGGGGCTGGCTGCCATCTGTTGGCGCTGACGACCTTCCTCGGCGTGCGGCATCCGCCCCGCTGCAAGTGCAAACGACTGGCCCGCTGGATGGACCGTATTGGCCCGGCCGGCTGCCGGCAGCACTTTGGCCATATCGTGGACAAGATCCAGGCCAATCAACGCCTGTGGGGCTGGCAGGATTTTATCGCCAGCGTGTCCTCGGCGGCCTGGAAAGCGCTCAAGAGCGGGGTCGCGTTTCATATCAATCCGCTGGACCCGATTCCGGGCCTCGTGGAAATGGCTCTCCAGCGGGCCGAGCGGGGCGATCCGCTGATCGGCGAAGTGACGCCGGTCGCCCAGGCGAGCCAGCCCTCCAACGCCTGCGTGTACCTGGGTGGCGAGGTGAACAAGCCGGACCCGTGGGGCAAAAAACTACGGCAATGCTATTTACTGGGCGAGTGCATGCTGACGCAGGCCACGGGCGAGATCCCGGCCTGCGATACCTGCCGCCATAAGCTGACGATTGACCGCCCCGAGTTCGCCACGACGTGGCAGGATACCTTGGCCGTCTATGACCGCCGAGGCCGGACGACCGATGGCCTGCGGGACGTGCTGGCGGGCCGCAGTATCTTCCTGGCTGGCGGCGGTCCGAGCGCCAATGAATTGCCCCTGGAGCGGCTCGGCCGGCGGGGCTGCTGGACGATGTGCATCAACAACATGGCCGGTCATGCGCGGTTTCGGCCGCAGGCCATGGTCTGCACCGATCCGCCCGAGAAGTTTTCCGATGCGATCTGGCGCGACCCGCAAATCCTGAAGTTCGTGCCCACTCCGAAACTGGTGGACCCGAACCGCGGCAAATTGCGGACGCAGGACGAGGAGGGGAAATGTGTGCCTCTCCTGGTGAACGGCCAGCACCTGACGACGCAGGATTGCCCGGCCGTGTGGGGCGTCAAACGCCGCGAGTGGATCGCGATCGACGATACGTTCTTCCTGGACGACGCCGCGTGCAACGGCCAGTACAAGGCCGGGGTGGAAAAGACGCAGGAGCCGCGCACGATTTGCACGCTGCTGTTTGCGATGCGGATTGCCCGGTATCTGGGCGCCCGGGAAGTGTTCTTGCTGGGCGTGGATTTTCACATGGACGCCGCGCGAGGCGTGACTGGCAACTACGCGTTTGGACAGGATCGCACCTTGGACGCCTGCGCCTCGAACAATAACCAGTACGCGGTGGTGAACGACTGGCTATGTCGTTTGCAAAGTGCAGGGGTGTTTGCACGATTTGGGATTTCGTTCTATAACTGCAACCCTCATTCGTCGCTGAGGGCTTTTCCGCATGTTCCATTCGAGATGGCCCTGGAGCGGGTGTGTGACGGTGTGGAAGAACAGCCGCGGCTAGCGGGCTGGTATGAGAAAGAGAAGAAGAGGAAAGCATGACGGTGCCCTGGGAAGCAAAAGCGTGGGGGCGCGTGTGGCACTTTCGCCAGGACATACGCGTGCTGGGCGACCTGCTGGAAGTCCAGGCTGGCCATCGCTCCTCGTGGCACAAGCATACGGCGATGGACAATCACTTCGCCGTACTGTCTGGCGCCGTGGTCATCGAGCAAGTGGACCCGATCACGCAGCACTTAAAAGTGACGGTGTTGCGTGCCAGCCAATCGCTGCTGGTCGCGGCATGCGTGTTTCATCGGTTTCGCGTGATCGAGAGCGGCACGCTGATCGAGACCTACACGCCTGCCGCGCCGAGAAGCACGGACATCGTGCGCTTCGACCAAGGCGGACAAGACGACGTGGATCAGTTGCGTCGCTTTGTGGATCGTACCACCTGAAGGAAGGGCGGGGGCCAAAATGAACCCCCGCTACCCACGGATCGTAAGTGCCAAGATGACAGGATGTTATGAATCATTCCCTCGCAGAGGATTGGTGTCTGCGAGCCGGGCAGGCTGCCCGCGCAGAGGCATGGTGTCTGCGAGACAAAGGTCGCGATTTGAAGTGCCCGCGCAGGGGCGTGATATCTGCGAGCCTATGCCGTCGGCGTGGTGTTTGGAAGATCGCCCGCGCGGTGGCGTGGTGTCCGCGAGGGCGGCGGGCAGCGATGCCAGCGCAGGGGCGTCGTACCTGCGAGAGCGTCGTGCGCGGGACGTCGCGTCAAGTGCCTGCGCAGAGGCGTTGTACCTGCGAACGTGGCAGTGCCGCAGTGCCTGCGCAGAGGCGTTGTACCTGCGAGCATGAAGCGAGGCACAATGATTCCTGAATACACCATCGTCCTCGGACTGGACGCCTATCACCTGGAACAACTCGAGGTGACGTGGCCGACCATCGTGAAGCACAAGCCGAGCACGGCTCGGGTCCGCAAGGTGGTGTTTTACGATGGCGCCCAGGACATGGAAGACCGCATCGACCGGCTGTTGCATAGCCCCGAGGTGGTCGTACCCTGGCCGGACAGGGCCATCGACTACGGCCAGGGCAGCACGAAGTGGGACTCGCCGCAGCGGCATAAGATGCTGGCGGGCTTCTTATACACGGCCGCGAAACATGTCACGACACCGTATTGGCTCAAGATCGACACGGACGCCGTGGCGACGGGCCAGGACGACTGGATTCGCGAGGAGTGGTTCGAGGGTTGTCCGGATGTGATTGGACCGCCATGGAACTACACCAAGCCCGCCACGCAAATGGCGACGCTGGATCGCTGGGCGGAGCGGCATCGGCTGTTCTCGACGCCGCCGCTGGGATTGGAGCCCGCGCCAGGCGCCACGCTGCTCAAGCATGAACGCGTGGCAGGGTGGTGCAATTTCTTCGCGACCGACATGACCCGGTGGTGTGCCGAGAAGTGCGCCGACACGGTGGGGTACGGCCAGATGCCTGTGCCCAGTCTGGACGGGATGTTGTGGTATGTCGCGACGCGCTCGAAGAGTGGTGTTCGTCGGGTGCGGATGAAGCATTACGGCTGGGATGTCCGCAACAGCATGGGGAGCGTGCGCGAGGCCGCAGAAAGGGCGCTGGCATGAGTCTTACCATCAAGCAGTGGCTGTCAGGATTCGTGTTGTTGGTCAATGCGACGGCTGGCGTCTATGTCCTCCTGAATGCAGACGGCCTGAATCTCTGGGCTGTGGTGCTTGCGGACACGTATTGGTTCTTTGCTGGCCTTGCGTTCGGAGAATTGATGAATGGTTAGTCGCTTGGCTCGTCGCAGCGGTGTGGCGGTGGTGCAGATTGCGGAACTGCTGCAATGGACGCCCGAGGTGGTGTTCCATGTCGGCGTGGGCGTCCAGCATGCCGAAGTCTTCATCATGCGTAATGAATGCTGGCCCCAGGTGCGGATTGTGGGCTTCGAGCCCAATCCCGTCACGTTCCAGCAGGTCAAAGATCAGTACCCCGGCGAACTGCACTGGAAGGCCTTGGGCAATCAGTCGGGGACAGCCACGCTGTACCAACCCGACCGGCACCGGGATGGCTCCAGCCTGTTCCGTCGCACGCCGAGCGATCAGGAGTTCGCCGTACCGATTCAGCCCCTGGATGCGTTGTATCCGAGCGGCCCGGGTGGCACCTGCCTGCTGTGGATCGACGCCGAAGGGAATGACCTGGACGTGCTCCGCGGAGGGGAACGGTTCATCGATCACGTGGAGATGATCAATATCGAGATGACCGGGACGCCCGTGGCCGGCGGCTGGAACGATCAGAGAGAAATCGACCAGTGGTTACGGCAGCATGGCTTCCGCCGGCAGTGGGTGCATACCCAGCGGATTCACGTAGGCCAGCAGGATTGCATTTACGTCCGGGACGCGATCTTTGACCCGACGATTTGCCCGTGCCCGTGCCAATTGGAAGGCTTCGAGCCGAAGGCCTGCGAGGGGGTGTTGCTGCCGTTTTTCGAGGTGGTGGTGCATCGGGATTTGCGTACGACGGTCCGGCAAGGTGGCCGGCGGATCGGCGCGCGAGAGTCCTTTGTGCGCAAGGAGTGTTCGTTTCGGACGCAGCGAGATGACCCGACGCAGCGGCGGCACTACTGGCGGTTGCGCTGGTGTGGGTATGCCGTAGACGCGGGGACGGCGGAAGCCGAGGCGGTGGCGGCCGCCCAGATGGTGCTGGACGGAGCGCCGCCGGATTGGATCGACATGGGGAAGAATTGATGCTTTCTCCGTATTACGACGATCGTGATGATTGCCAGCGCGGAGGCGTTGTATCCGCGAAGTGTGCCCGCACAGTAGTGAAGATGCCAGCGCAGTGGCCTTGCGACTGCGAGTATGCGCCGGCCAGGCTGGTAGCGTTGACATGCCCGCGCAGGGGCTTCGTAGCTGCGAGTGGCAGATGATGCAATGAACGCCCACGCAGTGGCGTTGTCACTGCGAGATCAACGGACCGACTACGATCAACTAGGAAGGCCAGCCCATGGACGGTGTGATCTACTTCAATTACGGCAAGGCACACTTGGCCCGATTGGCCGTGTCGCTCCATTCCCTGCGGGCGGTCTATCGCGGCCCGGTGGCCATCTTGAACGCGGGCGACGATGACGGGATCGCCTGTAGGTTGGCCGATGACCCGCTCGTGCAGGCCCAGTTGGTGCGAATCGACATCCCGCGGCGGCGACGGCATACGGCCTACTGCGCCAAGCCCTCCCTGTGGCGATGGACGCCCTACGACCGCAGTTTGTACGTCGACGCGGACACGCTGTTCGTGTCGGACCCCACCGAGGCCATCCAAAATCCCTCGTCGCTCGTCGTCACGCGGTTCTCGAACTGGGTCACCACGGGCCGCATTTACTCCTCGCGCATCCGGCAGTGGCTCCAAGTTCCGCACGACACCTACGACGTGCCCGCCATGGCGCAGGCCTGCTTAAACACCCCCTTTCCGGCCATCAATACCGGCGTGTTCGTGTTTGATCGTGACAATGCCTATCTGTCGATGTGGGAATCCATTGCCCACGCCGGACACGGCTGTTCGTTCACCGACGAACTGGCCCTACAAATCCTGCTCCCGCGACTGGCGGTGGTGGGCTGGCTGGGGGACGAGTGGAACGCCAGCCCGATCTATCGGCACTGTCCGCCGCAGGATGTGCGGATCTGGCATTTTCACGGCTGTAAGAATCTGCGGAAGGATGCGGGCAAGGCCCTGTGGTGGCCGGCCTGGGAACGTGCCTACCGCGCGAACATCGGGGGCGTACGCGGCTGGTATGCCTGCGATAAATCGCTCGGCTCGGTTTGTTCCATGTCATCAGGAGGGATTATCGATGGGCAACCCACGACGGGAGTGTGAACTCGATTACGACAAGATGCAGACCACGCGGCATTGGTTCAGCAAGCGCAATCTCGGCTGGTTCCGAGACAAAATTATGCCCCGCTACAAGGGCAAGCCCTGTGTGTACGTGGAAGTGGGCGTGTTCGAGGGCTGTAGCCTGCGGTGGATGCTGGACTACGTGCTGGATCACCCCGATTCCTTCGGAGTGGGGATCGACACGTGGTTAATGACCCCCAAGCGGTCCAATGCCGATATGGAGGAGGTCTACCAGCGGGCGCGATTCAATCTCGCGCCGTACCTGGGAGAGGGACCGCGCCCGAAATGCCAGTTGGTGCGGGCCATGAGCGCCGACGCGCTGCGGATGATGTGCTTACGCGGCTCGTGGAACGTCCGGCCGGGCACGGTCGACGTGTTCATGATCGACGGCCAGCATACGGACTTGGCGGCCCTCGACGACGGCCGGCAGGCCATGAAACTCGTCAAGCCCGGCGGCTGGATCCTGTGGGATGACGTGCGTAACGACCGCGAGAAGGACGACGATCACGTCGAGCGGGGCCTCCGGCAGTGGCAGGAGGAATTCCGGGGACGCATCGCGCCGGCCTGGACCAGCAAGTACATGGAATGCTTTGAAAGGGTGTCATGATTATTGAGTTCGTAGTGCATGCGTATGCGGTCGCGATTCCGGACTTTGCCAAGCTGCTGACGGCGCAGTTATCCAGTCTGGTGAAGTGGCCACCGACGACGTGCGAGGTGCAAGTGACGATCTGCCGGGCGCTGGATGACGCCCTGGTCGACACGGTAATGATGGCGTTCTCGCGGCTGCTGACAGGTACTCCCGTCCACGTGCGGGGGCTGGTGCTCGAGCGGCGCGAGTTGTTTCGGCGGGCTATTGGGCGCAATCGCGCGGCCAAAGAGACGCTTGCGGACGTGGTCTACTTCGGGGACTGCGACTACTTCTGGACGGCGGGCTTCTGGGACGCGATGGCGGCCGCACAGCAGCAAGGTTTTCCGCATCGGCTGGTGTTCCCCCGCACGGTGCGGATTCAGCGGTCGCATCGGCTGGGGGACGAAGAGATAGCCAAGATCGTGCCCGGGGAGTTGTACGAGCCTGACTTGAGCCAGTACGCCCTCCGCGAGGAGCGCAAGGCCATTGGCGGCCTGCAAATCGTCTCCGGCGATACGGCGCGAAGTTTCGGGTACTGCGACGGGACGCGGTTCATGACGCCCGTGGATGAGGCTGGCGGCTTCCGCAACACGGTGGAAGATCAGGTGTATCGGTCCCTGCTGGGCGGTTCGATGGCGATCGACCTGCCGGGGATTTATCGAATGCGTCACTCGGAAAGCGCGTTTCAATCGCGCGAAACGCGGCTGAGACAGACGGAGGAGTGAGATGTTTCGTCGTAACTGGCGGTACTGGGCGCAGCGGCTCTTGGGATTGCGTGCGGAGCGGCTGAAAGAGTTGCGAATGATGCGTCGCTGGCGGGAATTGAAACTTGTCAGTCAGAAAGGTAAGCCGGAATCATGATTTTCGTTCGGGCTCTGTGGGGCGACGAGTCCGTCTGCACCTACACCAAAACTCTGTCGGACATCCTGCAACGCAGCGACCGGCTGGACGACGCCGACCTGTGTGCGGTGGGCTACGGAGCGCACAACGCCGCCTTCCTGCTGGAGCAGGGCTACAAGCACGTCCTGAGCCTGCCAGACGAACCACCCGCGGAATATCGCCAGATTAACCCGCAGCGGCCGACACCCGTGTCCAAGCGGCGCCCCGGGACGATCAAAAACGGCATTATGATGTGGTGGCGCAAGCTGCAGGCCATCCGCGCAGTCATGACGAACCATCACGTCGACGAGGTGATCTGGCTCGACTGGGACACGCGCGTGCTCCGCCGTCCCGACGAGGCCCTGTACGCCCTGCTCCGCGCCGGACCACCGCTCCAGTCCGCGGAATGTCCCTGGAAGAAACCCCGCGCGCCCTGGCGAACCGGTTCGCATGCCAAATGGGCCTTTCATGGCGGCTGCTATTACGTGCGGGGCCTGGACCTGATCAATCAGGCCATCGCCCTGCATGCCGGAGAGTGGGCCCAGTACACCGACGAGACGGTCATGACGTGGCTGGCCGATCACGAGCTGGCGGAACAAGCCTGCGAGAACACGCGGTTTTATCGCTGCCGCAAGATCAAACCCGGCACCGATGTGAGCCAAGCCTACTTCATGGAAGGCGACGTATTTCACTGGAAGGACGTCAAAGCACATGCCTGAGCGATTGGCGATTACGCGGTATGACATTCCCGCCACGATCTTGAATCCCCGCAACTACGAAGTGGGCGTGGAAGTGGGCGTGGAGCATGGCTACTTCTCGTATTACCTGCTCCAGCATTCGGACCTACGGCTGCATAGCGTGGACTTGTGGTCTGGCAAATGGTCCGGCCTGCTTGAGGACGCGCGGTCGCTGCTGTCGGAATTCGGCCGGCGGTCGGTCCTGCACCACATGTCGAGCATCGCAGCGGCCAGTCGCTTCCGGGAGCAAGTGGATTTCGTCTACCTGGATGCGGACCATCGGTACAAGGCGGTAGCGGCCGATATCCAAGCCTGGTGGCCCCTCGTCAAGCAAGGTGGCGTGCTGGCCGGGCATGACTACTGCGCGGCCGGTGCGGGCGTGATGCGGGCAGTGGATGAATTCGTCGAGCGGGAAGGGCTGACGCTGGAACTCACCCGCGAAGCCTGGTCGACCTGGATCGTGGAGAAACTGTAATGGGCAAATTGCGTCCGGTGTGGCTGGGAGTGAATGGATACGGTTCCGCCGAGGTGCTGATCGAAACGGGCACCGCCGACGGGATCGGCACGGCCCGCGTGGCCAGCATGTACCCGACGATCCACACCATCGAACTGAATGCTGTCAGTCAGGCACGTGCCAAGCAACGGCTGTTCAAGTTTCCGCACGTGCAGTGCCACCTGGGCGATTCGGTGACGGTGCTTCCCCGTGTGATCGACACGCGAAAAAAGACCGTCTTTTGGCTCGATGCGCACTTCATCGGCGGGGATGGTTTCGCGCCGGATCCTACTGTAATCCTGCGGGAGCTGGCAATCATCTTGGGTCAACCGTGGCATGCGCCGCTGGCGGTGCTGATCGACGACGCCGAGAAGTTTGGTGAGCGGTACTGGGAACTGCTGGGCAGTGCGCGGCACGATAAGTCGAACTGGCCGCGCGCGGCGGAGGTGGAGCAGGTGATCAGGCGGTACGGCGATCGGTACGACGTCCTCCGCACACGGGTGGGCGAGGTGTGGGCCATCGAAAGGGACTGGCGGTGACGCGCAAGCACAAGAGAAAGCGATATCGCGTCGCCGAGTATATCGGCCGGCGGTTCGGCGCGCTGACGGTGCTGGCGTTTGTCCGTTATGGCGACCGCGGCACGACCAACCGCCTGTTCCATTGCCGCTGCGACTGTGGCTGCGAGGGGAACTACTGGAGCAGCACGTTTTATCGCCGTCATCCGGAATGCACCCAGTGCCAGCGCAAGCGACGCGGCTGGGCGCCGAATCATCCTCTGCGCCGGTGCTGGTATCGCGTGCGGCGACTCGTGCCCGCCTGGCGCGACTTCGATCTGTTTGCCAGTACGGTGGGCGATCCGCGACCGGGACAGACGATTATCCCAGCCGATTGGACGCGGCCGCTGAGTACCGAGAACTGGCGGTGGGGTGCGATTACCGAGGCCGCCCGGCAGGGTGCGATGAAGCCGGTCACGGTACTGGGTGTCACGAAGTGCTGCTCGGAGTGGGCCGAGATGTGCGGCATCAGCCGGGAGCGGATGCGGCAGCGGTTGGCCAAACATTCGGTCGAAACGGCGGTGCTCGCGTACGATGCAGCCAGGCAGTTTTTCAGAGACCGCGAAGCTGAGTCAGGGGACAAACAAGCCACGACAAAAAAGAAAATGCGTTAACTGGGCGGCGCCGGATGCAATCCGTGTGCTTTCATCCACCGAAGTGACGAGGAATTATGAAAGCGTTTTTACTTGTGTCCGTATTATTTGGTGCTGACTTGATTGTTGATAATAGCAGTGACCTATACAAAGCTGCTGCTATGTCCAGACCTGGAGATAAAATTTTGATGCGTAGTGGTGTGTACAAAACACCAAATTTACGATTTACGACACCAAACATTACAGTGTCGAGCTATCCTGGTGAGTGGGCTGTATTGGATTTGTATGCTGTGGGAACCATGGCCCCCTTTATTGAATTTATAGGGGATGACTGTACGTTTTCTGACTTTGAAGTAATGTCGTCAAACCCAAATTCTCGGTACTCTTCTTCCTCAACCAGTTGGCCCGTTGATGTGAACGGAGCTCGTGGTCGTTGGGGCGTGTATGGGAATCGATGTAAATTCCATCGGATGCTGATTCATGACATCCAAGGAGCTGGAATTGAATCAGCTCTAGATGGTGGAGAATTCATAGGCTGCATTATCTTCAACAACGGTTGGCAAGGTGGTAGGCGTCGTGGTCACGGGTTGTACTTGCAGAATAAGGGACCTAATAGAAAATTGGTGCAATCGTGTGTAATCTTTAACAACTTTGGTTGTGGATTTCATGCCTACGGCAGTGGCAATGCTTTTTTGGATAAAATTAGCGTTGTGGGTTGTACCATCTTTAACAATGGTGGCCCAGGCGTAGGGCTTGGAGCTGATGAACGTGATTTTCTTTACGGTGGTGATGCACCAGTACGTGATGGGCTGGTGGAAAGAGTTAGGACGTATCAAAATGATACACCATCTGTGCTTGATGTTGGGTATGCTTTCAGTAAAGCTACGAATGGCCCTTTCATAGTCCAAGACTGCTACAGTGGTGTGATTCGTAATCTTTCTGGTGTATCGTGGCCTGGATTGAAAATGTCAGGTAACGTTGTTGGCAAACGTATGGGCACTGATGTTTTTGTGGAACCAATTCAAGCAGGACAATTCTTCATCACTGTGTATAATTGGGACCTTTTACCTGAAGTCAAGTTGCAACTTTCGTTGTCCAATTGGAGAGCGCAATCTGTTCTTCGATTAGGTGAGACTTGGGCAACTGGCAATGGTGTAATTACATTGCCAATGCGAGCTACACAACCTATTGCAGCCATTGGCCATACACCGTCTCCAGTGGTCAGTAAAAAATTTAATTGCTTCCTTGTTACTGGTACTGGTACTGGTACTGGTACTGGTACTGGTACTGGTACTGGTACTGGTACTGGTACTGATCTTGTTGGTGTTTTGTCCGGCACGACATTAAGTATCTACAAAAACAATGTGAAAATTTACCAATTTTTGCATGTCAAACGATTCGTAATCCGCGACAAGTATATTTACAGGCTTAACACAGTTGGTGTGTGGTTGCGAACACTGGAAACAGGTGGGAGTGAAACTGTTGTATATGATTTTTAACATTCCATCTAAGACGTATCGTGGGGGTCTTGTTGATCTAATAATCTAGGAACTAATTATGCCCAAGGCCTGGAAGCATCCGCCGGATGATCCCACGAAGAACTGGATCGGCAAGTCGCTAGAACTGCAAATCATTTTGAACTGCGGCTGGAGTTGTGCGAATTGCACGACGTACTCCCAGTTTCACAGTTTTTCATTCAATCGACGGGGCACGATGACGCTGGAACAGATCCGGCATTTCATCGGCCAGATGCACGCAGCCAACGCCTATTACGGTCGCATTCGCATCCTGGGAGGAGAGCCGACCGGGCATGCCAAATTGACGGAGATCGTCGAACTGCTCCATGCCGACCTGGTCGTCAAGGGGCACGTGGGCTTCCTGGAAGTGATCACCAACGGCGATAACCCGGAGCGCATTCGTCCGATTCGGCACTTACTGAGCAAGGTCCGTGTGAGCAACGAACGAGACAAGCAGAAGCACCATATCGTATCGATGCGTCAGACGCCGAATACGCTGGGCTACGAGGGAATCCCCTGCAATCAGCCGAGTTACTGCGGCGCCAGCCTGTCGGTCTATGGCTTCTTCCCCTGCTCGCCAGGAGCGGGTCTCGCACGCGTACGGGATATCGTCTCCGAGCACGGAAAGATGACCCTGCCCATCGTGGGCGGCGTCAACGCGAACTGGCCCAAACTCCAGGATCTATGCAACCATTGCCCACATGCGTTGCGCGAGGAAGACAAAATCAAGGGCGGCACCGGGATGCAGCCCGGTCAGCACGCGCTGAGTACGCCACACCCGGCAGTGTACGAGCATCTCGCGCCGTGGATGTTCGGAAAGTCTGCTGACTGGCCAATTTACGGCGAAGCACGCGAGTAGATCGGGAGCGGGGGTTCATTTTGGCCCCCGCTCGTACTTCTGACAGAAAGGAACGCTATGGAAGCCACGCAGCCACCCAACATGCAGGCCCACGAGACGATGGGCGAAGCGAATCTAGCCATCTCCGAGGCCCTGGACCGAGCGACCGAGGACGGGCGCTATCTGGTCGGAGTGTGGTCGGTCGACAGCGACGGACTGCTCCACATGCGGACGCTGACCACCTGGAAGTTTCCCGAGGCGGGCTTCTTTCAAGCCATGCGGATGTTCCAGGCGGACGCGGCGGCCCGGCATCCCCGGCCGGCACCGCTGGTGCCCAGCCCCTTGCCGACGGCCACGCTGCCGCCCTTAAAAAACTGACTCGCCAGTCAGGCCGCATCAGGTAGGATGGGAGCGCGGCACCTCGCTCCGAGGCCCGATCTCACGGTCGGGCCTTTTTCACTCGCGGAGGGGATTCCCATGCGTCAATCCGAGGACATGCTGGTGGCTCACGTCAAGGAACTGCGACGACTGCTGGCGATTTGTGTGCGCCGGCTAGGAGGGCACGTCGTGGTGACACCGGACGACGATGACCGCGAGCCGGGCGAAGTCCGCATCCGGTGCGGAGACGATAAGACTACCGACCTGCAAGTGTCTTGATAGGTATTGCAAGAAGCGAATGGATTTGCATAATGCCTGCTCTCGTGTCGTCAAAAGCACGAGTCTAGGCGGAATGAGGGATGCCCATCAAAGGGAGGTCACCATGACGGCGCGTATCCGGTGGATGATCCGTGCGGACTTGCCGCGCGTGCTGGAGATTGAGCGGGAGGGTTTTCGAGACCCGTGGACGGAGCAGGATTTCATGGGTGTGCTGGCCGAACGCAGCACCATTGCCATGGTGATCGAAGTGGACGACATCGTGGAAGGCTTCATGGTGTACGCGCTGCGGCGCGATGTGTTGTACATCCTGAATGTGTCGGTCAGTCCCGATAAGCGGCTGCAGGGACTGGGCAGCCTGATGGTGGCGAAGCTCCAGAGCAAGCTCGGGACGCGGCGGTCCACGCTGATGGCGGACGTGTCGGAAGCCAATCTGTCAGCGCAGTTGTTTTTCCGGTCGCTGGGGCTGTCTTGCGTGGCGATTCTGCCGGAGTTCTTCGAGGCGGAGGGCCTGGACGCCTACCGGTTCTCGTATGTCGTGGTGCCCGAGGAGGCCGTGGCGTGACGTTTACTCCCGACCCGACGTTGCACTACGTGCTTGGTTTTAGCGGCGGCAAGGACTCCGTCGCGACATGGCTGTACCTGATGCGGGAACTGAGACTGCCGCATGTGACATGCACATTCGCGGATACTGGTCACGAGTCGCCGATTACCTATGAGTACATCGACCTGCTGGCGCGAGATCACGGCCTGCCGTTGGTGAAGATTCAGCCCATCATCCGAGATATCGAGGGAGAATTGCGGCCAGAGAAGATCGCGCAAAGGCTGCCAGAGACAGATCCGCGAGACTACTTCGTTGGTGAACTGCGGGACGGGAACGTCGTCTATCGCTCCATGCCAGTGCGTGAGTTGGAGCATCTGTGGTCACTGCCGCTGGACATGGAGCGGTTGGCGATTATCAAACGACGATTCCCCTCGAACACAGTGCGATTTTGCACGACGCATCTGAAGTTGTGCCCGCGGCGCCGGTGGTTGCGCGACAACTGCGATCTATCGCAGGTTGTCGGGGTAGCTGGCGTGCGAGCAGAAGAATCCACGGCCCGCGCTAAGCATCCTGTGTATCAGTTTGATGAGTTCATGGGATGCCCCTTGTGGCTTCCGATTCATCACTGGTCGCATGAGGAGGTGTTTGACTGCCACAGACGCCATGGCGTGCCACCGAATCCGCTGTATCTGCAGGGCATGGGGCGCGTGGGGTGCTTTCCGTGCATTATGGCACGCCGCGAAGAACTGGTGCAGATTGCGCTGCGGTTTCCAGCGGCCATGCACGATTTGAAAAACATGGAATGCCGCGTAGCGGAATCCGCTGGAAAAGACGTGCTGTCGTTCTTTTCCAACACCAAGACCCCGGAACGGTTTCACTCGCATGTCTGCCAACAATCAGGTAAGTCGTTCCCTGATGCACTTGATGTGATGCGATGGGCGCTGAATGAGCCAACTAACGGGCAGCGAATGCTGTTCGAGGAAGATCATACCGAAGACGCTTATACCTGTAGCAGCCAATACGGACTATGTGAATGAGGGCGTGTCATGGAAGTCGCGCTGGTGCTGTGGGCGCTGGGCGCCACGGGCTGCGGCCAGTTGGCGGCGCCGGTGGAAGTCCGCGTGGCGCGGCTGGAACTGAATCACATTTGCCACCTGCAGCGGAGCGAGGACGGGCGCGTGGTGACGGCGGTGCCGAGCGTGGACTATTGGAACCTGTGGGGCTGGTACGGGTTTCCAGAGTACGACTTCCACGTCCAGGAGTGGGATACGGTGCGGAAAGGGCACGTGCTGTTACTGGAGAACGGCCAGTACGTGCTGTACGCGCGGGGCGAGAGTGGCGGCCGCTACCGGATTCGGGCGGACGTGTTCGTGGAGACATGGACGCTGCACGATCCCGAGCGAGTGGATGCCGAGGTGTTTGCGATCAAACATCGACGGCGGATCAGTGGTTTTCGGCCTAATTGATGCCAAGGAACCCACGGATCCGACCGAGCCTACCGACCCAACGGAACCGCCACCCACGGATCCGGACTTCATCGATTTGAAACTGTTCCGCGAGAAGGCCAGCGGCCGGCTGTTTCTCGAGGAAGCCGGGGGCAAGAAGCCGCTTTGAGGAACTGCCTTGTGTCACTGGACGAGTTGATCGCAGCGTGTCTGCCAGAGCGGAAGTACCGGGCACCATCGGGGCAATTGTGGATCGAAACACACCGCGACGAACGCTTTGTCACGTTGGTGCCCGAGTATCCCTGCGGTCGGCGGGATTCTCTGACGATGCCGCTGGAAATGCTGCGGCGGCTGCAGTGGGAGGAAGTCGAGTGAACGACCGCGCTGAAGACTTTGTTAACTTATGGCAGCAATTCGGCCAAACGGGCATCGTCTGGGAGCGCGAGTACGTATTCCACGATCAGCGGCGCTGGCGGATTGATCTGATGCACCTGCCCAGCAAGGTCGGGGTGGAAATCGAAGGGGTGGTATTTTTTGGCCAGCGGAAAAGCAGGCATCAGACGGCCGCGGGCTACATGAAGGACTGCGAAAAGTACAACGCCGCAATTGAGGCGGGCTTTGTGGTACTGCGGTACACGCAGTTGGATTTGAAGAAGCGACCGGTGCAAGTGCTGGAGCAGGTGGCGCGGGTGATCCGAGCGCGGCTGGCGGGAGACTGACCGTTGGAAGACGTCGTGGCGGATGTCGGGATCGTCGTGTGGGAATCCGCGAGCAACACGACTCGCGGAAAGTCCCTGCGGTTCCCTGGAAAGGAACAGAACTTTTGCCTGCGGTTTCATCCGCGCAGACCGGACACCTTTAAGAGAGTGTGGTTCGACGTCCATGGGTGGCTGACGCCGCCCATGAAAACAAGGGCGCGGTCGCCCCCGTGCAGGCGAAACTGAATGAATGAAATGAAAGCATATACGTGGAATAGGGGCTGCTCATCCCGTGATCACTGGGCAGGGCAATAGGTGGGGATCGAAGGCGGCTGAGAAGCGTGGCCCGCGTGGAGCCGCCTATTTTTCTGAGAAAGACCATGTCCCAATCACGATCCAACATGACATCGACCGAGTGGAACGAACGCTATCCAGTGGGGACGCCGATCCGCTATCGGCGCACCGCGCGTACCTTCGTGGAAACGTTCACGAACACCGCAGCTTGGACGCCCCCGCATGGCTCGGCGCTGGTGGGGCTGGCAGGTGGCCGGGTCGTGTCGCTGGGATCGATCGAGCCCGTGGAGGCCCGGAAGTGAGCATTGTGGACACGGACAGCATCTTGTTAGACGGGTTCCTGGCAGGTCTGCCGCTGGAAGAACTCGAGCGGCGCGTGTCCTACCTGGAAGAAGTCCTGGGCGTCTATCAGGCACTCTTGCGGGTGAAGAAGCTGGCACGGCCGGCAGGCTGGCCGCCCGGGGAAGCGGTCGAGTCCAAGCGACGACCGCAGAAGAAGCGTCCCGAGCGGGTGGAAGCCGAGCCCGTAGCGACCGAGAAGCCCGTACCGGGCGGCGCGCGAGACGTGGATATCTTCGACGTCATGCGGCTGCTGCGGGACGAAGGGCCGATGCCGCTGCCGGCGGTGGCGGGCCGACTGCGTACCGAGGCGTTTCAAGTTTCGATGCTGGTCCGGGAATTCACCGATCGCGTGGAAGCACGCAACGGCGAGCTCCATCTGATCAACGGGCATGCCGTCGAATCGCTGTAACGGATCTGCCGGTATGACACACGTCTGGCACTGGCGGCAGCGACTGCCCGGCAGAAAGGGCATGCCCTGCCGCATTCTCGCCCGCGGCAAGATGAACTCCATCTTGGTAGAGTTCGAGGATGGCACTCAGGTCATCACGAGCCGGTACGCTGTGCGTGTGCGTAAGATTCCGCCAGAAACACCAGCGTTAGCGAGTGGATCAACTGGTCCGCGCCAATCGTGACGAAGAAATTGTGCCGGTCTCCTCGGGCGTAGAAGTATTTCGTGATCCGAGACGTCACCGCATCCGTCGCAAAATGTACGGCGCTGTTGATGGCCGCGATCCAAATGGCGTCACTGCCCCAGGGCATGCAGGACACGAAGACGCATCCGTTCACGATCAGCACGTGACGGAACAGCACGCCCCAGTCCTCGGATTTGCGGATCGCCATCTGGTCGTTCTGTAGAACAAAGTCGCCGATGAAATGCGCGACCAGCAACGTACACAGTAGCCACGTCATCTTGCGCTCCAGGATAGGCAAAAGGAGACAGCCATACGAAGGCCCAATTCGGTGGGCTCGAATCTCGCGACGGGAGAAAATCCGTCCTCGCTGAAATGCGGGTCGATTTCAGTGCGACTACGAAGCGAATCGGCGGTCACGCCTTCGTAAACCAGGATTTTCAACCCCTCGAAATTGTTACACGACGGGTATTCCACCAGAGCGATCAGTAAGTCGCCGAATGCCTTCGTTTTGATGATCTCGAACTGCTGCGGATCAGGATTGCCGCAGCCAGCGGTCGACAAGATTTTGATCAATCCCATGATGGCCTACTCCTATCATGCGCGCCAATTTCATGGTCCACTAAACGACATCATCTGTCTTCCAGTCGCGGTACTGAAGCGTCCAGATCTCCTCTATGTCGTCGACTGGCAATCCGTGTCTGTCGCGAATCTGCCGCGCCAATACGCATGACTCGCCGATGGCCGTAAGCACAATCGTTTCAGGGCCGTATCCCTCGTCTCCCACCAGCACTGTCCCAGGCTGCCAGTCGTTGGCTCTGCACAAATCGGCATCTGTCATGGTCATTCTCCGGCAGTCTCGTAATAGCACTCGTGCAGCATGATGTAGCTAATCACTTCTCCGTCCTCGATCCAGTCCTGGCCGTTTTTGATCGCGTGTTCTTTGTCGCCTGGGTGTGGACGTGCCACCAAATCGAAAGCGGGGATACCAGGAGAGCATCCATCCAGCGTGGCAAGCGCGGAAAACATGGCGCCGTCGAGCTTCTCCTGTGTTGTCTTACCTTCCTGCGCGGCCCAGTAGGCGGCTATGGAACGCAGGTGGGCGATCAAATCGTTGCGCAGTTCTTCGGCAGTTCGTGGCTTGCTCATGCGTCAGTCTCTTCCTGTAGATACGGCTCGACCATGCTCAGTGCTTGATTCGCCATATCCATGGCCTTGCGCCATCGCTCGGCCTCGCGAATCAGCGGCGGACCATTCTGCATGTCATGCAACTCTCGCAAGGCGCCCGTCAGTACGATCACGCGACCCCACAACTCGCCGGCCTCATGCACCGTCAGTGGCTCGCCGCGCACAATCTTGTCCTTAATTTGCTGCATCACTCCCACCATAATTGTGCGATGTAAAAAATCGCCTCATTGTTTTAATTGTCGCGCCGCGATTATATTTTCCCGCCGTTTTTTTCACTCCCACCAGAATCGCGGTGGCCGGATATCCCGCTTCCTGGCCTGCGATTCGTCAATGTAGTGCTTTTGCATGGACGGGCTAGAGTGCCCCAAAAACTGCTGAACCGCGGACCGATCGTCCTTGGCTAGATAGGTGGCTGCGGTCCTCCGGATCTGCTGCAGGGCACCCCGTCGGACCTTGGCTACCTGCACGATCCGCTCCCAGTGGCGGTAGAACTGCCGCGCATTACCAGGCCAGCGGAGCGGGTAATCGGACGCCTTTAACTGGGCACGATCCACCATGTTCTTTGCCGCCGTTCTCCGGTGGCCCAAGGCATCCCGTCGTGTTTTGACCCTGTCCAGGGTGGCTTGCTTTACAAAGTGCAATGTGCGTTTACAATAGTAGGACACAACCACAATGGCAAGCATGAACACCGTACGACACCGCCGCGAGCGTCCCAAGTTATCGGAATTCCTGCCGGGGTACGTCACTATCCACGACGCTGCCCAGCAGCAGGGCCTGTCAGATTCGCAGATGTGGCGCTACGTCGCCTGCGGGCACCTGCCAGCCAAAAACACGCCGTACGGCTACGCCATCCGCGAGGAAGACCTGAAGGAGTTCAAGCCCTTCCCGAAGGGGAATCCCGACTTCCGGACGCGGAAGAATCCCGCCAAACTGCGGCAGAAACGCGCGAAAAAGAACGGGAAAAAATAGCCACCGCCGTCCGGCGCATACACCCCCACGAGCCAGCGATGTAAAATCGACTGGCTTTTTTTATGGACGGTATTGCAATACAAAACCGAATTTGCATAATGCTGACCGCGGGATGCTGATCGTGGCCGCCTGAGCGGTCGACAGCACACGTCGAGACGGGTCGTCAAAAGCCCGTCTGGATGTGCTTCCCGGGATGTCTATTCAAATTGCTGTGGGAGAGATGCCCCATGCTGTGCTTATCTCGGCGCGCCGAGGAGTCGGTGCTGATCGGCGGAGACATTAGCGTTAAGGTGCTGGAGGCCCGCGAGGGCCGCGTGCGGCTGGGAATCAGTGCCCCGCCATATCTGTCGGTCAATCGACCGGAAATCCATCAAGCCAAGGTGTCGGAGGGGCAGGCCATTTTGTCTGTCGGCGGCCTGCTGGCTGAGAACGAGTCCCTGCGGCGCGAGGTACAACGGCTCCGCGGGAAACTCGATTCCGCGCTGATCACGGAGTTTTTTGGGTAGACTCATGTGGATTCTCCCATCCTCACTATCGGGTCATTCTGTACCGGGGTCGGCTGGCTCGACATCGCCGCCAGACTCGCCCTGCAGTACCACGGCATCCGCACCCGCCCTGCCTTTGCATGTGAGTGGGACAGTTACGCCGCGACTGTTCTCCGATCGCGCATGGAAGACCAGGCCCTGGAGTCGTGCCCTATTTGGTGCGGCGATCTGCGATCCTTTCCAGCAGCGAATTTTCGAGGAGTCGTGGGTGCGGTCGCTGCGGGCTTCCCGTGCCAAGATATTTCCTGCGCCGGAAGAGGCGACGGCATTTACGGCGCACGCAGCGGCATGTTCTTCGACATCCTCGCCGCCGTTCGCGACATGGGATGCGGGCTCCTGTTTCTGGAGAACGTCGGAGCGATCACTGTTCGGGGGCTGGATGCCGTTCTCGGATCGTTGGCCGAGGGCGGGTTCTCTGCGGAGTGGACGTGTCTATCGGCGTCCGAAGTTGGCGCTCCGCACAAGCGAGAGCGGTGGTTCTGTGTCGCCGTGGCCGACACCGCGAGGGCACGAAGTTGGTGGCTATCAAAACCAGACGGACGGATCTCGCCTGATGACTCTTACTGGAGCGGCCGACAATTGGCCAACGATCAAAGCCACGGACGAGGCGAAGGGCGGACCGAATCAGCGGGACAGCAGCGGCGCGCCGTCACTGGAGATGGCAGCGGGGAACTGGAGCACGCCCAGCGCGAGCGACGAGAGCAGAATGACCGGCAAGTCGCTGGCGCAGCACACGGCGATCTGGACGACTCCGCAGTCGCACGACGTAAAAAAACGATCCAGAGGCCAGACCAGCGGACGCTTGAACAACAAGGCCGGGAACGCGTGTCTGGCGACGGATGCGGAGGTATGGCCGACGCCAGCGGCGCGAGACCACAAGAGCGGACAGGCAAGCGACGAGACGTTCGGCAGCAACGCGAGGCCACTGAACGAAGTGGCTTGCCGATTTTCCCTCCGGGACCAACGGGAGATTGGAGCGGAATCCCAGAATGGCTCTGGCCAACGATCCGTCCTCCGCTGGATCGTGGCGAACTTGAAACCGCGCTCCGGAGAACTCTCCGATTGGCTGTCCCTGGCAGAAACCGTCGGGAGCGACGAAGGAACGCTCGACGCGTTGCTGAGCGTCTTGCCACGGCGGCGGAGGCTCAATCCCGCGTTCGTGAATTGGCTGATGGGCACCCCGTCGCCGCTGTGGACGCGTCCCGAGCCGATCAACTTCGGTGCGCCGGAAATGGCGTCGTGGTGCTCCAGGCAGCTACGGCGTATGCAGCACTTCTTGGCAGACTAGGAGTAACTGGATGAGCAAGTCCACAACGTTACGAGAGCGAATCTTGATGGCGGCTGCGGATCGCTTCCGACGGTCGAAGGTGTCGGTGCCCGTGGCCCAGCGGATGGCCCTCGTGCGGGCCGCGCAAGAGCAATTGCAAAGACTGCGCGACAGTAAGGACAAGGGCGCGCGCCTGAAACGCATGAAACTACGGGCTATCGTCGACACGTTAAAAGCGTCGTAGGACGACGGAAGTGGTGTGATTTACCAAAGGACGGAAACATGGGACTGGAACGCTTAACGCTGGAAAATCTGGGGCTGCTCGACGACGGGGCCGCCGTGAAACAGTTTTTGCGCCTGCTGGATCAGGCCCAGAACGACATCGCCTCACGGCCGGGCGAAAAGCGGCCGCGCAAGATCCAGATCATCCTCTCGCTCAAGCCGAAGTCGATCGTCGAACGCGACGAGGATACTGGTCGCTCCGAGACGATCTTGACGGGTGTCGACCTGGGCATCCTGCTCGACGTGAAACTGCCGAATCGGCGGACGCTCGAGTACGACTTGGGCATCACCGCCGACGGGGGATTGTACTTCAACAAGGACAGTCCCTTCGATCATCGCCAGCGCACGCTGCCCTTCACCATGACGGCGCAGGCGACGCCAGTGTCCGAAGTTCAAGAGTGAGTTCATTTACCAGCAAAGGAATCGTAGTCATGTCCATGTTGCGGGAGTTGGTCGAGTATCTATTCACGGAAGGCAAAAAGAGCGCCGAGTACAAACTGCTCGAGCATCCCACCGACCGGGATCAGCGAGTGGTCATTGGGCCGAATGGTGTCCAAACGATGGAGATGGCGCGGCGCGCCCCGACTGAAGTCATCGAGGTTGTGACGCACGACGATTTTGGGGTGTGCGTCGAATCCCGGAGCGCCTTGGCCCCGGAAGTCTGGTACGACGACAGCAAAGCGGAAGTCTATTCCGACGACCCGCACCGCGACCTGACGATCCGAGTGCGGTTCCAGCATCAAGCCCTGAAAGAGGCGGCGTAGTATGTCCCTCGGCGTATCACAGCAGCGGGCCTACAAACTGATCCTGGTGGAGTACCCCTACTGCATGGCTTGCGGCCGGGACGCCACGGAGCGGCCCGCTAAGTGGGGCGCGCCGTGGCGGCTCGAGCGGGCCCATTTGGCGGCCGGTCGGTCGAAAATGTGCCGGCACGAGGATCGGCGGGCGGTGGTGTCGCTGTGTGGCCGGTGTCACCTGCTGCACTCGACGCATGGACGCGGGGTAGCCCGGATTAACGGCCTGGAACTACCGCGGCTGTCGAACGCGCATGTGCTGTGGATCAAGCGGGAGCGAGATCCCGAATGGTGGGATCTCGCTTGGATACAAGAGCGGTGGCTGGACGTGGTGCCCGACCCGGAATCGCCGCCCGAGTGGTTTTTAGCCGAGTTCGAGAGTCGAGGGAGGATTTAGACTATGATCGTAATGAGCCGACGACGTGATGAGCAGATTGTGATCGGGGATGACATCATCGTGACGGTGGCCGATATCCGTGGTGATCGAGTACGGCTGTGCATCGAATCGCCGAGCGGCGCCACGGTGCATCGCGCCGAAGTGTGGCAGGCGATCCAGCGGAATCAGGACCAGCAGACGAGCCCCGAGCCACCTCCGACCAAGTGAAGGGAATGGGCGATGTACTACTTCGGCTGCATCGGCAAACCAGGCCATTACCTGTGGGATCAAAGGTTACGACGTCAGTGGCAGACTCCGCGCCATTTTCCGCTGTCGCATTACGAAATTCTCGACGGTGGGTTCCTGCCTCCTGGCGAGCAGGAACAGGGCCGGGTGGTGATTTGGCGGACGTCGGGCTGGGCGATTGCTTCATTCTGGGATCGCAGTGTCGATGCGCGACCCGGATGCAGTTCGTCGTTCGTGCTGGAGTGCGAGAACGGCTTGAGTGATACGGCGATTATGGACAGGTGTCGCGCAGCGTTCCCTACGATTTTTGCACGTTTTCAGTTTGCGGTGAGCATCCCCGATTACAAAGCAGCCAGCGCCCCGTAGGTGCTGGGTTAGCACGGCGGGGGCCTGGGTTCTGTCTTCTCTCCCAGGCCCCCTTTTGAAACTTTGTGCAAGGAATCATGCGGCCCAGCGGGGCAACCCGCCACACACTGCAACGTCGTGGGCATAAGAGACGTTGCCCTGGAGCCTCGCCGTCAGGTTGACACGTTCGCTAACGCAGATGCGAGTGGAAACAGAGGCAAACTTGCGTGACAGCCGGGAGAGACCGGCGCTTTTTTGAAACTTTGTGTGTGGTGCCAACGAGGAATGGCGGTCCTCGTGAAACCTGGGACGGATAACACGCCCTCCTGGACGCATCCAGGGTGCGGTCCGCCGGAAAAACCGAGCCGGCCAACAACCCAGTCGTAGATCCAGGTAAGTTCGATGGCCCGTCCCGCCTTTTGAATTGAAAGCGATGATTAAATTTCTGGGAACAGTAGGCGACCGCGAAGTGCTTGGGCTGGGGTTATCTCGCTATAACTGCGACAAACTGCTGGAAGGCAAGTCGATCCAAATCGACTTGGAAAAGATGCTGGCCGAAACGGATCAGTCATACGATTTGAACAAGGCGATCGTGCTGATTTTCGGCGGCGAGACCGAGGCTGACATGCAGTTGGATCTTTACAGAATCACGGGATCGCTTCCGACGCCACGAACGCACCGCGAGGAGAATTGAGAATATGCAGGCCGACCAATTCGAGCGACTGATCAACCAAGAGGGCTCCCATCTAGCGTCGCAGGTCAAGATGCTCCGAGAGAAGGCGGAACATTTGATCGCGGAACACGTCGAGTCGCTCAAGGAACGCGGCGAGGCGTTTGAACTAAGCGAGGACGAATCGCGGTTGCTGATGGCTTACCGCGCTTTCAAGTCCCGCTCGCCGTCCGGCGCCGTGTTCTCCTGGAAAACGCCCGAGGAAAATGGCATTGTTCTTCCAATATCGCCCTCGTTGATCGTCGACCCCCGGGAGGTTGTGAATCCATGATGCTTCTTCCGCCGGCCAAAGGCGTGTGTCCGATTTGTGCGGTCGACCATCCGCCGGAGAATCCGCACAACGCGCAGTCGCTGTATTACCAGTACCGCTTTTTCGGCATCCGCGGTCGTTGGCCCACCTGGGCAGATGCATTAGCCCACTGCACGCCGGAAATGCAGGCAGCGTGGCGAGAAGCCTTGGAAAAGTACGGGGAGTGGACCGAACCGGACGATGGCGGGCCGATCGCCGATCCGCCAGCCGAGTCATTCACGCAGCCGATCGGCGATATCAATTCACGAGGCTTTGGACCGGATGCATCATGAACAACCAAGTCAGGCTGAATTCCAGTTTCTGAAGATGGCCAGAGCGATGGGATTGAGAACATGATGGCGCTAACTATCAGCCAGCCTTTCGCCTCGCTGATCGCGTCCGGCGAGAAGTGGATCGAGAACCGTACGTGGTACACGCCGTATCGCGGGCCGTTGGCGATTCACGCCGGCAAGGGGACGCAGTACCTGACTGCGAAGGAACTGCGGCAGTATCCGTCCGGCTGCATCGTCGCGGTCGCGAGGCTCGTTGCTTGCGTGCGTATAGGCGCAATTCAGTTTAACGATGCCATGCCAGCCCACCGCAAGTGTATTGTGCCTGGCACCACGAAAAACTGGTCCGAGGTCGCGCGCCACAAGCATGTCGAGGGACCGTGGTGCTGGATTCTCGAAGATGTCGTGAAGTTGGAAACGCCGGTGCCGCTGCGCGGGGCGATGGGGTTGTTCTCCGTGTCGAGTTCGATCGAAGCATTGTTACGGGAGCATGCGTGATGGGAGTGGCTTGATCGCGGAAGGCTCAGCTACTGCAAGTTGTGATGTGAGGAATGTCCTGGCCGGCTCCACCCCTGCGAGCGTGAACGAGTTCCCAAGGCCATCGAGGCTAGAGTATGCCAAGGTGGCGGACCGAGTGCCGTGGCTTGATTTAGGTTGGGCTGGACCAGGACGCATTTGTGTATGGGCGCTAACACACTGATTCAATGGGCATCACACACGTTCAATCCATGGCGAGGCTGCACGAAGGTCGCCACCGGCTGCCAGAACTGCTACGCCGAATCGCAGTCAAAGCGCAATTCCAAGGTGCTCGGGATCTGGGGACCGAACGGGACGCGAGTGGTGGCGTCCGAAGATATGTGGAGCCAGCCGAAGAAATGGAACAGCGATGCGGAACGCGATGGCGTGCGGCGACGCGTGTTCTGCGCGTCTCTTGCTGATGTGTTCGAGGACTGGAACGGTCAGATGGTTGACTCTGCTGGACGCAGGTTGACCGCCAATGCGTGGTATCCAAGTCTAGGTCGCGGCGCATATGACGAGTTGACAATGAGTCACGTGCGCGAGCGGCTGGGGGAATTGATCCGCGACACTGAGTGGCTTGACTGGTTGGTGTTAACCAAGAGACCAGAGAATATCCCCCGGATGTTTGAGGATCATATGTTCGGGATTCCGGTCGATGGCAGGAAAATTAAAATACCAAATTTGTGGCTCGGCACGTCCATCGCCTGCCAGGAGGACGCCGATCGCAACGTGTCGCCGCTGCTGAAGTGCCGCGATCTGGCGCCGGTGTTGTGGCTGTCGGTGGAACCGCTGGTTGAGCGTGTAATGCTTCACCCTTGGATTGAGGACGACACGTTTCATCATGCACAGGGCGTGGACACAGACTGGGTGGTCGTCGGCGGCGAGAGCGGACCGAATGCCAGGCCGTGCAACGTAGAGTGGATTCGCAGTGTCGTCGAGCAGTGCCAGGACACTGGCGTACCCGTATTCGTGAAACAGCTCGGATCGCAGCCTACAGAACCGGACGGTGCTGGATTCGTTCGTCACGTCATGCTGCGAGACAAGAAAGGTGGAGATCCGAGCGAGTGGCCCAAGGATCTGCGCGTGCGTGAATTCCCAGGAGTCGCGTCGCGATGACCGCCTGCCGCTGGTGCGGCCGCCACCTGAAAACCAAGGCGTCCCGCCGACGCGGCTACGGACCGGTCTGCTACCGGAAATACGTCCAACGGAAAGGAAAACCAGACAGGCAGTTACGATTACCGCTCACCTACGATTAAATTCTGGCCGATAAAGGCATTGACAATATGCAAGAGTAATTGCATATTTAACCTTTAGCGTGGCTGGTAGCTCGCGTCAAAACGGGCTGTCGGTCGAAGTGCCCAGGGATGCCGTCTTTTTCCGGGTTTTGCCCGCGAGGTGCGCCATGTCCGTGATTGAATTGAGTAATGTTGGTCCCGTGTCGAAACTCACCATTCCGATCCCCGAGGATGGTGGCGTGTGTGTCCTTCGCGCCCGCAATGGGCGCGGGAAGACGAAGACACTGGAGGCGATTGAGTCCGTGGTCTCCGGCCGCGGCAAAGTCGAGGTGCGCGACGGTCAGTTGCGGGGAGAAATCGACGCGTTCGGTGTGAGCATGAAAGTCGGGCGGAGTACCCGCCGCACGGGCGAACTCGAGGTGAGCAGCCTCGAGGGGCGGCTGTCGGTCGCCGAACTGGTCGACCCCAATCTCAAAAGTCCCGAAGCGGCCGATGCCCGCCGCATCAAGGCCCTCGTGCAACTGTCGGGAGTCAATCCATCGGCCGAGTTGTTTTATCGGCTGGTGGGTGGCCGTGAGCGGTTCGAGTCGCTGGTGTCGACGGCGACCATCGAGAGCGACGATCTTGTCGTCATGGCCGAGCGGATCAAGCGGGATCTGGAGTCGGCAGCCCGCAAAGAGGAATCGCAGGCGGATCACGCCGACGGGCGGGCGAAGGGGGCGGCCGAGTCCTTGACCGGCATCGACCTGAAGGCCCCCAGCGACACCGCAGCATTGCAGGCCGAATTGGAAGACGCCATCCGCCAGGAATCCGCCCTGCAGGCCCAGGCGGAAGCGGAAAGTCGGGTAGCGCACGCCGTCGGCAAGACCCGCGCGCAGCTAGCCGAGGCCGAGAAGTCTTACACCGGCCCCACCTTGGTCGACACCATCGAGCACGAGCGGTCGGCAGCAACGGCCGCGATCGAGGCGGACGAGGATGTTACCCGTCTGCGCGAACAACTGGCGGCGGCCGAGCGACAAGCCGAGAAAGCCCATGCCAGCCTGACCGCAGCCCGCAAGGCGCGAGTGCAAGCCGAGCGGCACGAATCCCTGGTGGCGGAATGGCGCCAGCAACTCGCCACGACGATTCCGCGCGGGCCGGTGGAAGCCGACCTGGTGGCCGCTCGCGCCAAGATCGTTGCCGCCCGCGAGGCGGTGGAACGCGGGGCGGTAATCCGGCGGGCTCAGCAGAAAGCCGACGAAGCCCAGCGGTTTTTGGATGAGGCTACCGCGCATCGCAAGGCGAGCGAGGCGCTGCGAGAGGCCGCCAAGGGCACGGACGAGGTGCTATCGGAGGTGGTCGGCAAGTTGGGCGGTCGCCTGCGGGTGGAGGCTGGGCGGCTCGTCCTGGACACGGCGCGGGGCGCGACCTACTTCGCCGAGTTGTCTCACGGTGAGCGGTGGAAACTGGCCCTGGACATCGCGATCGACGCGGTGGGACCGCGTGGCGTGCTGACCGTGCCGCAAGAGGCGTGGGAATCGTGCGACGACTTCGCCCGCGAGGCGATCGTCGAGCACGTGCGGGGAACGGGCGTGGTCTTACTCACGGCCGAATGCAGCCGCGACGAAGAAGTCGTGGCGGAGGTGCTGCAGTAATGGCTCTGTTTCACATTCAAGACGCGGATCGACCCGCGTATGTCGTGGCGAAGACCTATGCCGAAGCCGAAAGAAAATGGAGGGCGGCTGTGGCGGCCGAGAACGACGGAGATGACGGCGGACCGCCGGCTGGCATTTACCTCGTATGTGACGATCGCGATGTGGCGGCCGAGAACGACGGAGATGACGGCGGACCGCCGGCTGGCATTTACCTCGTATGTGACGATCGCGAATTGATTGTCGATCACGACTGGTATGAAGCGAAAGGCGGTGGCGCATGACCATCGTTTGTGAACGCTATGAGACCCGCGAAGAATGGCTGCAAGCCCGCTCCACGTTCCTGGGAGCCAGCGAGATCGCGGCGATTTTGGGGATGGGCTACGCCGACCAATCGCCGATCACGATCTGGGCTGAGAAGGTCCACGGCACGGTGGACGAGCACGAGAAGAAGCGGCTGCGGATCGGCACCATGATGGAGCCGGTCCTCCGTCAGATGTTCACGGAGGAAACTGGCCTGCCCTGCCAGTCGGTGCAGCATGAAGTCCGCCGGCATCCGGTCTATCCGTTCCTCGGCGCCACCCTGGACGGACTGACCACGGACGAGCGGGATGAGTTCTCGATTCCGGTCGAATTGAAGAACGTCGGCCAGTTCAATCTCAAAGACTGGCTCGACGAACCGCCGCTCAAGTTCCAGTTGCAGGTACAGCAGCAGATGGCCGTGACGGGCGCACCGTACTGCTACCTGTTCGCCTTGATCGGCGGCATGACGCCCAGCGTGGTCCGGCTCGAGCGGCATGAGCGGCTAATTGCCGGGCTGGTCCGCGAGGCGGAACGCTTCTGGGGCTACGTCGAGCGGCGAGAACTGCCGCCGGTCGACGACTCGGAAGCCACGGCCAAAGCCCTGTCGCGAATCTGGCGCGAGGATGAGGGCAAGGCCATCTTGTTACCCAGTGAGTCCCAGGAGTGGGCCGAGCGACTAGAGGCGGCGAAGGAAGCCAAGAAGTCGGCCGAAGCCGAGGAGCGCAAATTCGCCAACCTGCTGAAAGGCGCGATCGCGGATGCCACGTTTGGCGACGTGCCGGGGTTTGGTCGGTTTTCTTATAAGACACAAACGACGGCGGCGCACGAAGTCAAGGAAAGCACGTTTCGCGTGCTGCGCCGAGTCAAAGTAAAAGGGTATTGAGCCATGGCCACAGTCCAATCCGAACGACGTACGAACCATGTCGACCAGGTCGAACGCCAGTCGCTGGAAACCGTGATCCGGGAAACCGAGGAGCGGCGCCGCAGCGTGATCATGGAAGCGGCCTCCATCCTGATGGTGCCGCCCAACAAAGTCCTGACGCTGCTGCGCAATGTGTGGAAAGTGAGCAAGGGGCAGCCCGAGTTCACCGACGAAGAACTGTTCACGGGCTTGTCGCTGATCGGCAGGTATCACCTGGACCCGATTGCCAAAGAGGTCTACGTCACGCGCGATAAGAACGGTCGGCTGTTGAACATCGTGGGTATTGACGGCTGGATCAAGATCCTCGACCGCACGGATCATTACGACGGTCTGGAGCAGGTGTATCACGAGGAAAAGGGGGAAGTGGTCTGGCTCGAAACGCGGATCTACTCGACGAAGCGGACCCGCCCCACCGTGTACCGCGCCTTCATGCGGGAGTATCGGGCCCTGGGTGGCTTCGTGGCGGAGAAGGCCCCGATTCACATGCTGGGCATCTTCTCGCTGCGGCATGCGGCGCGACGGTTTGTGCCGCTGGGCGGACACGTCGTTACCGAGGATGAGGCCTTATTCATGGGGGCGCCGGTCGGCGAGGATGAAGTGACCGCGAATGAGACCAAGGACGCGCCCCGGCAATCACGCGCGGACGCCTTGGCCGACTCCCTGGCGGAAGCCGTGAGCAAGTCGAACGTCACGGAGGCGCCAGGCATGCTTGGCGTGCCGAAGCCGGCCGACGTGTTTGCCGCCTATGAGCGGGAACTGGCCGGCTGCGAAGAAGAACGTCACGTCATGGCCGCCTACGACCAGTATTTCGGGCCGGACGGTCCGGAGTGGTCGGCCGAAAATGCCGCCATGGGCGTCAAGGCGCGCGATTATCGATTAGCGGCCATTAAGGCAGTCAGGCGGCCAGCCAAGCGGAATACGCTGCTGGAAGCGGAGTAAGCACGGCGGAGTGGAAGCAACGGAGTCACACAGGATGGGTACGAACCATGGATTGGATCTGGATTATGGATTGGACGGTGATAGCGCGGTGTTGGGGCGGCGGGGCCTGTCTCGCGGTCTGCATGTGGGCCGCGAGCTGCTTCGTGCTGCGCGACCGGTGATGGCCCGCTTGCGACGGATTGGCCGCGGCGGACTCGGCTATGCCGTGGATGTCATGGCTCACGCCCGCTGCGCGCAGCTACGACGACTCGAGCATCAACTGCAGCAGCTACGCCGTCGCGAGCGGCACCTGACCGCTTACATCCAGCATGAGCACAGCGATGGGTTGGATCTCGTGCTGGCCGTGCACGAGTTGCACCGCGTGCAGTGGGAACAGCGGCAACTCCGGGAGCGGTGGCTATGACGACCGGTTCCGAAGTTTGGCAACGCGCCCACGAACTGCATCGCCAGCGGGTGACCTGGGCCATCTACTACCGCGAGATCCTCGGCCCGGCGGGGCTGCTGGCCAAACTGCCGGCTGCTGACCGGCGGGAGTTTGTGCAATCCAGCGATTACCGCCAGTTACGGCGCTGGCTGGCAGAACTGATGGAGGGCCGCTACCACGCCGACGAAGTGCGGCTGCGCATGATCACCATTCGTGTTCCGGAAGCGATTCACGAACTCTTGAAAGAGGAGGCTCACGACCACCGCACCAGTTTGAATCAACTGGCGATCAGCAAATTGCTGCAGCCGATCGCCCAAGACTACGTACCACGCAAGTAGCCGCTCCGCAGTGAACTGAATCAGCGCGCGAGCGGCCGAGTCACCACCGAAAACTTGGCATGACGGAGCATCCCACCATGGTCGCCGACCTGACGATCGACGCGCGATTAAAGTCCGTGCTTCCCCCGCTGACCAGTGACGAAAAGGAACAACTAGAGGCCAATATCGTGCGGGCCGGGCGTGTCATCGACCCCATCCTGTACTGGCACGATCCGGAAACGGAGAAGGACTGCATCGTGGAGGGCATGCACCGCTACGAGATTGCCACCAGACTGGGCATTCCGTTCAAGCGCGAACCGCTCGTGCTGGAAAGCATCCAGCATGCCAAGTTATGGATTTTGGAGCATCAGGCCGGCCGGCGGCATTACGCCGACCGGATGCAGGCCCGACTCCTCCGCGGCCAACTCTACAACGAAAGTAAACGTCCCGACGGGGGTCATGGTCATCAACCCCCCTCAAAGAAGGGCGGGGACCAAAATGAACCCCCGCTCGATTCCGAGTCGGCACGAGATACCGGGCGTGCGGCGGAACGCATCGCGGCCAAGCACGGCGGCAGCGCGTCGGGCGTCAAGCGCGATGGCAAACTGGTGGCCAGCCTGAAGCAGATTAACCAGCGGATGCGCGAGAAAATCGAGTCTGGCGACTTGCGTGTGCCGGATGCCATCGTCCATGCGCTGGCCACGGTCGACCACGCCACGCAGATGACAATCTGGCGCGACGTGCGGGTCCATCAGATGACATGGGCCGAGGCCTGCGCGCATCGCGGCGCCAAGGCTCCGCAGCCAGTTAAGACCAATCCACCGAAAGCGACAGGTAAGACACCGACGCAGGGAAAATCGGCGGACCGCAGCGGGGACAAAGGACAGCGAATGGATTCCCCCGCTGCCGGCTTTTCTACACCACCACAGCCCCCGCAACTCATCAATGAGGCGCGGGAGTTATTCCATCGCATGACCCCAGCGCAGCGGCAGCAGGTGTACGTGTTATGGGGTGAGTGGCTGGAAGACAGCCAAGCCGATCAACAGGTGGTGAGCAGAGAGGAAACGAGGGCTGAACAACCCGAGAAAGTCGAGTCGACGCCGAAAACCAAAAAGCAGAAACGTACCACTTTTCAAAAGCCGACGATCGAGGAAATTCAGGCCTACTGTTACGAGCGGAACAACGGCATCAGCGGGCAGGATTTCTTTGACTTCTACGAGGCGCGAGGCTGGAAGCTAACTAAGGGTGTGGCCATGGTGGATTGGAAAGCGGCCGTCCACACATGGGAAAAGAATCAACGGTTAGACACGTCGCGTCGTCGCGATCCACGCGGCACGCGCTCGGCGGCGGAGGAGTTTCTGTCCTCTCAGGCGAACTGACATATGACTCCCGCAGAGAAGCGTCGTTTGGTGGAATTGGTGGCTGGGCTGTGCGAAGCGTTTAATCGCACGCCCACAAAAGCCACGTTTGAGGGCTACACGATCGGCCTCGAGGACATCCCTTTGCCAGCGATCGAAGGCGCGGTCCGCCGCGCTCTGCGGGAATTGCGGTTTATGCCTACGGCGGCTGAACTGCGGGAACTAGCCGGTGATCTATCTAGCAGCGATCGAGCGGTGATTGCGTGGGATTGCGTGCTGAAGCACTTGCACCTCGGCCCGTACAAGCATGTGTCTTTCGTGGATGACCGCATTATCAATGCCACCATTCGCAACATGGGCGGCTGGCCGACGTTTACCTCACGCTTTACAGACGCCGAGTCGGAAAAGTGGCTTCGCAAGGAGTTTCTCGACACCTATCGCTCTTTACATCGCGCTGGCGTGACAGGCGATATGTGCGCGCCGCTGCCTGGTTTGGCTGGCGGATCGTATCCAGATGGCCGCGCCTACATTCCTCGGCTTGAGCAGGTCCGCACGGAGGGCGTACCGGCCTTGCCTGCGCCTGTGTCGCGCCAGTCGCGCGCGGCAGCATTACCACACGTCGAACTGAAGAGGCCGTGATTAAATGAAGCGAAAACCATGCAAGCGATTGACGGGTTGGCGGTATTGGGTGGAACGGCTGCTAGGCCTGCGGGCGCAGCGGCTAGCGGAGTTACTGGCGCAGAGGAGGCAGGTGCTATGACTGTTATGCGCGCCGAGGAGCTACAGCGGATTGCCACGCGATTGGCGAACTCATGTTTCGTTCGTTACTGGCTACATTGGAATCATCCTCACGAGCCGCACTACATGGCGATTGAGTGTCGCGATTTTAGAATGCAGCCGATGCAAATACGCGACATGGAACAGTACGGCTTTGAGTGGGATGAAGTTGACAGGCGATATTACATCGAGCGGGATTTGGTGGCGGATGGCCTGAAGTCCACATAATCCGCTGGTCGAACCACAAAGGTATCGAAGATGCGATGCGAACTGATTATCTACTCGCACTCCGAGAATGGCTTGTCGCTGTTCGTCGTGCCGGAAACAGATACCGAGAGGCAGTTGCTGCGCGGGCTATGGACGCACGGCGAACTGAAAACCTGTAATGGCGTCGCAGACAGGAATAGCAGATCCGCAGGGCGTGGCAGAGGCGTGATATGAAGCCGCTAGGACGCAAAGCGTACGGTTCTATTGGACACCTGCCGAACAGCAGACTCGGCCCTGCAGATCACTGCGTGTCGCCGGGGCAAGCTCGTATTTGCTGCGAACGGCCTCGCGATAAATCCGACAAGATCATCGTGCAGGAAAAGTACGACGGAAGTTGCTGCGCCGTAGCTCGACTTAAAAACGAGATACATGCTTTAGGCCGCGCCGGCTATTTGGCGCGCACGTCGAAATACGAGCAGCATCATCTGTTTGCAGACTGGGTCAGCAAGCACGAGGACACATTTCGAGCGATCTTGCTGGAGGGCGAAAGAGTGGTCGGGGAGTGGCTGGCGCAGGCGCATGGCACCCGCTACGACATCAATTGCTTATTTCCGCCGTTTGTGGCATTCGACATTATGGTTGATGACAAGCGGATGGAATTCGATGCGTTCATTGACAGGATAGTGTGCGGCACTGGTGACGACACGCCTCCTGAATGCCTGTCGACTCCGCAAGTAGTGGGTTATGGATCAATGCCAGTCGCGGAAGCGATGCAGCAGGTATGCAATCCATTTGCAAAAGACCCTGTTGAAGGAGTGGTCTACCGCGTCGAGCGGCAAGGAAAGGTTGACTTCCTCGCGAAATACGTGCGGCCTGACAAGGTCGATGGTTGTTATCTGCCAGAAATCAGCGGGCAGGAAGCGGTGTGGAATTGGAAGCCTGAATAATGCACACGCACAGAGTAACCGAAACGCACTCCGACTCCCGCCAGCGACGGTTCAAAGTAGACTGCCGTTGCGACATGGATGTCATCCTGAGCGACTGGCGAATACCGCCTTACTTAGAACGGCCGAAAGATGGACCTTGGGCGGGATTGTGCGTGCTCGAGGTTGAGGCCACGCATAGCAAAGGCGGTTGGGTGGTACTGGTGCGATATGGGAAACCACCGCAGGCGATGACGCGAAAACGCGATCGACTGGCGACATAGCAGGGATACGACATGAGTTACAACTGTACTACCTGGAAAACGACAACACTCGACAAGTTTCGTTTGCCGATTGCGAGCCTGTACAAACATCCTCGCAGCGATTGGCATCCCGAGCGACGTGACGTTACTGGGCTGACCATGTTCGCAGTGTGCGAAGCCGGAGTGTCAGGGCACGTGAACGGTGATTGGCTAGAGGTCACGAGCGTCGACATTGCTGGCGAGGGCAGCGGCACGGCACTGAACTGGATATTCGAGCCAGCCTTTGAGCACAGCACGGGAACGCTCGTAGCCACCTTGATCTGGGAGGGAGGCGATTCCATTCAGCGACTGTCGGTGGTAGACGGCCAGATCACGACAGAAGAGATCGATATCTGACACAGGACACAAAGCGACCGTAGCCTAATGGATCAGGCATCCGCCTTCTAAGCGGAGATATGAAGGTTCGATTCCTTCCGGTCGTGTTGCATGGATAGTCGAGCGATTGTCGGTGGTGGACGGCCAGATTACGACGGAAGAGATTGATATCTAAAACAGGCTCTGTAGTGTATTGGCCACACGCCGCTGTCACCTTCCGGCCGAGTGCATGCTAGGTTGGATAACAAGCGCAGCGAAATAGCAGGTTCGATTCCTGCCGGAGTCTCTGGATTGCGAGAAGGCTGAGAGGCCCTAACACGGCCGGGTTATGTCGCGTCGGCACTTTATCCCGCAGAAAAAAGAGCCGAGTCAGAAATAGAGCAGCGGTTTTAATCTCCCGCTGTGATCGCAGGGGAGCGCGAGCCCCGAACGAAATCGGTCAAAGAGTGTCTCCTTATGGAGTTTCCCAGGCAACGGGTTGGTGGTCGATCCAACATGCACGCTCCGCCCTGGTCCACACGCGAGAACTAAGAAAACGCTCGTTAGTAAGCCGATTGCGACGATCCGCCAAGTCTCGAAAACTCTCAGTCAACGCCTACAAGCACGCCTAACTCGGAGAAGCAGGCTTTCTCGCGAGGGAAGCGTGCTTTAGGTGGAATTGATGACCACCTGGGTATCCGCATGGATGAAGACCTCGTACGAGCCCGCGTAGCCGGCCGACTGGCAGCGAACGAATTAGCTGACCTGTACATCACCGAGTCCGCGCGCCTGAAAGAGCAGCACGGACTGGAGGCCTCGATCACGTTTTTGGAAACGCTGCGAGACAATCTGCTGGCCATTCGACCTTTGGCGCCCGTCACACCGGTAACGCCGCCCGTAATGCCCGAGCCTGCCTATCGGCGGTCCGGATTCAGCGCCGACGAGTGCCCGGACGATTACGTCGTGGTCGAGTTTCACGAGGAAATTGAGGCCGAAACGGACCGGGCCATCCTGATCGGGCAGCACTGGATTCCCAAGAGCCAAATTTGGGAGTGTCCGGACCGTGGCGAGTACGTGGAATCGTTGGCCATTCGCGAATGGTTCGTCGACAAGGAGGGGCTGGCGACTTGACGAAATTTCGCCGTTGTTCTAAACAAAGTGGACTACCAATAGCGGCACTTCGATCAGAAGCCCGTCGAGCAATCGGCGGGCTTTTTTCGTTTCTTGAGGGAGCGTATGGACGCCGACACGATTCGACGCCTCGTCCTGGCAGACGCAGAGTTGAAGGCCTGGGCTTTGGCCGGACGCGACGGCGATATCGCCCGGGATGCGCGGCTGGCGGAATCGGTGGGCGTCGAGTTCCGGCTCACCTCCCGCGGAGTAAATGACATTTTCGGGCTCGTGCGGGGCGCCGCCATCATGGCCGCCCTCCGCGCCAAGGCGACCGAGGGGACTCCCGAAGGCGCTATCATCGCCGAAATGCTCTCCATGATGGACATCAAGACGATCGGCGAGAACCAAGGCGTCGATTTGAATCATGCCGACGCGCCCACGCTGATGGGCCTGCTGGTCTCGGTCAGCATTGTCACGGCCGACGAAGCCGCTGTGGTGCTGTCCAAGGCCAGAAAGTCCGTCCAGCCCAGCGTGCAGGACGTGTCGCTGGCCCTGCGCGTCTACCGGCCGGAGGGCAAGATCGGCAAATACTCATCGTCCGAACTTCAATCCTGAGAGGGGCATGACACATGGCGAACAATCTCACGATCAACCTGAACGATACCGGCTGCGCCGACACGCCGTGCACGGCCGGGACGTTCAACGTGCGGGCGTTCTACACCGAGGTGGACGCGGGGCACGTGTTCGGATCGTTCAAGAGCCGGGAAGCGGCGGAAAAGTGCGTGTTGGTCTTGGCTGGCCGCGAGGACGTGGTCAAGGCCGTGATCGAACCCGTGGTGACCTAATCGAAAGGGGGCGGACCGTGGCGACTTTGTCAGAACTTCATTCCTTGCTGTCCGACGATAGCCTGCAGAACAAAGTCCGCGGGGCGGTCTTGAAGATGGCCATCGCGGTGGTGTTCGAGGATGCCGGCACGGCCAATCACGCCAATCGGCTGGCCTACGCGAAGGCGGCGTTGAACGACGTGAATGGCGCGGCCGACGACATCGTCAAATATGTCATTGGCGCCAACGCTTCCTCGACGGCGGCGGAAATCCTCGCGCTGAGCGACAGCACCATCCAAGATCACGTGAACGCTTCTTTGGCGATCTTCGCGAGTTAACCCATGCCACTGCCCGATTTCAAGTTCACGTTCGAGCACGGCACCGCGGTGATCTGGGGTGAATCCGGCGCCAGCGGCGTTACCAAGACGCTGTCCTTCGATGGGCTCGCGGCGGGCTCGGCGCGGATGGGCGCGGCGGCGGACCTGGGGGAGGACTGGGACCAGTGGTATTACGTGCAGCTTGTGATTGAAAGCGGCACCGCGCCCACGGCCGCCGGCACGGTCGATTTGTTTTTGCCCTGCTCCTACGACAACAGCACGTGGCCGGCTGGTGTCAGTGGCAGCGATGGAGCCTGGCCGAGCGATGGCAACGAGGACGAATGGGCCAAGCAACTGGACAGCGCGTACGTCTGCTCACTGAAGGCGACCAATGACGCTACCACGGTCCAGCGTCAGGCGCCAGTGTTGTGGCGTCCGAGTGGTCGTTATGTCGTGCCGGTCGTCGACAACAACATGGATCAGGCGGTGCGCGACGAGACGACAGCGACCGATAACGACAGCCGGGTGATTCTAGTGCCGGTCCGCTCATTGGTGCAGCAGGCAGCATGAGAAACCACGTGCTACAACCGCCGTTTGCCACGGGCGTCCACGACGCGGAGTATCCGCAGTTGTGGAGCGGCATGATGTTTGGATGGTCTGCCAATCTGGGCATCACGGGTGGCATGATTCGCGACCGGTCTGGCAGGGCGAATCACGGCACGCTGACGAACGCGGACCTGGATACGTATTGGGGACGATCGTACGGTTACGCACGCTTGGCATTCTTCACTTCCTATGTGACGATACCTCGAAATGGTCGCTTTGATTTTTCAAGCACAAATCTGTTTTGGTCCGCATGGGTTAGTGATTTAACAACAAATGGAATTATCTGTAGCACTATATTAAATTCATCGCCGTACTCAGGTTGGGAGATTGCATGTGGGACTATTTCAGCTAATAAGCTCCAATTGTGGAATAGTAGTGCCTGGGTAGCGAGTACGTCAAATGTAACAGGGACTGGTATTCGTCATTTATGCGTTTTTAACGATGGCGTAAATACTCAATTTTTCATCAACGGACAATTAGACGCTACTGTTTCTCATATAAGATCTGCTACTCCAGGTGACTCAAATTTGGTTATTGGTGCAAGAGTGTCTGGATGGAATGCCATGAATTGCCGTGTTCATGATTTTTACATAGGCACAGCACAAACATCTACAGTTCAATCGCTTGTAACCATGCTGTACTTTCTCGGCCCCGGCGGCTGGGCTCGCCGCAAGTCGCCCGCGTCGGTGTGCGTGCCGCTCCAGACGCGACCGCCCCTGCGCCGTACCCGCTCGATCACGCCGAATCAATGTGTTGATATCCAGTTTCGGCATCGCAACATTGGTCATGGAAGGCTGAAAGCCGGATGAGTTTCAACCTTGCCATTTACGGTGTTGAATTTGTGTTCTATCACGCTTTGGAGTCCCAAAGCTCACCGGGGAATTTCCAGACCAACCCCACGCTGGCCAGCGGAGACGTCACGATCAGCAAAGACGGCGGATCGGCCAGTAATCTGAACACCACGCCCGCAGCGACGCCGGCTGGCGGCAAGCGCATTAAAGTGACCGTGTCGGCCACCGAAATGCAGGCGGACGACATCTCGCTGGTGTTCTCGGATGCTGCCGGCGATGAGTGGTACGACTCGCACGTGCATATTCAGCCGCTACGGCTGCCGGCCAGCACGATCGACGACGCGGGCGGATCTCCCAGCACCACGGCGTTCGGAACGGATTTGACCGAATCATCGGACGACTATTACGTCAATCAGTACATCTACTTTCTGTCGGGGACGAACACGGGACTGTCGCGGAAAATATCGGATTACAACGGCACGTCCAAGCAGATTACGATCGCGGTCGCGCTCCCCGATGCTCCAGCCGACGGAGACAAGTTTCTCATCCTTGGCAGGAGTGAATAAATGCCGTGGATGTGGGAACTGCTGCAATGGTGGTGGTACGAAGAAGATGAGGAAAGCTCGTCGTCGTCCTCGTCCTCTGCCAGTAGTCTGAGTAGTTCCTCCAGTAGCAGTCTGTCTTCGTCGAGTCTGTCTTCGTCGAGTCTGTCTTCGTCGAGTCTGTCCTCGCTGTCGAGCCTGTCTTCTTCTTCGTCGTTATCCAGCAGCTCGTCACTTTCCAGCCAGTCTTCCTCTAGCAGTAGCCAGTCCTCGTCATCCTCTAGCAGTAGCCAGTCGTCGTCATCCAGCAGCCAATCTTCGTCATCGGTAAGTAGCTCGTCGCTGTCGAGCCAGTCTTCCTCCAGCAGCTCTTCGTCTTCGAGTTCCAGTAGTTCCACGAGTTCCAGTTCGCGGATCTTTGGCTCGCTGACCGGCACACTGTCGATCACGCCGTCGCTACAGGGCGTCTTATTCATCAATGGTCAGTAGGAGCGTGCGATGCCTCTTTACATTGGCTCCGACAACTCGGTGATCCTCGACAAACTCGCAGACGACGCCAACGGCCAATACATCAACGACGCGGATCTGTCCTTCACGCTGTACCGCCAGCGGGCTCAAGATGGCGTGATGACTGTCGGTTCGGCGTCACTGTCCTCGGATACAGCGGCCTTCGTGGCTGGCGACGTGGGCAAGTCGATCATCGTGCCGGGCGCCGGACCTTACGGCAGCGATTTGCAGACGACGATCTCCGCCGTGGTATCCGCCACGCAAGCGACGCTGGCCGCTGCCGCTTCCACGGCGGTGACCTACGCGCACTTTCTGGTGTCGATACCCGACGCGAAGGATATCACGATGGATTACGTGGCCAGCAGCAACGGCCGCTACATCGGCATCTTGCAATCGACGGTCACACTGGGGCTCGACACGTACACGTTGGTAGTGGATATCGACGGCGGCATTGGGCGCATCGATCAACGGCAAGTGCAGTTGCCCGCTGTGTATCGTGGTTGACGAATTTGCGGTGCGGAGTAGACTGGCTGGCGAAACGGGCTCCTCGACCAGAGGCCCCGTCAGGATCAGGCAGTACCTGATTTGGACGGGGCTTTTTTCATGCGCGGTGACAGAATTATGTCCATGACGGAAGCCTCGGGACCGGTCAAGCACGTCAATATTTCTGCATCCGCCTCCGGCGTGACGTCGCTCGTCAGCGCGGTCGCGAGTCATAAAATCCGCGTCCTGGGGATGGTGCTCAATAACACCGATGCCAGTACGGCCGTGAACGCGACCATCGAGGACGAGGACGGTGGCAATCTGATTGGCCCGCTGCGGCTGGCGTCGGGAGCCACGGTCACGCTGCCAGCCAGCGGACTGGGATATGGAGACACGCCCACCGGCAAAGGTCTGGCCATCCTCTTAGGAGGAGCCCAAGCCGTCGGTGGATCACTCACTTATCAGGTAATCAAATAAATGGCGGAACAACTATCGCAAGCGCTGATTCTGGCTCGAATCGACGACACGGTTGGCGCGGCGCCGCAAGATGCGTGGTCGCTCGGTCGCTCGCTCGTGACGGCCGTCGCGGACATCCTCCGGGACGCCCATATCACGGTCCAGCTCGACGACCTGATCGCGGCCGCCAAGTCGGCGTATGACCGGCAAGTGGCGCCGATCGACATCCCGTGGGTGCCGAATTTGATCGAACCGATGGTCGATCAACTGATCTGGCAGTCAATTGAATCCATGATCCGCGCCTTACATTCGCGGTTAGGCCAATGAACTACGACGGCATCCAACTCTGTGGGGTCGAAGACACGCTGGGCGTGGGGCAGATGTGCCGCTGGCCCATGATCGACGTGTCGTGGTCGATTCGCGCCTCGCTGCCGCAGTTTGCCGTCGAAGCCTTCCGCGAAGCCTGTGAACTGGCCTGGTCCTATTGGTCGAGCGTATGTGGCATCCGGCCGCGTTACACGCCGAATAATCTGACTGCCAATCTGGTGATCGGGCTGCAAACGATCGGGCCCGGGGGCGTGCTGGCCGATTGCGAACTGCCGTGCGGCGCCTCCCAGGCCTCGAGCCTGCGGATGCGCATCGACACGCAAGAGTCCTGGGTCATCGCCGAAAATCCTCCGAACAACAAAATCGACTTGGTGCGGGTGGTGTGCCATGAACTGGGGCACGGGATCGGCATTCCGCACATCGGCGGCGCCAACCTGATGGCGCCGACCTACAACGCCCGTCTCCGCCGGCCGCAGGTAGGCGACATCGCCGAGGCGGTCGCGCGTTACGGTACGCCCGTGGCCGTACCACCGCCGCCAGTGCCACCATCCGACGAGTACGAGGAAGTGACGGCGATCCTGCGCAAGGGCGGCAAAATCTTCGTGCGGACCAAAGGGGTGGTCACCGAATTATGAGTCTTGATCGACACGCCGCGGCCATCGCCCGCTGGCTGAAGTGGCTGGCCATCGCCGTATTTGCGCTGGCCGTGGTCCTGGCCGCCGCCACGCTCCGCGCTGCTGAGGAAGAATTGCCCGGCAAGCCTGTCGCCACGGCGGCCGAAGCGGTCGGGTGGGCGCTGGCGGATATCGCCACACTGGGCGAAGCCGATCGGCCATTCGCGCGGTACGTGTGGATTCCACCCTGGGGCGATGAACTGTGGGTGGCCGGCCTCAATTTCTCGCTCAACACGGCGGCCTCCCACGCGACCACCTTGCAACTTGGGACGCCCATCGCCAACGGCTGGATGGTACGCTACGACTTGCGTCGGCTGGCCCCTGTGGAAAAGCAACTCGAACGGCTACGTGCCGTGTGGGACGGACTCGCCACACAAGACCCCTACTTTCACGTGCCGGCCACGAACACCGGGTTGCAAGCCGCGGTGATCGCGCCGCACCTGAAGGAAGAACAGGCGGTGGCGCTGGCGGGACTGTCCCTGTCCACGGGCGCGATCTATCGTGCGGACTTCCTAGTGGTGAAGATGCTCAGCACGCTCGAGGGGGGCAAGTATTACGACTTCCTCCAGGTCGACCGGCAGGTGAGTGAGGAGGAAAAGACACGTGGCGTGACGCCTCAGGATAAGTGGCTGGCGACGCTGGGAGTCTTCGAGCAAACGACCCGCAACCTGTCGGGCGATCAGCGGTCCGCAATTTTCCGGTCGGCCGTCACGGGCAAGCCACGACGAATTGACGTGTTTTACGGGCTCGGGAGAGGCGGGAATCTCTGCACGATTACGCACGACATCTCCGATGAGGACGTGGGAGCCGGCCAGCACCCCATTCGCAACCTACTGGAATTCCGCGACTCGGCCCGAGAAATCATCGTCGAGCGGCCCAACGGCACGCACGCCTTCGCGCTCACGAACGCCCAAGGCGAATTCCAGGATGCCGCGCCGGACAACGTGGCCCGTGACCATACGGTGCCCGCGCCCCATACGAGTCGTCTGCAGCCCGCTATTTCCTGCATCCGCTGCCATGGTCCACACGATGGCCTGCAGCCGTTCGGTAACGACGTGAAAACGATTTTGAAATCACGACTGGATGTCTTTGCCGACTTGGGTGCCAGCGAGCAGAATACGCGTGAACAAGTGGTGGATCGATTGGCCGGACTCTATGCGGGCCAACTCGACGCTCCGGACGGTCCGATCGGCCGTGGCCGGCGGGATTACGGCACCACACTGTACCGAATCGCACTCGATTCTGTGTTTGGCGTCGATGATGCGCGGATTGTGGCCGAACTGAGTCACGCCGTGAGTGATATTTTTTCGAGTTACCGCTACGACGTGGTAAGCCCAGAGCGGGCCTGCCTGGAACTCGGACTCGAAGTGGGCGATGGCGAGGGCATAGCGGGCTTGGATCGCCTGCTGGGCGACCCCTCGCTGGCGATTGTGGTCGATCCCGTGGTGGGCAGTCTCCGCGCTGGAATCTCGATCAATCGCACGGAGTTTGAGCAGGTGTTTGTCGACCTGTCGCTCCAGGCGGAATCGATCCGCACGGGCAAGACCATGTCGGAACTTCGCCCTGTGGGAAAGCCCATCGAAGCCGCACCCGTCGTGGATCAACCCACGCCTCCCGCACAGCCCACGGAACCGCCGCCGGCACAACCGCCACCAGCGCGACCCAATTCAACTAACCGACGAGGATGACATGCGTTATTTCGCGTTACTGCTGCTCTTGTTTGCTCACGAAGCCCACGCCTGCCAGCGGTGTGGTCTGTTTGGGAATCGCTGCCGTTTTGTCTCGAGGCCTGTCGTGCAACAGCATGTGGTGTCACAACCAGTCGCTGTGGCGCCGGTCGCGACGTATCAATCGCCAGACGTATTCGTTGTGCAGAATAACTACCCGCAGCCGAACGGTACGATCGGACTCCTGGCCCAGCAGGGCACGAGCGTGTACGGATATCAGGCCGCGGCCGCAGCGTACTTCGTAAATCCGGCCGAGACTTTGCGGCAAGCGGCAGAACTCGCCAAGGCGGCCAGTGCGACCGCCTCGATTGGCCTCACGGGCTACAACGAGACGGCACGCACGCAACTGACGCTGCAGGCGGCCATCGCGGAGCCGCTCGCGAAGGGGCAAGCGGCCGCGCAGGTCTTGGGCGCCGCGGGACTGTCGGCGCCATCCTCGCAGTCGCAATCATTCGCCCTGCGAATCTCGCAGGACTCCGCCGGACGCTGGCAGGTGACGCAAGCCGACCCCGCGCAAGTGTCCGCGACGGTCCACGCCGAGATCAACGAGCATTCGACGCCGACAGTTCCTGCGAGGCCCGTCAACGGCGCCTCGGTGCTGGCCGCGAAGTGCGCCCGGTGTCACGGGCTGAATCTCACCGAGCCCAAGGGCGGCATGTTCCTCGATGCGGGTCATCCGTTGGACTGCGCTACCGTGGTCAAAGCGATCAAGCAGGTGAAGAGCAATAAGATGCCACCCGACGGTGGGCTGACGGATCAGGAAAAGGGGTTACTTCTCGACGAACTGCTTTCTCTCGAAAGGGACGGGTCATGAAAGGTGTGTTAGCGTGTGTGTGCTTCTTGCTGTGCTGCGCGGACGTGTCGGCGCATGGCCGCGTGGTGGTTCAGCGGCAGGTAATTCGCCAGCCGCTGTTCCAGCGACAACGGGTGGTAGTGCGGCAGCAAGTCGTGGTGCCGCAGGCCGTGGTCGCTCCCCAAGCCGTGGTGGTGCAGCCGTTCGTTCAGTCGTATGCCGCGCCGTTGGTAGTGCCGCAAGCGTTCGTGGTGCCGCAGGCCTTCACGGCGCCATCGTGCGGGGCATGTGGTTCGGCCGCATTGTTCCTGCGGTAGGTCATGTCACTTTTCAGTGATCGCGACCTGATCGCGTGCATCGACCGGAACACGGCGCGGCTGGTCGGTGCTTTGATGCAAATCGCACGGGCGTTGCGTCGCCCCGCGATGCCGCGTCCGGTGTCGTTACACGTGGTTTCGCAAGGAGAGAATGGAATGTTGCACTTTCGCATTGTGCTGCCGCCGCCAGGTGCCAGTGATGTCACTGCGCGGGAACTGGCGTACCAGATCGGGGACGGCGAACAGGTGATTGAGACGCTGGAAGCCAGCGCTACGGAACTGGCAGGCCTGTCGGGGAATGATAACGATCAGGTCGTGGTATCGCTGACCGATATCGACGATGCCGGCAACCGCAGTGAACCGCGCGAGCAGACCTTCACGCTGACCGACACCATCGCTCCGCCGCAGCCTGGCGAAATGGGGCTGATCGTCGACAGCGAATCGTAACCAGGACGGACCCTGGGGCTGTCCGTGCGGCGATGTCAGGAAGGCATCGCCGCACGGTAGCTATAAAAAGCGAGCGGTGTGGCGTGAGATTCGCAACCGAAAGGGCAGGTGATGGAACTATGGGGCTCATGGGAGCAAATCGCAGCCACGATTGCTGCCTTTTTGGGAGGAGGTGGACTCGTGGCCATCGCACGCATTGTTGCCGATTATTTGAAGGATCGCGGCAAGCGACAGGGCGACCGAGATGCCGCGACCGATCACATCATCGAATCTCTGTTAGCGGATTATAAGGCCGAGTTACATGCCCTCCGGGCACGGCTCGACGCCAGTCATGAGGACCATCAGGATTGCCAGCGCCAAAATGCGGAACTGCGCGAGAAAATCGGCGCGTTGGCCGAGAAAGTCGCGCGGAACGACGAGGAAATCAAACAGCTCAAACTGTTCTCCTGTTCGGTAGCCGGGTGCCAACTGCGAAAAGAGATTGAACTGCGACAGAATCAAGGGTAAGGGTGAGGTGGCAGCCTCCCGTCACGCACGTCAACAATCCTCCCCGGGTAGATTGGACCATGATGAGACAAGTCTGGTTGGCGGTCCTGTGTCTGGTTGCCGGCTGGTTGCCGGCTCAAGATCAGCCTTTGCAGTACTCGACTCGCCTGCGGACGGTGGAGCCAGGTGGCAAGTGCCATGTGTGGTTTCCGCAGAACGTGGCTGGCCCGAGTGGTCGGGGATACATCCCCAAGCTGCCGGTCGGCTGGACGTACGCGTATCCGGGCACTTACGGACGTGGTTGGTCCGAGTGGCATCGCGGATGGGCCTGGGAAATTCAGGTCGCGCGGGACGCGCAGCCAGGTGCGTATGCGCTCGATTTCATGGACCAGGGTCAACCAGTTCCCGGGCTGACGCCGATTGTCGTGACGGTCTGTGCGCCGGCTCCCAAACGGCGCCTGAAGCGGCTGATGTCCGCCACGACGGCCGACCTGCAGTTTTACTTGGACCAGGGTTACGATCTGGAACTGGGTCCCTTTGAGTTTGTGATTACTACGCCGCTACAAGTGCCGGACGGGGCCCGGATTTGTTCGACCGGTGCGGCTCGCCTAGTGCGGACCGCCGACCGCCATCCCGAGAACCATCCTCACCATGAAATGTTCATTCCGGAGGGGCGCTTCACGCTCGAGCGCGTGATACTCACTCACGACGGCACCATGCCGGCGGAGCCGTTGTACCTGCACAAGTGGCCTCGTGATACCTCACCCACCTGCCCCAATGTGACGGTGACCCAATGCGTGATCGAGCGCGGTTACTTGGGCAAGGCCACGGAGTCGAACATGGCCGTGGAGCGGTGCCGGTTCGCCGGCGGCGGGACGGGCATCACGCCCCTGAACGGTCGGTACGACTACTGTGAGTTCACTGGTACTTCCCCGGATCAGAGCCACAGATTCCTGTGCTGGGGAGCCAATGGCTTGCTGCTCACGAATAACCGGTTCGCCGGCACCTCGCGGGGATTTGTGTTCCAAACGGGGGACGTCGTCGGAGCCGCGTTGCTCGACAACTATTGCACCGGGATCCGCGGGGGTAGCGGCAACGCGAATGAGTGCCTCCTGTTTGAAGCGGGCACTGGATCGCCCATTGCCTGCGACGACGCACATGGTTGCCGAAATAACCTGGTCGTCGACCTGTGGATCAACGATTGTGCCGGGCCCGGCGTCTCGCTGTACGGATCCGGGATGCACGACAACCAGTTTTGGGGCGTGGACGCGCACACGGATAACAGCAGCCTGTACGTGATCGCGATCGGCGACGGACAAATCACACGTAACCAGTTTCACAATTGGCAATGCACGGGAGGAGTCGTGTTCCACGGTGATGTGGGACAGGTCACTTTCGGTAATATGCAGCTGCTCGAGTCACAGCAACGGCGGGGCAACCAAGGGCCGTTTGCACCTGTGATTCGGCACTTCAACGAGCATTATCCGTTCGACCTGGATGAAGAGGCGCGACAAACTGGCGTATTCACGCTCTCGGGCGTCGGGCTTCTAATGCCCAACCGGACGTACGTGCCAATCGATGAGCTGACCGGGAAAAAATGAACGGGTCCTTCCTCATGAGGACCATCAGGAGTGCCAGCGCCCGCAACGACGAGGAGATTCGCCAACTCAAACTATTTTCCTGCTCTGTAGCAGGGTGCAACCTGCGGCGGGAAATTGAAGAACGCAACGGCAAAGCATAAGAGACCGGAAGCATGACCACGACACGGAGCGAACAACTGTTCGCCATCGTCGACCGATTCAACCAAATCCATCGCGACTGGGCGGAGTTCGACACGAACAATCCCGAGCCCACGGAGTTGTACTGGCGCGCGCTGCAGGCCGTGCTGGATACGTTCGAAGGGGGCGACCTGCCAGCGGACTGCCGCCCCATGGCCGCCGCCGTCTACAAACTGGCCCAAGAGCGGGCCCGTTACGATGCCTCCGGGATGACCACGGTGCCGCAGTCGCTGTTTGCCGCGCGCGAGGAACTGGAGCGGGTAGCCCGGGCCGCACGCTCGCCGCTTGAGCGTCCCCATCGGGAAACTATTCAGGAACTGGCCAAGCAGAACGTCCCCCATGAGCAGATTGCCCGTATTTGGGGCCTGCGCCGCCCGGACGGTACGGGCCGGGCCGACCTCGTCCAGCAGGAACTGAATCAGCCCGGTTCGGTGATCGGGCCCAACTATGTGCATCCCGAGGACCGCATGGCGCATGACCAAGTGCTGGTCGAGCGCCGCAACTGGCAGGCTTTGGAGGTGCTCAGCCAGAAGGAGCAGGAACGGATCGAGGCGGATCAGAAGCCCTGTCCCGAGACGCCGCGGGAACTGTGGCTGATTGGGGTCAGCACGGCGCAGGCGGCGAGGATGTTGCGGCAGCCGCAAGAGCAGGTGGCCCGCCTGTGGGACGAGTTCGAACGGGAAAAGGTCGCGATTCAGACGGCGCAGGAGCGCCCGGCGCCCGTAGCGCCGCCCGCACCGGCGGTGGTAACTCCGCCGCCGGTGGCCGAAGCGGCCACGGCCGATCCGCTGGACGACATGCTGGGCGCAGCCGGCGACAGTCCCTACGCGCAGTTTGACGGCTGGAGCGAGCAGGAACTGCGGATCGAAGCCAAACGCCTGGGAATTCGCCTGCGAGGCCGCTTCACGCGTGAAACGCTGATGGATCGCATTTTGGCCGCGGATCCCACGGCAGAATTGGTGGATGACGACAGCGTCGCGGGCGTCGATGAGTTCGACCACGAGGGCGTGACGGTCGGCGAGACGGAGGAACCAACGTAAGCATGGCCAAGAAAAGCAAGTTTGATTTTTCGCACGTCGAAGACGCCGCGCTGCGCGACAAGCTGGAGCGGACGGTGGCGGAACATGACCCCGCCGTGCCGCCCGAGGTGAACGCGCACCCGCGGTATGTGTTTGGCCGGGCCACCCCGCACCGTGACGTGGGTGGCAGCGTGATCGTCCGCAATGGACTCGACGAGGATCGGGCGGGTACGCTGCTTGGTCCGTTGGGTCGCGCGTGGCGCGTCGACGTCAACGGCACGGTGTTGATTGTGCATGATCCGGAAGACTCGTGGGGATAAACGACATGGCTTTGAAGCGTTTCGGCAATCTGATGCTGGATCCGGCTGAAGTGGCATTCGAGGACGCCAAGCGACTGATGGACTATCTGGAAGGTAACGCAGCAGCCCATGGGCAAACGCCGGATCAAACCGAGTGAACGCAAGCCGGTCGAGCCACCGCGCAAGCGGCGACGCGGCGTGGTGGACGAACCACCGGACCAAACGCCGCCCGATCCCGAGCAGACCAGCCCGTTCGAACACCTGCGGAACCCCAACCAGCGAATATTCCTGCGGGTGTACTGTCAGTGCTGGAGCATTACGCAGGCGGCCGAGGCGTCGGGCCTGTCGATATGGGCGCATTACTACTGGAAACGCACGGATGCGCTGTACCGGCGCGCGTTTGTCCTAGCCTGGAAAATCGCTGGGGACCGGTGCGAGGAAGAGGCGTATCGCCGGGCGGTGACGGGTCTTCGCCGCTTGAAGTTTGGGCCGAAAGGCAAGCCGCTGATTGATCCCGCCACGCGCCAGCCCTACGTGGAGCACGAATTTTCGGATCGGCTGCTCGAGCGGCTGCTGAAAGCCTTCAAACCACATCGCTATTGCGACCGGCAGGAGACGCAGCACAACGTGTCGGTGGATAGTCCCGCGCAGGGCAGTGGGGGCATGACGGATCTCTTAAAGACCTTCTGTGATACACCACCAGAGTCCCCCGAATCTGCCGCTGCACCATGAGTCGATCCGCGACTGGCTGCACGCGGCGGCCACGATTCCGATTCAGTGGCGACGTCGGAAGTATCTGCGCGACTGCCTGCGGGCCTCGTCCGAGTTGCGGGCCAAGTTGATCGAGAAGAACGACAGCCGGTTGACCACCCATATCCAACGGCTGTTCACGCATCCCTATTTCGCGTTCGAGCCCCGGCCCGATAATCCCGCCGCCGGCGATCAGCAGACCGGGTTTCTGGAGTCGCAGGCCTTCACGACAGTGGCTCTGGGAGGCACGGGTAGCGGCAAGAGCTACATCGGCTCACAACGGGCCATCAAGTTCCTCTGCGAGGATCAGCGACCGCCAATCAAGGACACGCCCTTCTTCGTGATCGCCGACAACCTGGAGGAATCCTCCAAGGCTTGCTGGGCGCAGAAACTCCACGATCTGTTGCCGCGGGAGTGGGTCGACTGGGACCGCATTACCTGGCGCAGCGCGAAGATGAATTTTCCGCGCATCGTGCCGCTGCGGCCCTGGCAGGACGACCCCAAGACGAACTGGGCGATTTACTTCTGCGGCTACACCCAGGACCGCAAGGCCTTCCAGGCCATCGCGGCCGGCGGCGCGTGGTTCACGGAACAATTCCCGTACGACATCTACGAGGAAGTCGTCGGGCGTATGCGACAATGGATGTTCAACGGCGCTCTGTGGCTGGAATTCACGCCGCTGGATCCGACCGACAGCGTCAAAGTCCAGGAGCTGTACGAGAAGTGGACGCGGGGCGAGCTCGACGAGGATCAATGGTCGTTCTACCGCCTCAACACCGAAGAAGCGGCGAAGAAGGGACACGTCAAGCAGGAGTTTGTCGACACGCTCAAGGCGACGATCTCACCCGAGATGCTCGCTACCCGCTTGCGCGGGGATTTCGGCTCCTACGAGGGTGTGATCTATCAGAGTCTCAACCCGCTAGTGCATTTCGTGCCCGGGACGCAATACGACAAGTGTCCGCGCGATATTAACCTGACGTACAAGCGAGGCATCGACTGGGGCGCCGGCCCATCGAATGCGTTTGTCGTCTTGTGGGGCGCCAAGGATTCCATGGGCCGCTGGTTCATTTTCGACGAGTATTACACCACGGATCAGCTCATGACCTGGGAAGATCACGTGCGGGAGATTCACAAGAAGGATGGGTGGAAACTCATTGGCCAGATAGACCGCGGTCTGACGACGTACCGCCTGGAGCCGATCCCAGGCGTGCCGCAGCGGTGGATTTACGAGCGCTCGAATTTTGGCCAGACCTACGCGCCACCCGAGCAGCCGGACTTATTCCGTGAGTTCGCGAAATACTGCCTGCCCGTGACGCCAGCCCGGAATGCCTTTCACCCCGGCGTGGATTGCGTGCGGCGGCATTTGAAATTCGACGACTTCACGCTCGAGCAGCGGACCGAGCCGCAACTGTTCATCGATCGGCGCGCGTGCCCAAATCTGGCAAGAGAACTGCCAGCGCTGCAGTGGAAAGACCCGCCCAAGGCAGGCGTGAATCCTTCAAGCGCCAAGATGGAACAGAAAAAAATACATGACCACTCCTGCACGATTTCTTCGACGCTCGTGTTGACGGAATCGGGATGGAAGCCAATTATCGAGATCCAGCGAGGCGAGATGGTGGCCTCGCTCGACGGCTGGACTCGGGTGGAATGCGGAGCGGTCAAGACGGGCGTAAATCGCCCATTGGTGCGAATCACGTTGGACAATGGGGCCGAGGTGGTGTGTACTCCCTGCCATCGGTTCCCGACGGAGGATGGATCATGGATCGCGGCGGAACACCTGCTGGGCCGACGTTTGGCGAAGTGGTGCGATACACCACCAGGAGTGGGCAGATGGCGGAATCCATCGAGTACGGCGGAATGGTGTGGCGACGATACCCCAACTCGCGATTCCCGGCTGCTCGCTACTTCGTCAAGCGAGTTGGTAAGCGGCCTGATGCCATTCTTCTCCATCGCAGGATCTACGAAGATTTTGTGGGACCAATTCCAAAGGGAATGGCCATCCATCACAAAGACGGGTGCATTACCAACAACCACCCATCCAACCTGGAACTTTGCACGTTCCGGGATCATTCACAAAAGCATGTGTCCGACAATGTCAACATGCGACAAGGCTTACGCGAGTGGCGACAGAAGCAGCCAGGACAACTTCGTCAAATCGCGAAAAATGCCAGCGACGCCTACTGGAGTGATCCACGCGTGGTCAGCCTTACTTGCTCGCATTGCGGCATCGCGTTTTCGTCAAAGGACGTGCGCACTAACCGAAAGCGATACTGCTCTGGTGCATGCAATCGGCAGGCGTTGCGAACCGAAAAGCGGCTATGCAAACATTGTGGCCAGGAGTTCTTGGCGGCATCCTTCGAGCCAAACGTCTTTTGTAGCAAGCGGTGCTCTGCGTGTTATGGAGGTATCCTCCTGCGGAACCGCCGACACGTACTGCATCGCGACTGAGTCGGGTTCGATGGTGTGGGGAGGCGGAGTCGTGGCGTCAAACTGTGATGCATTGCGCTACCTGCTATACTCCGACTGGATGGGCAACACGGGTGGCATCGAAGCCTTCCAGGCCCCGCAGCCGCATCGTCCGCAAGTGCGATTAAGGAAATGACCATGGCACGACTGAATGCCTCCCAGCGTCGGCAGGTCATCCGGAACGCGACCCGCGAACTGCGCCGCTCGGGCGGACGTCGCAGCGGATCGGGAGAGCCTGGCCCGTTGGGCGGCCTATTCCGCACGCTGGGGGCCCGCTTCGGGCCGCTGGGCGAGGTCATCGGCATGCTCGGGGATATCCTGTCCGGCGGACGGCGGGTGACCCGGCGCAATATCGAAGACGCGGTGCGGATCCTGACCGAAGAGGGATTTGAAGTCGCGCCAGCGCCACCGGAGGCGCCCCCGGTAATTGTGCAGCCTCCGCCGGTGGTGCCGCGTGGGGTACGCCCGGCCCCCGCGGTGCCGCCGGCATCGATTCCGCCGCTGCCGCCACAGGAACCGGCCGATCCGTGGCCCGCCGAACATTCGGTCCGGATTCTGCCGCGCCGTGTGCGAGGCGTCTACGACAGTATCCCGGCCGACATCGACACCTTCCAGGGCTGGATCCTCACGCCCCAGAGCTCCAACGTGCATGCGGTCGCGTACCACGAGGGTATCCTCTACGTGTGGTATCGGGCCGCTGGCAAGCCGACCGGGTACAAGGACGGGATCTCGTTATGCACCGGGAAGGCCTATAAGATCGGGATCCGGCCCGACGTGCCGGGCCCGATCTACTCGTATGGTGGCGCAGGCCGTCCGGTGCCACAGTCGGTGTTTGACGCGATTGCCACGTCGCGTTCGCCAGGCAAGCAGGTCTGGGACAAGTTGCGCGTGTGCGGATCGCAGTGGCAGCATCAGTACGTGTACACGCTGACCGATGTGCCCATGGGTCAGGCGGTGCCCCGCAAGGCGACGCGTCGCGGGTTGGCGGTGCGCAATGTCCCCAATGTCGGTCTGGGGCCACGTGGATCTCGCCGTAGCACGCTGCCCGCACGTGTGGCGGGGATCCGGTAATTGGCTCCGCATTCGTTGAATGCCCGCGCAGTGGCTTCGTTGCTGCGAGTACAGGTCGACCCACGCCTTTGGGCAAGAGCCAAGCCTCTGCGCGGGCACTTCGACCGGTTGGGACGAGTTCTGCGCAGCCCAAATCCGGAACGCTCGCAGAAACAAAGCCCCTGCGCGGGCACTTCGACTTGTCGACAACCTGGATCCGGTCGAGCACCGGCTCTCGCAGGAACAAAGCCCCTACGCGGGCATCATCGCTCTAACCTGGGCCGGCCTTCGCTCCGCGGTCGACTGAGTCCCCCGCGAATCGACTTCGGTAGTTTCGCCGCGCCCGCATCACGCAGCCATTCCGACAGCGATTTACCTTCCTTCGCGGCCGCCGCCAGAAAGGCCGTCCACCAATCCTGCGGCGCCGTGATGTTGCGGCGGATCGTATCGTCTCCATGGGGCTCTGTCATGCCGGTGATCCTATCACGTCGTGACCGTTATCTGCAGGGTGGCTTTCTCGCGAGTCCAGCCATGCTGCCGCAGCATCCGCGCCTCGAGCAGTTCCACGCGGTCAAGGCACTGCTGGAGAAATCCCTGTGGCAGATCATAGTCGAGCCCCCAGAACCACTTCACAACCAGCCAGGTTTGGCGGTCGGTGATTGGTTTCGCGAGTTCCCGCTCCAGGCGGGTAGAAATAGCTTGCGTGGTGGTCATGGTTTGGACGCTCCATTGATTCGGAGTAGGTGCAGCTCGAATCGGTCCTTCTCTTCCTGCGTCGCTGGCCGAATCTCAACCGTTTCGCCCGCCTGCAAGGCTGCTTGCACATTAGACCAGTCCGACCGAATGCCTCCTGCGGTGTACAAGCACGACATGAGCGTTGCGCTGTCGTGGTAAAAATGCTCGCCGATGTAAATCAGTTTCATGGTCTTCATGGTCATGCTCCTTGTGAAGAAAATATCGACCGTTGGCCGCGAATGGCCGGCGTCAGCATGCGGGCCGCTCCCCTCGCGGGTCGCGGAAACCACCGGCGACGGTCGTCGCGCCGGATCGACGCCGCAGCCCACCTGCCGGACCGCATGACCGGGTGGCCGTCAGGATTGCGGGCTGCGGCGGTTTAGTCAGGTATGCTGGCGGCATCCGCGTACCGGAACGCAAACCCCGGCCCAGTGGCATCGACGAGATACCGGATGCCGGAATCTCCACGATAATTCCGAGAGCCCATCGACCGGGGCACCGGCGTTGAGCCCGGTGACGTGGTGTCCCGTGGGCATACACTCGATCAGCATCCGCTCGAACTCATCCGTCGGAAGGATACGTGCCACGTCGCGTCGTGGCACATCGGTGCGCCGCGAGCCGAAGCCAATATTCCGGCGCCCGGTGATGATGAGTTCGTCGCCAATACGCTCGATGGTGTCACTGATTTTCATGATTCTCTCCGTGATCGAATGCCGCCTTGGGACGGCCGCCGGGCTCACCAGAGCCCGGCGGGGCATTAGGCCGCGAAAGCGGCCCCCTCTGCATCTACCCGTCGTACTTGACGCGCACAACGCAATGCCAGCCGGCCGCACCGTGCCAGGACATGGGCTCCTCGTCCTCCTGGCCGTCGACGTCCGGCGACGTGTCAGCCATGCCGCACTCGCCGCAAAACGTCAGGCCGCAGCCGTCCGGTGCCTCGTAGACTCGATATCGCGTGGCCATGGTCGTCTCCTTGTGTCTCTGCTACTCAGCCGCCTGGATGATTTTGGCGACATCCAGATCGCCGTTGCACGCCGCGTAAATCGGATCGCCATCCGTGTATTCTTCGCCTGGATCGTCCAGGCTGTCTACCATTCGCTCGGCAGCAGCGGTTACCTGCTCGGGCGTCAGCTTGGCCGCCACAAACGCATTGGCGGTGGCGGCATCCCAAACGCCAATTTCACACCACGGACGCGCCGTAGCGGCGGTGAAACCGTAATCGATCCAGTTCTCGGCCTCGTCCTTCGGGTGATTGCCAGTAAACATGCCGCCGTGGTTGCTGAGCATTTCCATCATGTCTTGAAGATCCCGATCGATGGTCGTCATGGTCGTGTCTCCTCGTGAAAGAAAATCTGGTCGCCGAGCCGCCCCATCGGCTACACAATGTTCGTCGCCTCAGGAATCACTCCGTAGCGATTCAGCAGCCCCACACGCCGTCGCGCGGCTGCTTCTGCCTGCTCTTGCGATGGATAGCCGCCGTTGCACCACGTGGCGTCGCCGATGTCGATGCGGTAGCCAAAACATCCAGCACTGTAGCCTTCCGGATTCTCGATGATCGTGATGTTGGCTTGCGGGCGTCGTTCGGTCATGGTCGTGTCCTCGTCTTCGTGTTGGATAAAACCGGGGCGGCCCGAAGGCCGCCCCTCCGTGGGCGTCAGAGCGACTCTACCGCAGCGAAACGGCTGCGGTAGTCCGCCGGGGTCATTCGCTCGGCTGTTACTGCCCCGGCTGCGTCCAGCCGGAGCAGCGTGTACAGCCAGTCCCTCCGGCCGCGATAGCCGGAGGTGACGATGATGATGCCCGTCGAGGGCACCCGAAAGACAGCGGCGGCGAAATCGTTGCCGCCGCTCGACGAGGTGGCTACGACCCCGGTCGGTTCGACCGGTGGCAGTTCTTTCGTGGCAACTGTCTTCGCCTGCTCGGGGCAGGCGAAGCCGTGGAACGTTCCCGCGTCATCTGCGTGCCACAGCACGCAGATGCCTGGGGACAGGCCAATCTTACGGTCGCCGATCGTGGCGACCTGGCCGTCGGCGTCGACTGCCAGCGACACACGCCGGCAGTTCGCGCCGGCTTGGCCGGACACGCTTTGCCCCGCCTTAATTCCGAGCAACATATTCGTGGACATGAGAATCTCCGTTCGTGGAAGTGGCTTGGTTGTGATGCGTATACTCTACACACTGTAAACGGCAGAAGTCAATAACAGTACACACTATTTTTTATCGAAATCCGGAAATAGTCGCAGTAGTCGATAGGGCATGGATTTAGGTATCATGCCCACAACAGGACGGCACCTCGTTCCGAGGCCCGGGAGTCACTCCTTGGGCCTTTTTTGTTGGGAAAGATGAGCATGACCACCACGCAACCAGGCGGGCAGCGGATCGGCGGACAGACCTACATGCCCGGGCAGATGCTGCCCGAACGCTATCGCCGCGTGCTGGAGCCGTCCGACCGGCCCCGCGATCCCGCCGTCCGTGATCCGGATCTGGCTCCCAACTTAGGCCGCCATACCGTCCCGCACATCATCACCTTCCAGGGGCTGGTCACCTCCCTAGCCCGGGCCTATCGCAATCCAGACGAGGCCTTCCGACACAGCGTCGAAAACGCCCACATGATGCTGACGGACCCGACAGTGAGCGGGCCCTTGCACGCGCGGCAGATGATGACGGCGCTGCTCCAGTGGTCGGTGGAAAGCGAGGACGACAAAGATTCACAGCTCAAAGAAGCGGCCAGCCAACTCCAGAAAGTCCTGGAACGGACGCCGCGGTTCGCTGAACTGCGCCGGTGGCTGCTGGAAGCTATCTGGTATGGTCGCGCGGCCAGCCAGCACGCGATCGGATTCCACCGCGATCGCTTCGGCGTGCGACGCAGGGTGATCAAGAAATGGCTGCCGATCTCTGGCGACAAGCTTCTCTTCCGCTACGACGACGGGAGCGGGGAGTTCGACCCGGATCAGATTGGCGTGCGGGTCAGCCCGGGACTCGGCCGCGAGGATATCATCGCCGGGCGGCGCAAACTCGAGGCCACAACCGACGGCATGGGCTACTTCCTGGAGCCCTGGGAGCGTCGGCACTGGGCGGTCCACAAGCACATGATCCGCGACGGGGAATTCGAGGATCCACTCAGCGCAGGGCAGGTGCATGGCGTCGGCCTGCGGCACTTTCTCTATTGGGTCTGGTATCAGAAGCAGGAGGCTATGGCGCAGCTCGCCGAGGTGCTCGACCGTACTGGCGCGGGGATCACCATCTACTATTACCCCGTCGGGAATCAGGAAGCGAAAACCCAGGTGGAAAAGGTGGCCCGCGAGCAGGCGCACACCAACGTGCTGGTGATGCCGTTCGACCCGGCCAGCACAGGCGGCGACCCGTATTCGATTCAACAAATCCCGCCCAACGTAGCCGGCCTGCAGGCCCTCCAGGACATCGTGGACGGTTATTTCGGCGACATGATCACGCGGGCCATTCTGGGTCAGACGCTGTCCAGCAAACCCTCCGCAGCGGGCATGAATACGGGCGTCTCGGATCTTCAGAAAGACTCCCTGTTCCATATCGTGCGATACGACGCGGTCAATCTCCAGGAAACCATCACGCGGGAGATCCTGTTGCCGCTGCGGGACTTCAACCTACCGAAGTTCCGCAACGTGGATTTCTTCTTCAAAATCTCGACCAAAGTCAGCGCGCCGCAGGAAGAACTGGCCGCCATTTATCAGGCCTGGCAGATGGGCACCAAAATCCGCGTCCAGGATCTCTTCCAGAAGCTCGACATGGCCATGCCGGACAAAGACGACAAGGTCGTGTTTAACCCGCAGATTGTGTCAGCCATTCAGCAGGTCGAGAGCGCCCCGATGGGTGGTCTCGCCCCGCCCGGTGGCGCCGGGCCTCAGCCTCCCGGCGCCACCCCATTTCCACCCGGTGCTGCGGAAGGCACCCCTACAAGTGAGGGCGGGGGCCAAAATGAACCCCCGCCCATAGATAGAGGGGGTGCCAGCGGCCAACCGGAGCAACTGGATAAGGCCGAAAGCCCCGAGCAGGAACGCCGGAAGTTGTTTGGCCCGATCCTGTACGGTAAGCGCGAGGAGTATCTGGAGCGGATCAGGGAAGCGGTCGAGAACACCGAGCCCAACCCCACCGAGGCCCAGCGCGAGGCCGGCAATTATCGCAAGGGCGTGGTGCATTGGCGGGGTTTAGAAGTGGTGATCGAGACGCCCAAGGGTCAGCGGCGGCGCCCGGAATGGCCAGCTCTGCGGGCGCATTACGGCTACATCCGCCGGCATTACCACACGGGCGAGCAACGGCTAGTCACCAGCGAGCCGTGCGCCGACGGCGACCATCTGGATATCTTCTTGGGGCCACAGCCCGAAAGCGACATCGTGTTCGTGATCGACCAAGTGACGGCCGACGGAAAGTTCGACGAGCACAAGTGTATCCTGGGCACGACCAACAAGCGGGACGCCCGGGCGCTGTACCTGTCGAACTATGCGGACGGGTGGAAGTGCGGTCCGATCCGGGGCATGACGATCGAGACGTTCAAGCACTGGCTCGAGCACGGAGACCTGACGAAGCCGGTGGCGCGCCAGAAACTCAGGTACGCGCGGCAATTGTCGCTGTTTGACGATACGTTCTCGCTGGTGCGCAAGCCGAGATCACTCTTTGACGAAGGATCGCATCCCCGGGCAAAAGAGCATGTGGAGATCCAGGGCAAGGAATACGAAGGCGGGCAATGGATCCCGAAAGACGCGGCGGTGGAAGCCACGCCAGCGGCCCAAGAGAAAATCGAGGTAGTGGACAAGTCCACGGGCGAAACCGAACCACTTGAGCAAACGCTGAAACCTGGGGATAATGCCACCGCATCGCCACCGAGTCCCGAGGACGACTCCCATGACCAACCACGATCCGACGCAGAATTCGCACCTGGAGAGCCAGATTCCACCGGAGGAGATGGAGATCGAGGACGACCTGACGACGGAGAATCTGGCGGCGCAGGCGATTTGGGAGCAAATCCAGTTGGACCGTCAGAAGAACGGATCGTCACCTCACGCCAACAGCACACGCGCCCAGCGGATCGATCCCTCGTTCCAGAGCGACTTCGACAACATCTAGACGACCACCAGCAGGAAGGCGTCGCCAAGGCGATTGCCTCTCTTCGGGATGTTGGTGGCTTCCTTAACTCCGACGGGACTGGCGTCGGTAAGGCGCAGCCGCTCGACGAACCGATTTTGACTCCCACCGGATGGAAGCGGATGGGCGATCTGCAAATCGGCGATGAAGTCATTTCAGCCGACGGATTTCCCACCAAAATCAGTGGCGTCTATCCGCAAGGGCACCTGGAAGTCTATCGCGTCACATTCAGCGATGGATCGTGGACCGAATGCTGTGCAGAGCATTTATGGCAAACCCACACATGGTCTGATCGCCGGAATTTATCTCGCGGTTTGCGTCGCCAGGGCAATGTCCGCTCTCTACGTGAAATTGCGAGTAGTTTGGTAGCTAACGGAGGTCAATCCAACCATTCAATTCCCATGACAGCCCCCGTCGCATTTCAGCCGCGACAAATCTTGCTTGACCCGTATGTTTTGGGCGTGCTGTTGGGTGACGGAGGAATGTCCCGACAAGCATCGTTGACAGTAACCAGCGTTGACCAGGAAATTCTAGATAGCGTAGGGCATACCTTGCCTACTGGAGTGCGATTGCGACGCATTGGAAATAGTCCTAGCTACTCGATCACCACGGATCGTCGCGCAACGAAGTCAGGCAATCCAATGGTGACGGAATTACGCCGTTTGGGACTTCATGGACCAGGAAAAACATCGGATACAAAATTCATCCCGGAAGACTACAAATTCAATTCCGTTGACGTTCGATTGTCCGTCTTGCAGGGACTAATGGATACAGACGGGACAATTGATAAGCGTGGCACAAGTTGCGTTTACACGACAACTTCACGGAAATTGGCTGATGACATTGTGTTTCTTGTGCAGTCGTTGGGGGGAACCGCAAGAATCCAAAGCAAGCAACCAACGTATTGTTACAACGGTGATAAACGAGACGGCAAGCAAGCGTACAACGTCACCTTGTGTCTTCCTCCTGAATTCAAGCCATTCCGGTTGTCAAGGAAGTCAGGACGAGTAGTTCCTAAGTCTAAGTACGCACCTAGGCGATACATCAAGACGGTGGAGCAAATCGGCAGTAAACCTTGTCAGTGCATTGCAGTTGAAAATAAGTCGCATTTGTATCTGACACGCGGATTCATTGTCACGCACAATACCCGGCAGCTTCTCGCCACCGCGCAGCACTATCTAGATCAGGGTAAGAAGGTCATTGTCATCGCGCCTAAGGGCGTGACCAAAGCCGACTGGAAGAAAAAGACCGTCACCGGTTCCTGGCAGAATGACAGCCAGGCCATGGGTGTGCCGATCCACGTGACGCGGGACGAGATCGACCCCAAGGCGGTCAATATCTCGAGCTACGAGAATCTCGCGAAGCTCAAACGGCAGGTCGACGACAACACGATCGTGATGTTCGACGAGGCGCACTCGCTGAAGAATCGCGATTCCGCCCGCTCCAAGCACGGCGTGGAAATGGCCAATACCGCGGCGGCGGTACTCTTTGCCACGGCCACTCCCGTCGACAAGGTCGAGCACCTGCACTACCTGGACCGAGCCGGTGCCTTTGGCGGGCGATATTACGGCCAGACCTACGAGCAATTGGGACTGGAGCAAGTCGAGCAGAGCATTGGCGGCGGCCAGACGGTCAAGAAGTGGCAGATTCGTCCTGGCGTCAAGGCATCCGAGGTCATGCGTCGCCTGTCGGGGCTATTCACGCGATTGACGGCCGATGGCCGGATGGTCAAGCGTGAAATCAGCATGAAGGACGTGCCGGTATCGGTACGGCAGGTGAAACTGCCTCCCGAGGCCCACGAAGTCCTGGATCGCATTGAGGAGGAACTGACTGGCACCTCGGCCAATGAGGGCCTGGAACGAGCTCGCATCCTGATGCACCAGCGGCGACAGCAGGAACCGTATAAAGTCGCCCCCGCAGTCGACGAAGCGCTGCAGGCGCTCGACGCGGGCCGGCAGGTGGTGATTTTCGCGTCACGGGTCAATGAATCGCAGGTTGGCGGAGAGGATGACGACGACGAAAACGCCATCAAGTCCGAAGGAACCATGAAACTCCTGCGGGAAGAGCTCGAGCGGCGTGGCATCAAGCCGGCCGACATCGCGGAGATTCACGGCGGGGTCTCCAAGACGAAGATTCCGAAAGAAATGGACCGCTTCCAAGCTGGTCAGGCTCGCGTCGTGATCGCCACGGTGGAGAGTGGCGGCACGGGCATTAACCTGGACGACACGCGAGGAGACCGGCCGCGGACGCTGATCATGATGACGGCGCCATTTTCGGCGGTGGAAAACGTCCAGGCGGCTGGCCGAGTGTGGCGGCTCAAGACGAAGAGCATTCCCGAGATCAAGTATCTGTTCGGGGATACGGAAGTAGACGATTGGAATTCGGCGCTGATCAGCAAGAAGATGCGGACGCTGGGCGCGTCGGTAAGCGGCCAGATTGGCAAACTCGACGTGAACAATCTGAACGAGTCGGACGCGATCGATTTCGAGTCCGAAGAGCCGTACGAGTGGCAATATCCCGGGGAGGGTGAACCGCCCTCGGCGTCGTTCACTAAACTGGATAGCGGCGAGTGGGGAATGCGAGTGGATGGCCGGGTGCGACCGGGCGAAACGGTCGAGATCGCGAAGCGGGACGGATCGAAAACGCGGCGGGTAGTCGGGAAGATCGTCAAGGCGGGCGCCGGATTCACGATCGCGACGTTGAGCGATGCGGCGCCAGCCCGCGAGCAATTGCCGCCGCCTCCACCACCGCCGCCGTCGCCGCCTCCCCCCAAAGCGCCCACGGCGAAGCCCAGTCATCCGTTCGAGGCACTGGCGGCGTGGTCGCAGCCGAAAAAGGTGAACACGGCGCAAGGGCCACGGATGGTGCGCAGCGCGCGCCCGACGGACAAATTCTGGAAAGAGTGGGGCAAGGACAAGGAGCGATTGAAGCGTCAGGGGATCAGCGTCTCGAAGTACCAAGGAGAATGGCAGATTTCCTGGTGGCAGGAGGCACCTGATCGCAACGCGAAACGCTACGCCAAGGACATCCTGCCCGGCGGACTCGCCGACGACGCGCCACCGGTGGATGCCGCAGCCTTAGCCCGCGGCATCGCCATCGAGATGGAGCACACAGACGATCCGGCGATCGCCAAGGAAATCGCGGCCGACCATCTGGCGGAATTCCCGGACTACTACGACGCCTTGGAACAAATGGAAGCGTCGCTCCGGTCGCGTGCGTCGAAACTGGGAGATCGCCTGCGCTACGCCAAGGACTTAGCAGACCTGTCGGCCGAACCGCTCACCTACGCCTGCGCCTGCCGGCAGCGGTACGCGAAGGGTGACGAGTCGAGTCACGATCACGAACTGGGGCATGTAAGCGACCTGGAATTCGGGCAGGTGAGCGAGACGCCGGCATGGCGTGAGGCGTGGCAGCAAGAACTCGCCAGCGGCGAACTGAACGAGGAATCCAGCGAGAATCCAGCCGAGGGGCTGGCCGAGTATGTGGCGCTGGTGCTGCAGTCCCCGAAGCAGGCTCGCGACGAGTACCCGGTTTGCTGGGAATCGCTCGAGATGGCCGGCATGATCGAAGACGTGGCAAGCGACGGTCCAGCCCGTTATGCTTACGACGAAAGCCAGCACCCTCGTGACGATGATGGCATGGTTCAAGAATACTCCAAATTAACAGGTTGATTATGCCCAGTTTCTCTGTATTTCCTGGTCGAAGATAGTCTTGTGGTGCCACGTCGGTCCGAACGACAGGCTGGATACGCCAGCCGCGTGAGTCCGGAAGCAATGCTCGATCCACTCCAGAAACTCGGTTATCGAAGAGGCAACGGATAAACTGGCAGTCGGCGGCAATTCCGACAGCAGGTAGTCGGCTCGGCGCCCGTCATTCGGTAGCTCTTCTAACTGATAGAAATCGTGATGAACGATCACGGGCGACAGGTAGTCCAGCCAAGTGACGGCCAGGGAGTGCAGAGGTCCGCCGCAGTGTCGCGAGGCATATTCCAGGAGGTCGCAACAGTGGTAGCCGACCCGCAGCGGGCCTTGCCAGGGATTGGTCACGTTGTGGTCTGACAAAAGTCGCATGTCAGGGCGCCAGCCCGGGAACGGCCCGGCGCCGTGCCGTGTGGCCAGGGACCGCAGAATGCCCATGTGATGGACATCACGGATCCCCATCGCCTCGAGCGGCTCCCGGGCAGCATCAAGCGTCACAGTCGACCATGTGGTGTAAGGGTGGAAGCCCACGTGCTCGTCCAATAGGACGCCTTGGGCGCCCTCGAAGATGGCGCAATCCAACTTGCCGCTAAGGCCGGTGGCGGACAATTGCAGGTGAAGTTCTTGTGCCACTTCCTGGTACTTGTCGGCATACTCCAGGAACGCCGGCAGGGTGACGCTGAGGCCATAGTGCTCGGCCTGGGCCTGCAGTTTGTCTCGGCAGACGGTCCGCGACGACAGATCCTTGGCGAAGATAGTCAGGTCGAGGTGGCACCGGGCCATGTGCCGGCATTCGCCGATCCCCAGTCCGCAGGAACCGTGCCGCTGGTCCCCGCGAGCGCGCTCCCGTTCGCGATTGATGAAGCGATGCGCCACGGTCGCCACGGGGCACTCCGGATGGACACGCAGCAGCGACCACGGGTCGGAGATACCCAGTTCTTGGAGGTGTCGAGCCTCATTACGCATGGCCAGGGGGTCGATGATCATGTCCCGCCAGAGCCACGTGGGGACGCCGTGCAGGGTGCCCGCTCCCCATTGGCTGAAGCAATGGGATCGCCCATCCGGCAAAACCACATGATGGGCGGCCTGGTATCCGCCGCTGTAGCGTACGACCAGGTCCGCCCGCCAGCGTTGGCAGAGGGCATCGACCATGGTGCCTTTCCCCTCGTCACCAAACCCGAGCCCCACGGTCACAATCGCCCTCGCCATATACCCTCGACTCCTTACAACGTTGTTAAGCCGGTGCCTTTGGTGACATTAGCCACGGCCCCCGGGCCATCCCGCAGCACGACGGCCTTGGTGACCGTATCGGCAGAGCGGCCCGCCTCGCCCAGATCCTGTGCCAACCCGGACAGGTCTACGGCGCCTTCACAGACGCCGATTTGGGCCGCGATGAAGTCGCTGATGGCGGCCGGATCCTCGAGACGGAGCGCCTGCTGTCCCAAGTGTTGCTTCCAGAATTCCAGGATGCGCGGCTCGTTGTAGTAGGACGTCAGGTTCGGCAGGATGTAAAACACTTCCCACCGCTCCTGGGCCTCTTTCACGATTTGCTCCAGGGGAATGCTAGCTTCGAGTTTGTCGCCGAAGATGTTCTCCACCTGGTGACGATCGACGCGGGGATAGGCCATTTCATCGCCGATCAGGAAGGCATAGCCCTTCTTCTGACGCTTCTCCCAGGCGTCGCAGACCGTCTTGCGGGCCAGGAAATACAACGCCAGCTCGTAGGATTCGGTTCGTTGGCCACCCCCTCCGCCCTCGAGGAACAGGTTGGTCAGGTCGTTCTCGATCTCAATTCCAGACTCGAATTGCCCGACTTGGAGCGGCGCCCGGTCGCACGTGGCATCCCCGACGCCGGCCACGCAAATAGCGGCATCCGCCAAATAGGACTTGCGCAGCAGCAGGCCCATCAGGGAGCAGAGATTCGCTTGCAAGATGCCCGGGACGGTGTTCATCGAACCGGTGACGTCGAAGCCGACGAACACGGGCACGGATTCGGGATGCTGCGCGCTGTCGCGGCACTCGCGGATGCCGGCCTTGAGTTTGGCGGGATCGAGCGAGTGATGAGCCGCCGCAGCGGTTTTTCCTTTGCGGATCGCGTCGTCGTGCGCAAACGTCGGCGCGTTCGTGGCCGACCGATGCAGAGCACGCGAACTGTAATGTTCATCTGACCAACTTGTGCCACCCATGGTGAAAACCCCTTGCTACATGTCCAACGGAACAAACACCGGAGGTCCGAAAAGCTGATCCAGCAAGTCGGTAAACTCCGCACACAACTGCCACGCATCGGAGGGCGCTAATCGCCCCGGCAGGCAGCAACTACGCATAAAGCCGCGCATCAGCGGCGGCAGAGCCTCCTCGCCGCCGGCCATCTGTACCAGCGTGCGGGCGGCCAAGTGAATATCCAGCGCGGGCGTCGCCTCCTTGCCGGGATACCACGCCTTGTGGCTGCTGGGCACGACAGGGACTGGACTGCCCAGTTTGGCGGCATGGATCCAGTCGCACAGCACCAGCCCGTGATTGGCAGCCGACCAGAGGCAGTGCTGGGGCAGGACGGCACAGTGCGCCCAGCCGTAGCGATGGGCAAAGCCCAGGACGGTGAGCATCCGCTTGAACATCCACGCCAGGTGCCGGCTGTCGAGCGGGGCATGCTTTGTCAACACGTCGGCCGTGGTGAACAGCCCGGGACGCCGGTGGAACACGTTCACCCGGACTTTTCCCACCAGGAACGATTCCACGGGGAGGGGCAGGTAATGCGAGTAGGTCGACGTGCCCGCCGCCTGTTCATGCAAGTGCTCGAGCACTTCCCGCTCTTTGGCGAGGAGGTTATTCGCGGCCGGCAGCGTGACATAAGGCGTTTTGAGGAGGTAGGCCTGTCCGTCACTGGTCGCATACTGCACGTCGCACAGATCGCCGCGGCCCAGCGTGGAGCGCACGGAATACTCGCGGGTCGGCGAGGTCACCACCTGGAGCGGGGCCTGACTGGCGGCCGCTTTGAGTGCCCCGAGCTCGCGAAACAGCCGGGCCGCCCGATCGCGGTCCCGTTCGGGGAAACGGTCCGGATGCAGCCGCACCGCGTACCAGCGATAGAGCGTGTCGGGGTCGGGACCGAAGAACGCCACTGGATCCAGTCGAGCCGAGGACAGTTCGCGCTCCAGGTCAGCCAGCATTTTGCATCTCCTTGCGAAACAGACTCACCAACGGGTATTGCATTATGCGACTTATATTTCATAATGCAACCCGGTGTGTGGTGATACCTGAAATGGACCGCATGGTATCCTGGGGCCTTTCCCAATTAGGAGGGGGTCGACATGGCAAGCGAGTGGGTGCCGTACACAGGGCCGCGCGGCGGCAAGGGCTGGCAGCACATGACGTCGGGGCAGGTGGTGTACGGTGATAAGCCAGGCGAGCAAGCCAAGCCCGAACAGTCGCCGCAGGCCGAGAAGCCCGTCCCCAGACCCGAGCAGGAAACCACGGCCTGGCATCCGGTAGGCGAGGGGCTGTGGCAACACCCCAAGACGGGCGAACTGGTGAAAGGGAAATCCGCTCCCTCTGCCAGCGAGACCGCCAGCGTGCTGGAGCAGGCCCGCCAGCGGACGCGACACCCGAGCCAAGAGCCAAAGCCTGCTGCGGCACCCCCTCCGCAGCCTGCCGCGCCTCGATCGGCCTCACCTGAAGGAAGGGCGGGGGCCAAAATGAACCCCCGCTCGGTCGACGAGTTGGTGAAGGAACTGGATGCCCTGCCGGACGGGGTGGAAATCCTGGGCTGGAAGAAGGAAACGCCCATGGGCTTCGGCATGCCGCTGTGGACGCGTAAGGACGAGGCCAAGACGACGGCAGGCATGGTCAAGGCCCATGGCGTGATGGGGATTCGAGGGGCCATGCCAGACCCGCAGGCAGCCGCCCCTGAGCCAGCCAAAGGGGATCGAGCGTTCTCGCCCGAGGAACTCGACGACGTGGGCGCGGTGTCAGCCATGTTCGGGATTGCGCCCGGAGACGTGGGCAACGAGCAGCAATTGCGGCTCTTTTTGCGTCGGACAGCGCGGCATGTGGGCTTCGATCCGGACAAGGTGCCAGGAGACAAGACCGACAAGGCGGTGGCGGCAGCGCAATTCCTGCGGCAGCGGCGGGGACATCTCGAGGGGCTGGTGAAGATGGCGCAGGGCTATGGCTGGGGCGGAGGGTCTGGCCGCGAGCTGGCCCAGCGGGCCCGGCATGCGGGGCTGTATCTGGTCAAGAAGGCAGTGCAGGAGGGCTACGAAGTGAGCGGAGACACGGAACAAGAGCATTTAGCCGGAGCGCTGGACTACCTGCATCACCGGGAGCAGGAGCGGCGGCCGGGTCACGACGTGGGCGGGGTGATTGGGCAGGCTCTGCAGCGGATGCTGGCGGGCAGCCGGTCAGGCCGGATCAGTTGGTGGGACGTGGCGATGGCGGCGGTTGGTTTTTATGTGGGTTACCAGTTGATGCGGCGTCTGCGCCGCAAAGGGAGGGACCGATCTTTATAAGATCGGGATAATGGAATGAAAATAAGCAAACTGACTGACGCTCAAATCGAGCGTATGCCGGAATGGGTGGATAAGTGGCTGCAAATCGGCCTTAGCACAGAGCCAGCAGATTTTGACGCGGCCGAGCGTGGTGTTCGGCGGTGCTATGCGGCCGCGAAACTACCGCAGCCGAAGGTGATTTTGCGAATGGCTTCACCGATCGGTGCCGGACTGGCACAGTGCCTGGCAGCATTGACGCTCGCGTCGGAGGTCCGGTCGCAGGTCCGGTCGCAGGTCCGGTCGGAGGTCCGGTCGGAGGTAGAGTCGCAGGTCGGGTCGCAGGTCCGGTCGGAGGTCGGGTCGCAGGTTTGGTCGCAGGTTTGGTCGCAGGTCCGGTCGGAGGTCGGGTTGCAGGTCGAGTCGCAGGTCGGGTCGCAGGTCGGGTCGCAGGTCCGGTCGCAGGTCCGGTCGCAGGTCCGGTCGCAGGTCCGGTCGCAGGTCCGGTCGCAGGTCGAGTCGCAGGTCGAGTCGCAGGTCCGGTCGCAGGTCCGGTCGCAGGTCCGGTCGCAGGTCGAGTCGCAGGTCCGGTCGCAGGTCGAGTCGCAGGTCGAGTCGCAGGTCCGGTCGCAGGTCCGGTCGGAGGTCGGGTTGCAGGTCGAGTCGCAGGTCCGGTCGCAGGTCCGGTCGCAGGTCGGGTTGCAGGTTTGGGAGTCTATTTGCCACAACTACCGAGGAGGAAATTTGTGGGCCGGGTGGTATGCGTACGTGACATACTTTCGCGACGTATGCGGCTGGCATAATCCGTGTCTCGACGCATTCGCTGCCGACGAGTTGGCGGCACTCAATGCGTCTTGGGTGGTCTACCACGATCTAGTTGCCGCCATTGCCGACCGACCGAAGTTGCTCTTGCGCGACGATAACCATGCACTGCACAGCGAATCAGGGCCAGCCATGGAATATCGCGACGGCTGGAAACTGTGGTTCGTTCACGGCGTGGGAGTGGATGAGCAAATCATCATGCGACCAGACACGCAAACCATTGCGCAAATCAACGGCGAGGCTAATGCCGACGTGCGTGCCATTCGCATTGCACGGTTTGGCTGGCCACGGTATCTCAAGGAGACATGCGCCACGTGCATCGACGAACGGCACAATGCAGTCGAAGGAACCAGAGAGGCGCTATTTGTGTCTCCGGACGGGAGCAAGCGCCTAGTTGCTACGTGCCCCACTGGACGGACGTTTGCGATGGGCGTCGCTCCCGAAGTCGCGACGTGTGCGCAAGCGCAGAATTGGCTAGGCGGCCAGCCGTTAAATGCGCCGTCACGAGTGTTGTTTCGTACCTAATAGGAGTTTCAAAGATGACCACTGCCATTGACCGAGTAGTTAGCCATGCGGAAGAAATCGCCAGCGGAAAGATTCACGCCGTGCAGCCTGGGTTGCCAGTGCGGTTTCCCGCAGCAGCGTCGGAAGGCGATGAGGGATGGCAAGGCGATCTCGGGCTGCGCGTCGTGCGTCAGGTTCCGGATGATTTGGTGCGCCTAGCTGCTCCGTGCGAGGCAGATCGGCAACTCGTGCCAGGTAACACGCAAGGCGCTCGTCACTGCCTTGATTCGCTGGATGGAGTGGAGATTTACCGGCCCAAGGACTGGGGACCAGAATCGCTACTCGGCCCCTGCCTCGTGTTCTCACAAGAACGGACAATCCTGCATCCGACGCATGGCGCGGTGACCGTGCCAGCCGGGTTTACGATCCAGTGTCGCTACCAGCGTGAGTTTGATTCCGAGCTGCGACGGGAGCGACGCAACGCGGATTGAACTGCAGGGAGATGGTGTCCTCCGCGATCTACGAGTTGTACAAGCGCCGGGAAGGTGAACAGCCATGAGGAAGAAATTCCGCGTGCTGAGTAAGCAGCGTAAAGCGGCCCTCCGTCGTCGATTGTCGCACTGGATCAACCGGGCCGTGGCCCGTTGCTACGAGGCCCATCGACGGGACGACGTGGTCCGCCGCAGCATGTACGGCCGCGAGGCCAAGGGCTGGGCGGAGATTGCCAAGTTCCTCGAACCCGTCCACGTGACCGCGTACCGCAAGCCGGACGGCGGCATGGCCTTTCTGGGGCCAGGAGAAGAACCGTGAGCGACATCGACTTGAGCCCGCATGCCATGGAACGATTTTCGTCCCACTTGCCCGAGGTGCTGACGCAGCAAGTCGAGCAGGGTATTCCGGTGGGCGCACAGCGAGGGGCCGATACGCTGCTGCAATTGCCATGCGGGCTGGTGGCGGTCGTCCGCAGGTCATCGGAGTCCGGCCGGCGGACGGTGGTGACGGTGCTGCCCAGGGACTATGCCATCGTGAACATGCAGGTCGTGGGGATTCAGCCGCTGGCTACTCCTCGGGGGGCGGATCTCAGTCAATTGCGGGTCGCGGGCGAAGCGGAAAATCTCCAGAAACTGGCCGAAGAGCATGCCCAGTCCTGCTTGAGTAAGAAGGAGCGGAACGCGATCCTGCGCGGGCTGGGTTATGACGTGCAGGGCGCAGCAGGTGGGCTATATCGAGAGTATTATCTGGCCGCGATGGACCGGAAGTTTGCGGATATGAGAGCGGCCTACAAACGTCAGATGAAAGGATTGCAAGATGGTTAAGGTCTACGTGGTGGAAGATGGCTGGTACTCCAGCAGACACGTGGTTGGTGTGTTCTCGGAAGAGCGCAAAGCGGATGCGGAGACTTTGGCTAACTCATGCAAGTGCCAGTGTGAATGCACGGAATTCGAGTTGGATCACCTGCGATTCGTTGATCCAGGCAAATCATTCTGGCACGTTGAAATGAAGCGTGACGGTCGGGTGGTGTCGCTTTGTGAATATGACTTGCTAAATCTAGACGACATTGGCGAAGATGGTGTCGTGCCTCCCAACGAACCGGATGCGGAGTGCCGACTGAAAACCGTGGGCACTCGGAAATGGCGGCTGCACTGGACAGGGCAAGCCGACAGCGACGAGCACGCCGTCAAGATCGTGAATGAGATTCGAGCGGAACTGCTGGCTGGGCATGTGCGTCCTGGCGTGGTGGTCGAGGCCAAGTGAACACAAGGCTGGGAGAACCGACGGTGATTGCGATTGTCCGTGCCGAAATCGACTAGCCGAGGAGAATCAATGACCCCGCTCTACTCGGTAGGCACGTGGGATCCGGAGCTCGAGGCGTACACGCCGCAAGTCGGCGTTCCATCCTTCAATCTGACGCTCTGGCAGCTTCGCGATTCACTGAGGATGCTACGTGAAATGGGCTACACAGCGCACCGCACGAGGTGTCCAGACGGCACTCATGAAGACAACGACTGGAGCGTGTTGGTCGAAAGGACCGACGGAAAACCAGAGTCCGAGATCATGAAAGAATGGGAGCGGTAAGCCATGGCCACCGAGTGCCAGGACAATCGCTTGAAGGATCTCTTGTTCAAGTGGGTGCATGGCCGCACGGACATTGTGAGCGCGCACCTGAATAAGTCGTATGGCTCTTACTTGTTTGTCGTGGTACGCAATGCTGTCAGATATGACCCGATGTTTGATGACGAACTTACCGATCTGGACCTAGCGATCGCCGAAGATCCAGAACTGCAACACGTGCGATTCAACACCATAGGGCTGCCGCCTGTGTCAGATGCAGCGCTGGCGTCGTTTGTGGACCAGAATACCAGCACGGTCATCTACGCAAAGGAGAACGAATGACCCCCGACCGCCTGAATGAACTCGGTTTGACAATCCTGCATCACCAGGCACTCTCGACCGAGGAGGCTGCCGACCTGTGGCAAGCGCTAGTCGGACAGCGTCCGCGCACGCCGCAGCGGTGTCATTTTTGCAATGGCGAGGGCTACAAGGCATCGTCAGTGGCGGCTAATCTCGACGCCCAGAAGATGCCCTGTGGCTGCTGCAAAGCGACTGGATACAAGGACTGCTGGACGTGGAAGAAGGCAGAGCAGGCTGTGCGAGATGCCGTCGAGGCTACGCGACTGGATGTCCATCGGCTTCATGTCGACCAGGACGCACCGTCCGTGTCCGTCCGCATAACCAGAGTGCCAGTGGAACCGATGGCGGTCAGCGAGTTAGCAAATCACGAGGCCCAGCATATGTCCCACGTAGCAGCAGATTTCGTGGAGGACTGGCTGGTGAATCACGTCGCCATCCAGTCTGATCCCGAGCGATGTAAACTCGCTTTAGCAGCCGTGTCATCACTCAACGCCCTGTACCAACTGATCGGCCGGCAAGCGGCTAAGTGAAATGAATCGAATGATCCACAATGACGGCACGCTTGAAGTTGCGGCGAAAAGTGCTGTCGGTGATCGGTCGCTAGAAGTCTCGGCGCCCGTTGGCAATATTGCCCGTTCGGGTAGGATGGCCAGCACGGAGGAACCGGACCATGGCGACAGGATTCGCTGATCGGTATGCGGCGGAATTTGAAGAGGACAAGCATCCTCGCGACGAAGACGGCCAGTTCACGTTGAAAGTCTCGAAGATCCACGGCCCCAAGGGGGAAAAGTTCGAGAATCTGGGCGGCAAGCAGCAAGACCTGTTTGCTTTCCGTGGCGAAAAGGGGCAGATGAACCTCTTTTCCGATGCTGGCGTACCGGATGAATTGCTGCCGAAGCACATCCGCAAGGGCAAGCCGGACACCTACGCCAAGGACGAAGATCCACCCGACTCAGGCCCGCAGTGGATGACCCTGGGCGGCGGCGCGCGGGCCCTGGTCGCCGAGGACGGCACGATCCTGCAAGGCTGCGAAGGCGTCAAAGGCTACGACCTCGACGAACTGGACGAGACCCGAGACGAGCGGGCCGCCAAGCAAGAGCAGGCCGAGGACGCGGGCTGGACGAGCGCCAAAAGCGACCGGGCCCGCGAGACATGGGAAGCCTTCAAGAACAGCGACCCGACGCACCCACACTTCATCGGCTTGGTCCGGCACGGTGGTAAGTTCCACGCCTTCGACGAGAGCGCTGGGAAACTGCAGGAGCAGCTCGGCATCGGCGATGGGCAGACGGCCGAGTTCGACGAGGACAAATTGCCGCATCACATGGAGCGGCTGATTGAGAATGGGCATCGGGTAGCCGTGATCGACCGGGCCGAGGACGGGACGCCGGATTTGGACAGCGACGCGGACCCCGAGGCCCAGCAGGCGGTGGCAGAGGCCCACGAGGATGTGGCGGAGCAACAGGAGACCAAACCGGCTGCGGCCGGCTTCGGCATTGAGCCCGTCCATCCCGAGCGACTGAAATTGACCCAAGACGGCCGCGAGATCGGTTACATGAACTTGCGCGTCATGGGGGACCGGGGCTACATCGACGATACGTCGATTCACGCCGCATCGCGCGGGCAAGGCGTCATGCGGCAGCTATGGCCGCAGATCGAGCAGCACTTCCGTGATCAGGGAGCCACGTCCATTCGCGCGGACGTGGTCGATCCAGCGGTAGGGGAAAAGGTCTGGGGACCGCTGGGCTTCCAGAAGGAAGGCATGTCGGGGCCGGTGGAGGTGTATCGCAAGCACCTGGACAGTCCGGCAGCCGATTCGGAACAGGCGACCGACAAGCCACCTAGCACCAAGCGTGGTCGACTGCCAAGCACGGACGACCCTGCGCATCACGCCGTGGCGCAGCGGTTCGGTATCCCTCCGGAAACCGTCAAGGAGATCCTCGAGACGCATCCGGATGAATTATCCCGCCGCGATAACTACTTCCCGCCGAACAGTCAGCGAGATGAAGTGGTCGGCCCGACACTGGACTACGAGCCCCATCCTCTGGGATCGGCCAAAATCGATTCGAGTCAGCACAAGGCCGGCGAGACCGACAATGCCTACGTGGATTTCCTGACGGAGTTCGACCCGCAGCAACTGAAACTCAGTGAGCCTGAAGACGGCATGAGCAAGAGCCAGTCCGTAGCTGCCTATGCGGACTGGATTAAGGCGGGCATGGAACCGCCGCCTATCAGTGTGTTCGACAGTGCGAACGGAAATGGGAATCTCGTGTCGACAAACCGCCGTCGCGTGCTGGCTGCGCAGCAAGCTGGCGCCGACAAAATCGTAGGCTGGCACGGGAAGAATAATCCCGAGACGGGATTGCCGCTCAAGCTGGGCGATATCAAGCGAGCTTATGAAGAAGCCAAGGGGCAGGGCGCGGCAGCATCGGAATCCGACCAGCAGGAGCAGACGCCGGCCGACACGGCCGGCGAAGCGGACGACTGGAACGCCGCCACCCAGTCCCCGGCCGAGGCCACCGATGACCAATTGGCCCGGGCCATCGAATTCGCCAGCCACCTGCACGGCCACCATCAGCGTAACGCCCAGAGCGGCCAGATCACTCCCGAGCAACTCACCTCCCTGCACGACATGATCGACGGCCACGTGGCCACGATGCAGGCCGAACTGGAAAGGAGAAAGCATGCACAAGACCAGCCCGCAGACCGAGGAAACGCAGCCGCCAGTCCAGGCGGAACCGATGACGCATCAGCAACTGGCGCAGAAACTCGACCGACAAGCGGAACTGCTGCAGCAGATCCTGGCCCGACTGGATCACTTGGAACGCGGCACCATGATGCGGGCCAGCGCATCGCCCAGGCCCCCGGCCCCGTCCGCAGCCTCTTAGAGTCGCTCCATCGACTGCGGGACACCCGCAAGACGGGGCAAGTCGAGACGAAGGAACTGGGGCACGAGTACGCCCGGGAAATGTACGATCACTTGAAGTCCCTCCGGCACGCCGGGGACGACTTTGGCGAGGTGCATGACCTGTCGCAGGAACTGGGCCACGGGGCGATCGGGTACGCGTCCCCCGCCGGCAATGTGGCGATGGTCCCGCCGAAATTCAAGGGACAGGACTGGCAAGTGCGGTACACGCTGCCGCATGAGTCGCAGCAGGCCCCGGCTGCAACTCCCGCCGACGCGCCCAGTGAGCCAGCCGGCCAGGGCGACGAACTCGAACTGCTCGACGACGTGATGGAAGGCGACGCCTACGAAGGCGATCTCCCCGCCAGCGACGCCGGAGGCGGCTTCCCGTGGGAAGATGCCGGGCAGGATGAACCGCCGACCGCCCCGTCGCAGCAGCCAGCGTACTCCGACGCATGGCGCGACCTGCACGCGCAGCATCAGGACTTGGTCTACCGCACCATCCCGCATCGGGAGCAGCAGTATCGGCAGGCAGTATCCCAGGCCCAACGCGACCAACAGCGGTTTGCGGCGAAGGCCGCCGAGTACCAGTCACAGGCGGATCAACTCGAGAGCGTCACGCCCCGCGATCCGGCTCACGCCGTGCGCATGAAGTCGGACCGGCCTTACGCTGAGGCCCGCCGGCGGATCGACAAGCTTCGCAAGATGAGCGCCGACTTGGATCGCAAGGCCGACGAAGCGAAACTCCATCCCCGGATTGAGTTCGCGCGGCAGCAACTTGCCGCCTCTCAGTCGGCCGCCGAGCAGTTAGCGCAGCAGAAGGCCGAGGCCGGTGGCGCCTTGGCGCCCGAAGTCGACCCGGACACGGGAAAATCGATCAGCCGTCGCGCCTACCTGGCCAAGCAGCGCGCGGCCGGCCGGGCCGTCCAGCAGGGGAAGGGGGTCAGTCCCCGCACGCCGCTGGGGCGCGCCATCATTGCGGCGGTGGGCGATGACCCGGTCGAACAGCAGCATTTCGGTGAAGTCCTGAAAGAGATCCACGCCAACGACATCGACGCCGTGCGGAACCGGAACGACGCCATCAAGGAAACGCTGGCGAATTTTGGGTTCATGGGCCGGGATGCCGGAAAATTCCTGCAGGCGATCCGCAAGTACGAAGATGCGGACCAGTTCCTGCGCAAGAGTCCGCTGGGTAACAAATTCGACCAGATGACAGAGTACGCCCTGACGCACTTTGGCGAAGTATTGGACGTGGCGCACACTCGCACTCACGACGACCCGGAAAGCGCGTTCTTCGAGACGCTTCAGCGAGGCCTGAAACGCGTGCCCGAGCCGCACGATGACGAGGTGGTGTCGAAAGCCCTGGAGTATTACCTGTCCAGTCTGGAGTCATCGCGCGCCCACGAAGAGCGATTGAAAACCGATCCCGCGTACCGAGAAGAAATGGCCGCGATTGAGCGAGGCGATTACACATTCTCGCGGCAGGGCGCTAAGATCCGGTACGCCCGCTGGGCGCGGCAGAGACTCAGCCGGTGGTATCGGTATGCCCGTCAGTTGTCGCTGTTTGATGATCCGGGCGGACTGCAGTCCGCAACCAAGCCGAAGCCGAAAGGCAAGCAGAAAGGCCTGTTCGACGAAGACGACCACCCACGGGCCACGGAACACGTCGAGATCAAGGGGAAATCCTACGAGGGCGGTCAGTGGATTCCCAAGGACGAAGCGGCGCAGGCCAGCCCCGCAGCGGCGGAGAAAATTGAAGTCGTCGACCAGGACACGGGTCAAGCCCAGCCGCTGGACGAAGTGGAAGAACAGCCGTCGGAATCGCCCGGCGCAGAGCCGGCCTCGGCAGATCCAGAACCTTTCGAGTTCAAGACAGCCGCCCAAGCGGCGCAGGAGGGAATGTCTTTCGCATCATGGCAGCAGCCGATTACAGACGCCTATCGTCATGAGCGGATCGACGAGGATCATCCAGCCTGGCAAGCAGTCTTAAACGCCCCCAATGTGTCGGACTACAACGACGCCAGGCACGTGTTTGGCAAGCATGTCCTCGCGCATGCCGGCCAGCAGGAGGTCTTTGGCACGGTCACGGCGCTATCCGACGACCTGCAATCCGGCACGATCACGATGCCCGACGGCAGAGAGGCCAAGCACTTCATTTCCAACATGAACGACCTGGGGCCGTTCCTGCAGGATCGCTTGAAGCGGTACATTGCTACGAAGGGGCTCGACGAAACGCGCGAGGCGCTGGCCCGTAGCGAAGCAGCCAAGTATTTGGCGGGTGTGATGGCCCAAGAGGCATTCCAGAAGCAGACCAACATCGGCGAGGTGATCAAGGCGCACGGGTTCGGCCTGAAGGAAGGTATGGCGATCCGGAGCATGGTCGCGGATGAGTTCATGAAGTTGCAAGAGGCAGCCAAGCCCCAAGCGAGCGACGCGCGCAAGCGAGCTCAAGAGAAGCGGCGGCAAACCGACGAAGCGGCGGAGAAGAAGCCAGACGACACCGCGACATCCGCCGGCAACTACGAGGGCATCCTGCAGGAATCCGCCCCCTACGAAGAGTACGGCGACAACTACAATCGGAACATCGCAGCCTCAGCTAATCGGCTGCGCGACGCGATGGAGCGAGGGCACGATGCCAAGATGCTGGATCACTTGGCATCCGAACTGCGCACCCGGATCGACGTGCATGGGAAGAAGCCACAAGGTGGCGGTGAGGCCGAACGAGGCGACAAGCCAGACGCAGCAGGAGCAGCAGCCGAAGTCCAGGATCCAGAGCAGCCAGCCGCCGAGGCCGTCGCCAGCGATCAAGAATCCAAGATGGTGATCATCGACAAGTAGTAGACGGTTTATCCGGGATGTGCGACACTTTCCACGCCCGCCAGTATCGCGGCCAGCCCTTGAACGGAATCATTCATGCCACGTGCCAGCGCTCCCAGTCTTGCCCAGGCCCAGGTGGTGACCGCCGATCTGGTGACCACCTTGCGTGACTTGCTCCCCGTGTTGCTCCAGAGCCCCCGCGCCTGGGCCATCCGCTATCAGGTGAGAATCCGTAACGGCACCGTGGACCGCCGCAATTCCAAAATCTGGGACGATTCCCTGGATGATGTACCTTTTCGCGACGGCGAAGACGTGGACGTGGCCATGCAGCGCATCGAGGGCATGTTTCTCAAATTCCTGCCGCGGTATCTGGGCAATGGCACCAACGGGGAAGCAGAGATCCTTGTGACGATCAAGGACAAGCGGGTAGCGTTTGCCACGGCCCTGGAGCGGCAACGGCTGTTCACGTGGAAGGCGGACGGCACGAGTGCCACGTAGGACGTTAAATGACCGCCCCGCAATTATTTGCCAGCTACTGGCCCGAGGGACCGCATCGCTGCTACTACTGCGGCGGGCGATGCGACGAGACGCATCGAGCTGCTGATCTGGTCCAGTCGTCGTTTACCGCACGTGATACCGTGGCTGGCGGTGAGTACGTGTGCCCTGGCTGCATCGCTGCGATGGACGAGAGGGCCACGATTACGCTGGCCGACGGCGAAGTGCGCGAAGGCCAGCGGGTCCGCTGCTACTCCTGGGTCATCACTGCCGAAGCGGCGATCGCTGCCACCAAAGCTCATCGCGCGTGGCTGACAGGAGCGTGCCTGTCGCCTCCAGAACCGCCCTACGTCATCTCGATCAGCGACAGCGGGCAACGGCACCTGCTGTATCGTGCCGTCGTATGCCATTCTCGCGAGATCATTACCGCCACTCTGGAGGGCGAGCGGGTAACATTCACACCCTATGAGCTTGACGAGCGGTTGACGCTGTGTCGCAAACTGATCGCGGCAACCGGCAAGCCGGCTCTGTCCGAAGCACCGACTGCACGATTCGGCATGTCGGTAGTCTCGCATCACGACGACGAATCACTGATCTCCACGTGGCTGGAATGTCGCGAGCAACCGCTGTCTCGCCTGGCGGCGTGGCTCTCGCCTCCCAAGGAGGAATGCTTACTTGAGTTCCCAGCACCAGCAGCTCCCGCCCCCACTGCCTGTGCTCGACACCGAGCAGTTCAGGCAACGTTTAGCTGGCTTGATTGACCAGCGATCCGAAGTGGACGCCGAAGATTTCGCCAGCGTGGCGGCGTGCGCTATCCATTTTGTCTCGTCGCTGCCGATTGTGTTCGGCGAGCAGCTCGAGCGCACCACACTGTGGGATAAGATCGGCGCCGCCCTGGATACCGCTTACGCCAAGACCGCCGCCGATGATTGCGACTTCTTTATCAGTCGCGTGCTGGAGTCGATCCTGGCTTCTCCGGCGGCCGTCGCTCGCTGTGAGGCCATCGGCCAGGTGATAACGTGGCTCTCCGCTGCGCCGACTGAGATGCGGCACGCGTGGCTGCAGTACATCGCCACGCACCGCTATGCCGTGCTCGTACGCGCTCGCATGGCCTGGGAGCAGCAGAAGGAGGCTCGCGCCAATGCCTGAGACCTATACGATCCTCTGCGTGAGTGAAGCCGCCTCGCCAATCACGCACATGAGCGGCAGCGCCGGCAATGAGGCGATTATCGCTCGTGCGCCCGTGATGACGGATCGCGGGAAACTGTGGATACCATACCTCTCAGGTAATGCCCTGCGCCACCGTTGCGTGCGAGATCCAGGCGTGGATTTCCTTTTGGATCTTTACGAACTGCGAGGCAAACTTACACTGCCGCAGCTCAATTTCCTGCGGCACGGCGGAAATCTCACGGAGTCCACCGCACACGAGAACACGGCCCGCATCGCCGAGATGAAACGCACTTGGCCGCTACTGCGATTGCTGGGTGGCTCGTTGCCAAACCAGATCCTGGCCGGCAGCCTGCAAGTCTGGCGTGGTGAACTGGTGTGCGAGGAAAACCGCCAATACCTGGCCACGCTCGGAGACTGGCTGCCCACGCGGCGACTCAAGGCTGCCGAGGAGTTCATCGGGAACTACCAGTACACGCGCGGCGATGCCGCGAAGTCCGGCGAGGCTCAGGCGGAGGAGGATCGCGAGAGCAATCTGATGATCTTCGCTGGCCAGCAGGTCAATCGTGGCTCGCTGTTTGTGCATGGCTTCGTGGCGCCTCACGCGTCGCGCGTCGAACTGGGCGCGCTGCTGCTGTCGCTCCGACTCTGGCAGTCCCGCGGCGGGACGATCGGCGGACAAGCGGCGCGCGGCCACGGCCGGCTGGCGATGTCCCTGGTCGGTGCGATCGACCAGTCGTGTGTGGACGAGTACGTCGAGTACGCGATCAGCGTGCGAGATGCGGCGATCGCGTGGCTTGAGGACTGCTTTGCGAAGCGAGCCGACAAGCCAGCGAAGACAAAGAAGGTGAAGGCATGAGCCTGCTCGTGATCGCGCACCTATCGTCGCCGCTGGCCGGTGATGCGCCGATGCTGGACGGACTGCTCGAGTTCGAGATGTCGCAGAGACTCGGTGCGGCGTATAAGGTCCGCCGCGATCAGCCTGCACCGCCCGCCGGAGCGATCCATATTCCGATGCTGCGGCGCGGTATCGGCGGTTGGAGTGTTCCGCTCTGCTCGTCACCGATCTACACCGCCGAGAGTGATCGGCATGAGTACATCGGCAAGCGGCTGGCGGTCGAGCACGCCAGTGATTTACGCGAGGATGCACGGCTGGTCGTGGCGATGGGCAACGCGACCTACAAGTCATATCGCCTACCGCTGCGAGTGAGGAATGTGTCACGCGTGGCGTGGTTCTGCGAGGGGCATCGATCGCCGATTTTGAAGCTGCTCAAATCGGTACACGCGATCGGCCGGAAGCGGTCAGATGGATACGGTCGCGTGGCGCGATGGACTGGCGAGAACGTGGATGGCAATCATCACTGGTACGGCGAGAGCGAGCACGGCCCGGTGCTCATGCGACCGCTGCCGTTTGGCGACTGGCTGCCGCGCAGCCTGCTCGGCGCGAAGCGAGATTTCGGTGCGGTCGTCGCGCCGTACTGGCATCCTGATCGCTATGCGGAGATTGTGGTGCCATGCTGATTCGCACTGCTCGCCACACGGCCGCAGACCTGGCATTGTGGGAGTCGCTCGAGGACGCCGACATTCTGAGGCAGGACGTGGCCGCCTATCGCGCACGGTACGCTGAGGCGCTGCACGCGATCGCCGCGTTTACATCCGCAGGCGAGTGCTACGCCGGCATCAGTTGGGGGAAGGACTCTACCGTGCTGGCTCATCTGATCCAGTGCGTCGCGCCTGACACGCCACTAGCCTGGACGCGAGTAGAACCGATCGCCAATCCAGACTGTGTGCTCGTGCGAGATGCGTTCCTGCGATTGCATCCGCACGCGAACTATCACGAGATCACGGAGTGGTGTGAGTGGCGCGATGGAGAGTGGCACGCCACTGGCACGCTCGAAAGCGGCATCGCCAAGTGCCGAGAACGATGGGGAGAGCGGACGATACTCGGTATTCGAGCCGAGGAGAGCACCCAGCGTGGGTTCCGCATTTGGCGCCACGGACTATCGACGGATCGGTCGTGTGATCCACTGGGACGCTGGCGCATCGAGGACGTGATGACCTGCCTGGCAATCGAGGGACTGCCGGTGCATCCGGCTTACGCCATGCTGGGAGGCGGGCGCTGGCCGCGAGAGCAACTGCGGGTCTCGTCGCTCGGCGGTCGTCGCGGCGATGGCCTCGGGCGAGCAGAGTGGGAGCGCGAGTATTACGGCGATGTGGTGCGACGGCTGGCCATGACGGACACCTGAACGTATTAATTGCGGCGATACTGCGTGGATTCGCGCGACGCTTCCACCAGGTCGATCAGGTGATTGACCAGTTCGGTGAGCATCTCATTCCGCCGCAAATCCGCAATCCGCTCCATGCGTTTATCGGCCGGCAAGGCCAGCAGCCCGTCCAGGCAGGACTGGCAGAGCGGAATCGGCGAGGCCGACGGAGCCAGTTCACACAGACACGATTGGCAGAGGTGACTTAGCATGGATTTGCGTCGGCGGTGTCTTGACGAAATTTCGCCGTTATTCTAAATAACATACTCGCGACCAGAAATTGCGGTACTTCGAACAGAAGCCCGTCGGGAAACCGGCGGGCTTTTTTTGTTTCTTGAGGGAGTATTGGTTATGGCTGACCCGGTAGTTCGAGACGGATTCGAAATCTCCGGCTCCACCGCGCGGCGCAACCAGCAATCCAACGCTCCCGTCGGATTTGAATATTACGACACGACCGTCCGCAAGCTGTTCGTGATGGGCCCGCGCGGCTGGGAGCACGTCGGAACCGAAGAGGAGCAGTCCAGTAGTTCCTCCTCGTCGTCGTCCTCGTCGTCGCTGTCCAGCCAATCCAGTAGCTCCCTCAGTTCGCAGAGTTCTTCTTCGAGTAGCTCGAGTTCCCAAAGCTAAGGCACGGTTGACCCATGGTAGTTCGAGACGGATTCGAAATCTCCGGCTCCACCGCGCGGCGCAACCTAATGTCCAACGCGCCGGTCGGACACCGGTATTACGACACCGACCACCGGCACCTGTACGTGATGGGACCAGCCGGTTGGGAACGCGTCGCCGAGGAAGAGCAGTCGAGTTCCAGCAGTTCCAGTTCGTCCAGCAGTTCGTCGAGTTGATTTTAGCTGCATGAACACCGTCACGCCAATGCGACCGAAGCGCACGCGGGGGAACCCCACCGAGGACGGCGAGTTCGTGGTCTTCGAGCACGTGCCGATCTTCGATGAGCACGAGGGTGATGACGGCGTGGTGTACGACGAACGGCTGCTGCGGGCCATTGCCGACAACTGCAACCGCCGCATCCAGACCACCGGCGACTGGTGCCCGGCCGTGGTAGCGCACACCCGCGACCGCGAGGACAAGGCCACCGTCGATGACGATCCCCAGGTGATCGGGCTGTGCGGTCCGTTCTACGTGGCGGACTTCACGAATGGCGATGGACGGCAGGTTAAAGCGATTCACTGCCACTTTTGGATCTTCCCCGAGGAAGAGAAGACCTTCCTGCGAAACCCGCGCCGCAGCGTGGAAATCTGGCCCGAGGAGCGTCCGGAAGACCGGTATTTCGATCCCATCGCCTTGCTGGGCGCGGAAACGCCCAAGCGCGACCTGGGCATGATCTACAGCCGCCGGCGACCGGGCCGCGAGCCATCTCGGCGGTGCATGGCGGGGCCGCTGCGATACGCGAAGCGTTCGACGAAGCCGCTGCGGTACGAGGAAGGCGGCGGGGTCGCCAGCACCCCGGGCGGGAACAATACGTTCATTCCGGGGGCCGTCGAGATCCCCAAGAAGAAGAAACCACTTCAGCACGCGAAAGGATCATCGCCCATGGCGCTATCACCGGATGATATCAGCCAAATCGTCGAAGCCCTGCGGCCGACGATTGAATCGATTGTCGATGAGCGGATGGGGCCGGCGGACCTGGGCAATGACGCCGATCTTGGCGCAGCCCCCGACTTGGGTGGCGCTCCGGACATGGGTGGCGCGGATCTGGGTGGTGCCCCGGGCGGCGACATGGACGACGTGCCGAACTACGACGACATGGACGAGGAGTCGAAGCTCTACAGCCGCGGACTGGGCCGCAAATACATGCGGTACAAGAAGGACGAGGGCTGGGATGAGGACGGCGAGTCGTCGTTCATGGCCACGCTCGACGACGACGACAAGGGGAAACTCGGGTCGTACATGAAGTACATGTGCGACGACGATGACTCGAAGAAGCGGTATGCCGAGCGGTATGCCAAGAGCCCCATCGGCGGCACGGACCTCACCGAGTCGGGCCCGATGGCCACCGGCGAAATGAAAGACGGCGAGCCCACGCGTTACGGGAAGGGGATGCCCATGAATTACCAGAAGTTGCGTCAGGAACGCGACGAAGCCGCGGCCAAGTATTCCAAACTGAACCGCGAGCACCAGGAACTGAAGCAGAAGTACGCCAAGCAGGAAGGCGAACTGGCGACCGTCCGCCAGAAGGAACGCTATTCCCGCCGGCTGTCGCAACTCAAGGATCTCGAGCCGGAGTACGCGTTCGACGCCGAAGAGGAAATGTCCCTCACCGAGGATTTTTCCGACGACCAGTTCACGCGGCACCTGGATGTGATCAAGACGCGGTACGCCAAGGTTAGCGGCCAGACGATGCCCACCGAGCGGGAGCGGCCCTTACCATCGCCCGCCCAGGAAAAGCAGCAGCGGTACGCCAAGCAGGCCACGGATCTGGTGCAGCGCTACCGCAAGGCAGGCCGCAGCATTGATTACGGCAAGCTGCTGGATCACCTGATCGAGAATCACGGCCAGGTGAACGAAGACAAACTGTTCCAGTCCAACGGCCACGCGGCCGCCTGAAAGGAATGACCACCGCCGTGAGGCGGAGTTAGTCCCCACAACCGACGTTTTCACGGCACTCTGACATAGAGCCCGGCGCATTCCCACCACGGGGGTGTTAGCCGGGCTTTTTTTGTTGGACCAAGCAAGAGGAGTAAGGCACATGGATGGTCCCACGGTGCGAGCCAGCGGGAATATCAACCCTGCCCGTTTCGTCACGATCGACGGGGTGTTTTCGGTCGCGGAAAGCAACTCGGGCGACACGAAGTTGCTCGGGATCACCAACGAGAACACGCGCAACGCGCCTGACGCAAATGGCTCGAGCTACCACGCCATCGCGGGCGAGGCGCCGACGCTCCGCCGGCCTGGGCAGTTCTGCAAGCTCAAGATCGGCTCGGGCGGCTGCACCGCCGGCGACTTCCTCAAGCCGGATAACTCGGGCCAGGGCGTGACGGCCACCACCGGCGCCGTCGCCGGAGCACAGGCCATGGAAACCGCTTCGGAAGGCGAGTTGGCGGAAGTGCAAGTCCTGTTTCCGACCTACGTGGCGTAAGTCGCACAGCGTTGTGTGCCCTTCGGTGTAACGGGGCACGAAGTGTTCACAACCATAACGGAGTATGAGACGTGCCTACATCAACACCTGCCGATCGTACCACCTACATCCCGGATCATGCCGCCAGCGGCAAGCTGGTGGTGGATTTCAGCCGGAACCCCAAGGACTTCAAACTGGCGGAATATTGCCAGTACATCCCCACGAAGAAGACCGAAGGGCGCTACGTCAAGATGACGGTCGAGCAAGCCGGCCGCATCCGCAACACCAACCTGGCCGACTTCCTGTGGCCGGACAGCGCGGACGCTCCGAAGGGCTTCGGTAACCTGGAGACGTTCAGTTGGGAATCGTACGTCGCCAAGCGGTACGCGTTTCCCTTCACGGTCGGCGAACTGGGTGTCGAGCAGGCCTCGTGGGACGTGCTGGCCAAGCATGCTCGGGACATGGCGCAGCTCGCCATCACGGCTCGCACGCAGGCCGTGATCACGCTGGCGACCACCTCGGGCAACTACGACGCAGCCCATACGTCGGCTGTCTCGTCGATTTCGGGCGTGACCGGCAAGTGGGACGTGTCGACGACAGCGCGCATGGATATCAAGCGGAGTTTTGACTACGCCGCTGAAACGATCCTCAAGGCCACGTTGGGCAAGGTCCGCGCGGATCAACTGATGGTGGTTATGTCGCCGGGCTGCGCGAAGAAGATCGCGACCAGCCAGGAAATGATCGACTACATCAAGCAGTCGCCGGCCGCCAAGGAACTGCTGACCAACACGCTGTCGAGCGCCAACCGCTTCGGCATGCCGGAAATGTTTCACGGTTACAAGATCGTGATCGAGGACGCCGTGAAGGTGACCACCAAAAAGGGCGCCACCACGACTAAGTCCTACGTGCTGGGCGATGCGACGCCGTTCATGTGCTCGCGGGTGGGTGAACTTGAAGGCGTGGAAAACTCGCCGTCGTTCTCGTCCTTCAGTGTGTTCCTGAAGGAGGAAATGACGGTCGAGAGCAAGCACGACCGCGACAACCGCCGCCACGAGGGGCGGGTCGTGGATCATTACGCCGAGACTTTTACGGCGCCTTCCAGCGCGTTTTTGTTCACGGCCGCGGTCGACTAACTCGGGTAAGGGGGAGTGGTCCCATGGCCGCATTTGCCACGCCCGCCGACATGATGAACCGCTACGACGTGCGCACGTTGGGCGACATCTGCGGCGACGAGGACGTGCCCATCTCCAGGGACAAGCTCCCCACGAACCCCAAGTTGACGACGGCGCTGGCGTCCGCGTCCGGGAGGATCCTGGCCGCGGCGCTGCGGGCCGGTCGGTACACCGAAACCGACCTGCAGAACCTGACCGGAGAATCCAAGGCCTACCTCGCGGATCTCACCTGCCGTTACGCGTTTTGGCTGCTGTGGCAACGCAAGCCCTACGCCGACGAGCAACAACGCAAGGAGATCAAAGAGGCGGCCAACGAGGCCTTGGAAGAAATCCGCAACGGCGATGAATGCTTCAACGTGGCGGCGGTGATCGAGGCGGGACATCCCACCGTCGAGACCGTCACCCGCATGGAAATTGAACGGGACTGGGATCTGGTGGTGGATCAGGCGCGCGGGCGTCATTACCCGCGCCGCCGATCTTACCGGCAGCAATAAGGGAGTGTAAACCGTGCCGCTATTGCATCGTGTCGCCGGCCCCGTGATCGTCACCTACAACAGCGTCCAGCTCGGCTATTCGACGGATGGCGTCAACATCCGCATCGAGCCGCGGTACGTCGATATCTTCTCCGACGACTACGGTGGCCGCGGCGGCGCGCCGGCCGATTCGCAGCTTTTGGGGGCCATCGCCTACGTCCAGGCCGACCTGCCCAAGTACGATCAGACAGAAGCCCACAAACTGACGGCCTTCGAGAAGTCGGGCGTGGCGGGCGTCTTGCCGCAACTCGGCACGCTCATCCGGCAGGAAACCGAGTACGCGGTGTTATTGCTCGACGGCAAGAACGAGGACTGGACGTTCCCCGTGGCGTTCATCCGCCAGCCGATCGAAGTGAATAAGGGCACCAAGTTCTCGACGCTGGTGCTGGGCTTCGAGTGCTGGATCAGCGACGCTTCGGCGCGGCAGTTGTTCACGCATGCGGTTCCGTAACGGAAGGAATGATCCATGGCGTACGTGATGCACGAGGATTTGACCTGCCTGGCCCAAGCGGGCGGTTTCAACGCCGGTCATTTCCAGATCGAGCGGTACGAGTTTCTATTCGAGGGGCCGGAAAAGGCCCTCAAGCAGTCGGTCCGGTCCGCCGTCCGCGAAGCAATGGAAGCTCGCGAGAAGCGGGGCGTCCAGGGCGGCCGGCTGCATGTCGAGCTCGATTCCGAGCGACCGGGCGCGGGGCGGGTGGTCGACCATGTCCCTCGCTGGAGCACGCCAGACGCCAAGGTCCATAAACTCGCTGGCGAGGAAAAGGCGGGTAAGTAATCGTGTTTTCGTGGCTGTGGCGACGGCGAGATATTTTCCGCTACTGGGACGGGCGCCGGGAGCGGGCCATCGATCCACTCGTGGCCTGGGCCCGCATGTGGGAGGATCCCCAGTGCGATCCCCAGCGAGACTTCGGGCCAGCTACCGGCATGTCGGGCGAAGGGCTGCCGGTGGATTTCGATCCTGCGGCGCGGGACCGCGTGCTGGCCATGGCGCGGCGGATGTTCGACGTGCAGGAGTTCAGCGAGTCGACGCCCGGACTGACGATCGACGAAACGTTCTCGCTCTTGTGGACGTTCATCGGCTTTATGAACGCCATCAAAAAAAAACGCGCTCCCTTGCCGACGATGTCGCCACCTACACCATCGCCTACCTCGGAAGGCTCGACCACGAGACCCGCGTCGGACTCCACCTCCACCGGGACCGAGTCGACAAACGGCGAGCCCTCGTCGTCCTCGAAGCGCTCTATTCGGCTCTGAGTCCGGTGCCCAGCAAGGCCCTGTTTGAGGCTGCGGCGCCGTCCGACGATGAGGGATCCGCCCGCTACGCCCTCGAACAGGCGCGTCATCAGCGCGACATGATGTTTACGGGGAGGCCCTGATGGCGAAGAACCGGCCCCCCCGTGTCGTGCAGTTCGTGACGTCGCAGGGCAGCGTCTACGACGTCGACGAACAAGGCCGCACGACGCGCACCAAGTCGCCGCATGCCGGCCACGACCGCGATGACGTGGGACGCAAGGAGCGGTCCGATCAGACGTACTTCGTCTCGCAGGACGATGCCCAGCGGGTCGGCATGCACAACTCGCTGAACCGCGAGGCCCGCCCCCGCTTGCTCGTCCGCGGGAACGAATTGCTGCTGGTCTCCTGGAATGCCAAAGAGGGCCGCTGGGGCACGCACGGGTCGCCAATTCCCCTGTCGCAGGTGCCGGAAGTCGGCCGCGCGCCGCTCGAGTTATGGAACGTCGCCCCCTACGTACTGGCGCCCAACGGCATTGACGGACTTTCTCCGAGCAAAAGCCATCCGGGCAGTCCGATCACGGAGCTCCGCCACGCGCGCGAATCGCAGGTAGCGCCCCCGCTGCCGACACCGCCGTCGGATGTGCCCACCGCGCCGGTCGCCACGCCGCCCATGAGCGAAGGACGGCCGCCGATCGAGCCGCCGGTGACGCCGCCGCCCAGTTCCCGTCCGCCCCGCAGCGACGCCCGGCCCCCCGCCTGGGGTGACCTGGCACCCTTGCTGGCCAATCTGCTGCAACCGAGCGCCACGCCGTTCGCGGGCCAGTCGGAACCGCTCAATCTGCGGTCGATCCTGACGACGGTGGCCGGCCAGTCGGCAGCGCCGCCCACGCGTCCCCGTACGGGCCTGGACAGCGTCCAGACAATGCTCGACGTGGCCGGGGTGTTTGATCCGACGCCGCTGGTGGATTCGATCAACGCCGCGATTTCGCTGGGTCGCGCGGCACGCAGCCGCAATCCAATCGAGCGGCGCGAGCACTTTACGGATGCCGCCATCAGTGCCGTGGCGGGCGGGCTGCCGTACTGGGGCGATAGCGCCAAGATTCCGCGGTTCTTGCGGGCCGCGAGCCACTCGGCCGGCCAGGCGGCCCGGGATTTCAAGACCAGTCGCTTGGCAACGCCCGTGAGTGGCAGCCCGCCGCTGCCGCCCCGTGGGGGCGGCACTCCGCCGCCCGTACCACCACCGCCCCCGGGCTCACCGGGCGTCCCACCGCCGCCCGGCGGTGGCTTGCCACCCATGCCACCACCTGGCAGCGTACCACCGGGAGCGCCGCTGCCGCCCCCGGGTGGCACTCCGCCACCGGGATCACCGCCACCGCCCCCGGGCTCACCGGGAGGCCCACCGCCGGGTGGGTTTGGTGGCGGAGGGGGATGGCGAGCGGCAGCGCCGTTTCTGATCGGGATGGCGGCGGGCGGACTGGCGGGGATGCTGCCCGGGACGCCTCCGCAGCTACCGCCTCGCCGCTATGATTTGCCGGACCTCGTGACGAATCCCGCGCAGCGCGGCATCGCGCACGACATGGGACGTATGGCCCGCCGGCAATTGCTGGGCTTCGGGGGCGTGCTGGCCAATCCCATTAACCCGCTGGCCTGGGGTAATCTGGCCAAAGCCACTTTCGATAACATCCGCGAGTTACCGGCGGCCTTGTTGAATTGGGCGGAGGCCCTTAAGAGTTCACAAGAGCGGTTGCGGATGTTCAATGGTCAGTTGGCCAATACCTTCATGGAGTCGGAATGGCGCGAGATGATGCGCGACTTCCGCTCCGCAGGCCGCACGGCCGGCACGACCACGAATCTCGTGAGGGCGCTGGATGAGTTCAAAGACGACCTGCAGCCGATGAAGGACGCGCTGACCAACCTGACCAATGCGCTAGTAACGGCTGGCGTGGAAGGCGCAAACGTCGTGTACAACCTGGCCATGATGGCAACGAGCCTCGACCAAGTGGTGGAGATTGCGAATATCCTGCTCGGAAAATACGACAGCAGCGAGAAGCCGCCCGCGCTGGAAATGTGGGAGAGCATCAAGGACCGGCCGCCCGGAGGGAGGCGCCCCCGCACATGACCGCGACCAATATCGTGTACAACGGCGTGCCCATCGCCAACGTGCTCACCGAGGGCATTGACCACCAAGTCGTGTTCGACTCGAGCAACGTCAATCCGATCGCCGTACGCGTGACGGTGTCGGGCACTGGTTTGATTCACCGGGTGTCGGCCGGCATTCCCAGGACCATCGGTGTCAGCGCGGGCCCCGACCTAGCGGGTGGATTTAATGTGCTGATTGACGACTTGATGCAGCCGGGTCGCGCCTTTGCGATGTATCTGGGCGACACCGCGCTCTTTGATGTCGTGCCGGGGCATGTCCGTCCGGGCCTGTCCAATCCCAATGCAGGCGACGGGCTGCCGATCCGGCGCACTGACGTGAACCACGGGCCGATTCCGAGCATTCACGTACTGGAGACCATCAGCGGCAACACGATGAAAATCCAGTTCCGCATCGTGATGCACCTGCCTTACACCGATCGCGATGGCACCAAACTGGGCGGCGCCGTGTCCTTCCGCTGGTGGATCGCAGAGGATATCGATTACCGGGATGCGACCACCACGCGCACCTATCACGGCACGCTGCGCGTGCGGCACCTGGGTCACAACGTCCTGACGGAGATTCGCAATAACTTCGTGTTCCCGCCGCTGCTGTCCGGTTTTCAACGCCAGCGGATTTCGCTCAATCAGAAGCCCAACGGCCTGGAACTGGATTTCACGGTCACGGACAAAGAGGTATGGGCCGCGGCGCCGTCGCCAGCCACGAGGTGGGAGGGTTACCAAACCCAATTCACCGCCGAAAAACTGCTGCTGGTGTCCGAGGTGGGTGTCACGGTGTGGGGCGACAAAAAGACGCCCAAGAATGACCTGCTGGTGCTGTGTCGCAAGATTCTGGACACCAAACTGCATCGGCTGGATATGAGCGCCCAGGGCCAGACGTTCCTGCGGTCGCTGCGTATCCGGGATTCGTTCACCGACAACAAGATCGAGGCTTCTGCGTCGGTCAACATGATCCCCTCCAACAAGATTATCTGGAATCTGGAGAAGGGAAATTTCGGCCAGCCGCTCAATGTGGGTTTTCCGTCGTCGCCCAGCGAGTTTCCGACATACAACAAGGAACTCGCACGCACGGTCTCGCCAACGGCGTGCATCAAAGGGCTGTTTTTGGCGGCGTTACAAGATCCCTTGCACGTGACAGACGCGTTCCGCTATCCCGAGGTGGTTGAGGACGCCAGGCAGGTTGTGTTTGGCGCATTGGACTGCGGCGAATCGGCACCAACCGAGCCAGAGATTCCCGCCGAAACAGACCGCAAAGTCAGTTCCGAGCATCTCGATTCGGCCTACACGGTGTATTGTCTCACCAGCGAGACCGACAAGAACTGGGGCACCATCGCCCTGCCGGTAGGCAAGTCCAGCAGCGGCCAGGATACGGCCGCCATCCTGAAACTGCATCAGCCGACCGCCAACCTGCGGGTGCGGCTGGAAGCCGAGCGGATCAATCAGTGGCCGACGCTGCCCAGTCCGCAGGAGTATTCCAAGTTGGGCTGCCAGTTCACGCCGCTGCGGACGCCGATCACGGGCTCCTCGACGCTGAGCGGCGATTACCGCAAGACGCTGTATCACGTATCGGCCGAATTGCATTTCGGCCAGAACAAGGAAGCCACGGGTGGTATTCCGGCTGGGCTCTTACCGTATCGGGTGGCTGGCCAGGACAATGTATACGTGATCCCGTCGTCGGTGTTCAGCGACAAGATTCTGTTTGCGTAGTCGCTGCGGCACAGCCTGCACTCGCAGAAATCAAGCCTCTGCGCGGGCACTTCAACGATCCCGACCGGGAATACGTGATGTCCGGACTTGACCTCGCAGACACAACGCCTCTGCGCTGGCATTCGCGCTATCTTCATAGTCCGCCACTACGCTCGTCAACACTGGACGGGAGTTCAGTAGATAGCGTCGGGCCAGCGGCCTACGATACCAGTGCCATCGAAGTCCCCTTGCACAGCTCACCACGATGCGAATTTCCCTGCGCCTCGCGCTCGAACTTCGGTGGCCATCGTGGTGAGCGTTTTTTTGCGCTAGGGCCCAGTCATGCGCTGGACAATCCGCGATCTATTCTACGTGCTGACGATCACCGCCATGGCCATCGCCTGGACGCTGGACGCCCGACAGAACTACGGGTCACCGACCGTCGGTAAAGTGTGCGAGGAGTGCGGCAGCGATGGCAACGCCCACACCCTGCGCTGCCCCGTGATTGCTCGTCTTATTCTTCACTCGGAGAACTGATCATGAAACGTCGCGCCTTTACTCTCGTCGAGCTGCTAGTGGTCATCGCCATTATCGGGGTGCTGGTCAGCTTGCTCTTGCCGGCCGTGCAGGCGGCTCGCGAAGCGGCCCGCCGTATGTCGTGCTCGAATAACCTCAAGCAGATTGGACTAGCCGTCCATAACTTCGTGTCCGCCCGCGACACCATGCCCCGCTCCGGGGAACACCTCGTGGAAGTGGGCAACGTGACCTACAAGACGCAATGCTTTCACGGCCCGCTGTTGGTGCTGCTGCCCTACCTGGAGCAGTCCGCGCTGTTCGACAAGTTCGACTTGACGGTGCGCTACAACGAGGGAGCTAACCTGGCCCTGGTGCCGCTGGGAGCCGGTGGCGCCGCCACGATCAAGGCCTACCAGTGTCCCACCAATCCCGAGCGGTGGATTACGGACAAAGAGGGATTCACGGGCACCGATTACGCGCCGCTCCCTTACGTGGAAATCAACGCTGCGGCGGCCGCGGCCACCGGCTTGCCGGCTGGCTTGCATCCGGCAGCGCTCACGTCCCACCCGTACCGGCCGGCATACTACAAGACCTACTCGGGCGCTCATCCCAGCATCAGCCCTAGCAAAGCCTTTCAACTGAAAACGTCGGCCGAGCTCGCCGCGCTGGGCAATTTCAACATCTACTTCGGTGGCGCCACGTTCGCGGACATCACCGACGGATCGAGCAATTCCATCCTGGTGTACGAGGACACCGGCCGCAACGAAAAGATGGACGGCACAGGCAGCCCGTCGCCAAATAACTACCTGGATCCAGTCGACAATCAGCCCCGCCGGCACTGGCGGTGGGCGGAGCCCGACAGTACGAGCGGCTGTTCCAAGCAGATCAACAACAACCGCACCCCGCGGGGTGGCCCGCCCACCTGCCCTTGGACGGCACACGATTGTGGCCCCAATAACGAATGGTTTTCCTTCCATCCAGGTGGCGCGCAAGTCGCCATGGCCGATGGCTCGGTCCGCTTCGCCAGCGAAACCACGGACCTGAAAGTCGTGTTTGCTCTGGGCACCCGCAAAGGCGGAGAATCGGTGACCCTGGATTAGGATTTACAAGAAGCAATTCATATTGCACAATGGTCGCTTTCTGTAACCCATTCCAGGAGGAAGGCCATGCCCATCGTCTACAGTTATCGCGCCAAGGTCCGGGAGCAGGATCGGCCGTTGATTATCGGGCAATTGCGAGCGGCCCATCGCTACCGCAATCGCTTGTGCGAGATCGAATTGACGCGTCGTCAGCAGGTCGATGCGGCGTTGCGAGAAGTCTGCCCGCGCCTGCTGGAAGTGGAAGCGGAACTGGCGGCCCTCGACGGCGAATTGACCGCCGAATACGAGCGGGTCAAGAAGGCCAACGTGCAGGAGCGATCCCGCAAGCGTCCTCCCCAGGAGCAGCAGCAGCGGATCGCGGCCCTCAAGGCGCAACTCAAGGCCTTGCGAGCGGAACGCAAGACGCTGCGCACGGGTCTGTTCGGCATGTCCGAGCGAGTAGACAAATTGCGCAAGGCCGCTGCGGAATTGCATGGCAAGCCGGCGGAGACGGTAGCCACGATGCAGGGTCTGCTGTGGGAGGAGGGTTGCGACGGTTTGCGAGCGGCCCTGGCGGCGCGCCTGACAGCCGAGGCCGGCCAGAAGCGAGCGCAGGACGACGCGATCCGCGAGGAGTTGGCCAAACTTGTCGAACAGGAGAGCAACACGCCCGCCGCGGCGCGCCGCCTGGCGGAGATCGACACCGCCGCCAAGCAGGCCGCCAAGGACGCGCGACATCAAAGCGGTCTGTACTGGGGAACGTACCTGACGGTGGAGGAGGCGGCCGCGTCTTTCCGCACGGGGGCGCCGCCGCGGTTCAAGCGATGGGAAGGACGGGGCCTGCTGGGTGTGCAATTCGTGGGCGGACTGTTGGTGGAAGATGCGTTGCGGGGTGCCACCAAGTTTACCATCCGGGATGGCGCCAAGCCGAAGTGGCGCGAACTGCAAATGCGGATCGGCCAGCAAGAGGACGAATGTGCCACGCTGGATGTGATCTACGATCGACCCCTGCCGGAGGATGCCACGATCAAGTGGGCCAAGCTGGCCTATCGCAAGGTGGCCAGCCAGGATCACTTCTATATCAATTTCATTCTGGATCGGCCCGGAGGGTTCCCACGGGATGATCGGGCCACGGAAGGGACGGCAGCGGTCGACATTGGCTGGCGCAGGCTGGACGACGGCAGCATTCGGGTGGCGTACTGGATGGGCTCGGACGGCGAGGAAGGCTCGCTGGAGATCCCGGCCGGGCAGGCCCAGCGGCTACCGCGATGCGACACGCTCAATTCGGTGCGGTCGCTGCTGTTTGACGGCGCGCGGAGCGTACTGGCTCGCTGGCGAAAGATCGAGCAAGAACGCGACTCCGAACCGCCCGAGTGGCTGCGCGGGCAAGCCATGTGGTGCAAGTTCGAGATCCAAGGGGCGCCTGCCGGTCGTCAGGATCAATTGCGGCGGTGGCTGACCCATTTCCAAGGGCTGTGTGCCGCCTGGAGTGACATTCCGGCCATGCCGGAATGGCTGCAGACCTTGACCGACCACGCACACGCCTGGAAGTCGCATGGCAAGCTGGCCCAGGTAGTCTACGAGTGGCGCAATCAGCGGTTTGCGGGCGATGAGCACCTGTACGGGGTGTTTGAGGCGTGGCGGCAGCAGGACAAGCACCTGTGGGAGTGGACCGCGCATAACCGGCAGCGGTACTTAAACTGGCGATTGGATTGCTACCGGGTGTTTGCCAGGATGCTGGCTCGGCGGTATCGCACGCTGGTGATCGAGGACGTGGATTGGCGGGCGTTTTCGGTCAGGCCGACGGCTGATGAAGCGGACGAAATGAAACTGGCCCGTGCCCGCAAGCACGTCACGGCGCCCAGCCTGCTGGAGAATTGCTTGCGGTATGCGTTCGGCGCGGCTGACACCAAGGACTTGCCAGCCAAGAACATGACGGCCACGTGCGCGGTATGCGGGGAGTTGTGCGGCGAGACCGACCGGTGGAAACTGGTGCTGGAGTGCTCGCAGTGTCGATCGAGTTTCGATCAGGACCGTAACGCGTGCCGTAACCTGTTGCGAGCGGCGGGGTGCGATGAAAAGTCCGCCAGTCTCTCGCAAGGCTGAGGCGGTAAGTAGTTGCGGCGAGAATAGGGATGACGGCGAGGGGCGGTCGTGAGGCGGCAAGCGACCACCTCTCGCAAAGATCGCGGTGGCGTATGTCGTGTCCATGGTTTACGTACGTGCCGTTGAAGTGCCAGCGCAGAGGCGTTGTTTCTGCGAGACCGGATAATTACACATCGGTCGAGATCGAGCAGGCGGGTTGAAGTGCCCGCGCAGAGGCGTTGTTTCTGCGAGGGGTGCCGATTAGCCCATCGCTTGACCGGCCTACGGATGTTGAAGTGCCAGCGCAGAGGCTTTGTTTCTGCGAGTCGACCGTCTGGGAGGATGAGCCGCGGGGTGCCGTCGTGTTGAAGTGCCCGCGCAGAGGCTTTGTTTCTGCGAGCCTACGAGGACCTAGAGACGTACGTCGTCTCATCGACGTTGAAGTGCCCGCGCAGAGGCTTTGTTTCTGCGAGCGTTCTGGATTCGAGCAGCTGGGCGGACAGATCTTCGTGGA